AGAATAGCAAACTTCTTTATGATATCAACCTGATCGATGAATGAATTCCTAAGAATATCAAATTCTAGAATCTTCTTCAATCTATTAGAGGTTGTTTCAGGTATCCCTACTTTAGTCATAGGAAGACCTTTTATATCAAGTTGTTTATTTTCAGGAACTATATTTCCTTCCTGAACCAATTGCAAATCCGCATAGTTCTTTTTACCTTTTGTAAGAAGTAAGCATTTGAATAAGAATTCATTCTTCATGATAAGAAGACAATCTCTATTGCTTGCTTTTGTATTGTAGTTTTCACTAAATAAGACCATATAATCTAAGATCAATTGGCTTACTATATAAGACATGATATCTACAATACTATATCTAAGAGAATCTTCTTCAATTACAACCAAAGGATATTTCTTTCTCTTAGCTTCAACCAATTTATCATTATAAAAATCATAATCATACTTAGGTTGATTTTCTTGATATTGCTTTATTAACTTATTTCCTTCTTCTTCTAATTGAGCAGAAGTATACTTTACTTTCATAGGAATTCCAATTGTATATTTTAATACAAATCGATACCATTCATCAAGAGATATAATACAAGAATCTGTATCTGTTATAAGAACTACATCTCGTTGCATATCATAAACTCTAGGGAGTTTATCTATATACATATGACGATAATATACATACTCAAACATGATATCTTTTAATAAAACCAATTCTTCTTCAGATTCTTTAGGAATCTTATTAGGATCTAAGAAAGGTTTCTCTAACTTAACTAAAATTGTTAAGATAAGATTGATTATCTTTTTATTTTCACAGAATCTGTATAAATTGTTTTTATAATACAAAACATTGATACATCTTTGATCTAGATTACAAATAGTCTTCCAAATAGCATCCCTTGCTTCATCTGAAGGAATCCATCCATCTCCACCACAGTTCTTCATTATTCTTAAGAAACATTCTTCGATAGTAATATTTCTATCAAGTATATCCCAATCTTTAAATCTATAAAACTTAGGATTCTTTTGATCTTCTACTATATTTTCTATAAATTGTAATGTTTCTGTAAGAGATGAAAATTTAACATTATTCCCAAGGAAAGATTCAAACATGGTGATGGATGCGGATATACAACCACGTCCTTGCCCAGTTACAGCTGTACAAAGATACAGATTATAAAATATACTGCTATACTGACCAGCACACCCATATAATGCATTACAAGATACTTTATAATTTGTTTGTTTTAAATTCCATGCATTAAACTCTTCAGATCCTTTAGGATGTTTCTTCATTTCTTTTTTTGCTTCATCTCGTTTATCAACAAGATATTGTATCAGATTATAAAAAGGATTTTTTACTGTACCATGTTTACAAAATAAAACCCCTTCTGTAGTCATGATAGCTTTATCATTAATAAGATCATTTGCCAATGATAAATAATCTGTAATGATTTCTCTCTTAGTGTAATTATTATTTACTCTAAGTTTATTTTCCTTATAAGACTTTTCTACAGAAATATCTATAGCCTGTATCAATTCCATTCTCGATAAATTAGGCATTATTCTTTCTAGGATATGAAGCATAGATTCTTTATATTTACTTATTAAGATTCCTTTAGGTACTGCTTTCTCTTCCATTATATTTCTCCTTTATAATAGATTATTTCATAGTTTTTGACTCTATTCATTTTAATAATATATAACGAATAAAGAATTTGCTGTTAAAACATAATAATAAACTCCTTGTATTAGTTATATAAGGCTAATATAGCGGAGAGAATTCTCTCAAATAAAAGTATTTAAATCCTAGGAGGTACTTAAAGATGTTTTTCAAAAAAGATGATTCTTTCTTAGATGAAAGTTTTGATCAAGAAATTGATGGTTCTGGCATTATTGATCAGGACGCATTGATGGAAAATATGTTGGTTGATGAAATGAACCGCATGTCTGACGCTGAATTCGAAGCTTATACAGAATCTTCCGAATTCAACAACTTGGTAGAAGCTGGCGTATTGGGTCGTCGTTCTTTGGTTAAGATGAACCGTAAGGATGACCTTCGTCGTCGTATTCATTTAGCTTCCATTCAGATGGCTCGTGAACAGGGTGATGCTGACTGGGAAGCTCTTCGTAAGAACCGTATTAACGAACGTCGTTTGCTTAAGAAGATTTATACAAAGTATCAGAACCGTGTTCGTCGTAACGCTATGCAGAGTCAGAAGCGTTTGATTAAACTTACACCGGATGCATTTAACTTCAACAAGATTAATCGATAATAATTTATTAGGCTATGGATTAAGTTCCATAGCCTATATTTTTCTTAAATATAATTTAAAATACATACTATAATTTTGGAGTAAGAAATTACAATTCTATTCACAATATATTATATGGGGTTTAGCAAATGAGGAGGATTTTGACTGATGGAACAAAGTAATCTTACCAATTTCCAAAATTATTACATGTATGATGAGCTTATTAAAAATAAGAAATTAGAAGTAGATGTAACAACTATTAATAGTAGTAATTGGGAGTTTCATTATAAGGGTATTTTAAATATTCTTAGGGACGGCATAGAAACTCCTGAAGTTCAAAATTTATATATTACAGTTTATTTCAATGGAAACAAAAATGAATCTGTAGATCTTATGATCACAGATTACTATTTGAATCTAATAATGTGGTTTCCCATTATCTTTATAAATAAGAAAATTCAGCCTCAACATTTGTTCTTTGAAGAGCATACAACAGGAGATACAATTAAAGCTTTTATAGATAAATACATTGTAGAACCTAATAAGATTGAAATAGAAAATAGAATTTTAAACAATGCAATTGCTGATACATTGTTCCACTTCTCTGATGTGGATGATTTCTCACTCTTCTTAGCTAATACTCTTAACTTAGAAGATGATATTGATATTATGCAACATAGTAAAGCATATTATGATTTACTTCATGCTGATTTAAGTGGAGTTCCTATTGGAGAAGTAAAAGATAGAGGTATGGAATTAGTTCATGATGCTATAGATAATTACATTATGAAATCTAAAGAAATAGTTGGATATGATCATTGTCTCAAATATGCCTTCGGTGCAAAAGAAGGCATTAATATTAGACAGTATAAAGAAAACAATATTAATATAGGTACAAAACCTGATGGTCAAGGTTCTATCTACCATGATATTATTAATAAATCATATATCAACGGTGGTTTGAATACATTAGTAGCACAATACATTGATAATGGGGCTTCTCGTGTAGCACAGATCATTTCTAAAAAGAATGTAGGAGATTCTGGTGCTTTTGCCAGAATTCTTGGTTTGAATAATATGGATACATTCTTAAATAGTGATCCTCATTTTGATTGTGGTACTAATAATTTTATACATCTTCTTATTAAAGATGCTAAACACTTAAAGCTTCTTGAAGGAAGATATTATCGTTTTGAACGATATGGAGCGGAATATAAAATCAATACCTCGGATTCGACCCTCATTGGCAAGAGGGGATTTTTAAGAAGTCCTATCACATGTAAATCAAATGCAGATGGGCATGGTATTTGCTATAAATGTTATGGTGATTTAGCTTATACTAATAGAGATATTTCTATTGGTCGTATTGCTACAGAACATGTAACTTCTCAATATACTCAAAAGAGATTGTCTGCTAAGCATTTATTAGAAACAGTTATCGAAGTAGTAAATTGGAATTCTAATTTCCATGCTTTCTTGGAAATAGAAAATGTAAATACTATTGTATTTAAAGAGTCTTTGTTTGAAAATAAGAATATGAATGGATGGAAGTTCAAGATTGATTATCAAGATCTCCAAGTAGAAGGAGATGATGAATTCTTCGAACACAATAAATTCAGTAACGATTCCCACGCTACTGAAGATAGTGGTCCGTTCATGGAACAATTTATTACCAAATTCTATATAGTATCTCCTAAAAATGAAGAGTTTATAATCACAGCAGTAGATGATGATGGAAATCCTATAGAAAATAAGATGTATCTTTCTAATGCATTATCTTCATTCATCTATAATAAGATTTCTGAAAATGAATTAACTTTTGATACAGAAAATACAGATATTGTAATTCCTTTAAATGAATTACAAGATATTGAACTCTTCTTACTCAAGATTCAAAATAATGACTTAGGTAAGTCTTTAGATATCTTTACAGATATAATTAATAAGAAGAATGTAACTAAATCATTTGATAAAGATACTATTGTAGAATCTCTTCAAGATGCAGCATTAAAAGGCGGAGTTAAATGCCAATCTATCCATCTTGAAACTATTTTATCTTCACAAATTTGTTCGGAAGAAGATAAGCTTAAGAAACCTGATTGGTCAAATCCTGATGCTAAATATGAAATACTTACTTTGAATGAAGCATTGACGAATAACAAATCTATTATTGTAACTCTTGATTATCAGAAATTAGGAAGGGCTTTATTCCAACCTATAAACCATACTAAGACAGAACCTAGTATATTGGATCCGTTCTTCATGGCTAAACCCAAGAAGTTCTTAACTGCAGATCATGAAATATGGTCTGAAGTAAATAAATCTACAATGCTTCCTGGAGAATGCCCTATTATCTTTACCAAAGATAAATCTGATAAAATACCTAGAGACATTAGAAAGCATTTTGCATTTAGAGATAGACCTAAAACAGAAATTGATGATTAGTCAAAAGAATACCCCAATAGCATTTCTGCTATTGGGGGAGTTATTTGTAAGAAAAACAAAATGAAAAGAAAGTATAACAAAACAAACATTATCAACATACAGGAGCGTATAGTGTTACATACAGGAGATCAATATAGTTTAGCAAAAGGAGAGATAACAAATAACTCAATATTATGTTAACCTATTAAAAACCTATATGGGTTATATACTATAAATATGAATAGATCTTTAGTATCTAGCGTATATTTATTTAACTTTATTTTATTTTTCTATTTTTTAATTTAGGAGGAGATATTATGTTATATTTCGAAACAACATCTACAACTGCAGATGGGAATAAAGAATATAAAGGGTTCTTTATTTCATTTGTAGACAAGATCGAAGTCTACAAACATCTTGATCTCAAATATGATGATAAAGATATTTGGGAAATTTTCTTATCTGGTAGAGACAATAATAATCAGACAAGCTCTATCACATTCTATTGCTATCCTTTTTATGTCAAACCTGAAGAAGATAAAAAGGTTCCTGCTTATGATAGTCTAAATAAGATTATTAAGAAATTAGCAGAGGATAATAATATCTTTAGACTCACTGTCATCGAATCGGATTATACGAATTACATTGAAGGTTTTGAACAAGAATCTTTAGCCAAGTGCTTAGAAACTACTCCTGATGAATTCAAAGGGACTATAGTAGAAGGGGATGCTTCAAATGAAATGTATTTAGATTTTATGGATTTTATTTTGGATTTTATTGAGATTAGTAGGGATGATATAGTTTGGGGAGATATAGGTGAATTCGAACTCGATTATTCTGAAAATGGATTTGATTAAACTTTATTTTGTAGAATTGTTGGAGGAGATTAAATATGTTAAATTTTACGATGTTAGATATTAATTTTGGTAATAGTGGAGAAGTATCTAGAAATAGTGTGGAAACGATATTTACTTCATATAGTTTTAAAGAGTTTGGCAATATAGTTATCACTGATTTAGATGATAATATGGTGTATGATGGTAATAAGTTATGTGCCATCGAATTTAGTAGATATGGAAATAATTACTATGAAGAATTCTGCATAATTTCCTATCGCATAATAAATAAATCTAAACTAACTCTTACTTTGAAAAAGCTTATAGAAGATAGCAGCTATTTCAAAACTAATTTGATACTTGGATACAAATTCAAAGATCATCTTTACTCTTCAAGTATTGATAGCAAAGATGTATCTAAGGGTATATCTGATTTCATCACAAAGAATAATTTTATGGGTGATGCAATTTTAGACTTTGAAAACAATGTAGAACAATTGAGAGAAAACTACGTTGCTAGTAAAAAGGCAAACGCTGCTCTTGAATATGAAATTTATCATATTTAAAAAAAGTTTATTAGAGAAGGGATTAGTTCCCTTCTCTTTTTTTTTTGTAATTTTAAGATAGGTATATACAATAATTATGAAATGTAAAACGATATAGTAATTCTTATAAAGGAGATTCTATAATGCAAAATAAAGAAGTTACTAGCAAAATAGAGATGAGACACACTACTACTATCATTCATAATTATGATGTTGGAGATAATGAATATATAGAAAGAAAATTCTCAATATATAATAAAACATGTCATAGATTTGAACCCAAAGGAATGTATTATGATCAAGAAAATAAAGATCTGTATCTTCCTGCAGGATTAGAACAGTATTTTATAGATAGAGCTTTTGGTGATGATATCTATAGAAAAGTATATCCTGATACATATGATAAGATTCCTAAAGTAAGATTAAAGTATCTTCCTAGAGATGAAAAACAAAAAGAAGCAATCAGATTCTGTTTAGGAATGGATCCTTATAGAAGAAATCTTAATAAGCCTCAACTACAGTTGAATTTAAATACTGGTGTAGGTAAAACATATGTAGCAGTAACTACCTTTGCTTATCTATCTATTAAAACAATGATGATTACTTCTTCATTAGATTGGATAGATCAATGGAGAGAAAAGATTAAAGAATACACAGATTTAAAAGATGATGAAATTTATACCATAGCTGGTATTGGAACTATAGCAAAGCTTATCAATGGAATGAAAGACATTTCAAAAATTAAATTTTTTCTGTGTTCCCACAGCACACTGAAATCATTTGCTAAAAAACATGGATGGAATATGGTTGGTGCTTTATTTAGAAGATTAAAAATTGGTGTTAAGATATATGATGAAGCCCACCTATGGTTTGATAATATTTGTATGATAGATTTCTTTACAGATACTTATAAGACATTCTATCTTACAGCAACTCCTATACAATCTGATTATTTCGATAATAGGATATATCAAGCTGCATTTAAAACAGTTCCGTCTATAGACTTATTTGATGAGGATAAAGATCCCCATACAAAGTATATTTCAATCCTATTCAATTCTCATCCTAGACCTCAAGATATACAAGAATGTGCTAATGTATATGGTTTTGATAGAATAAAGTACACTGATTATCTAACTACCAAAGAAAACTATTACAAAATACTAAAGATTCTATTAGTTATGATAGAACAAACTGTATCTCCTGAAGGGAAGGTTCTTATTTATATAGGAACTAATGCTGCTATACTAAAAACATTTTATTGGATTAAGTATAATTATCCTAATCTTCCTGTAGGATTGTTTTCTTCTTTAGTTCCTAAAGATGTAAAGCAAAGAGAATTAGAAAATAAGATTATACTTACAACTACAAAGTCAGCTGGTGCTGCATTGGATATAAAAGGATTAGAAATGACTATTGTTCTTAATGAACCTTTCAAATCTAAAGTACTTACTAAACAAACTTTTGGTAGAACTAGATCAGATAATACTAGATATATCGATGTTGTTGATGTTGGATTTAGTACTTTAAAATACTATTATACTACTAAGAAACCATTGTTTAAAAAGATAGCTACCGATTGCTCAGAGATACAGTTATCAGATTATGAAATAAATCAAAAATTATATGAGATCTTTACCAATGAGCAAAAGCAACTAGAAACTATTCAATCAAATAAAAATTTAAAACAAGTTATAGAAATTACGAAGACTATAGGGAAGAGCCATTAAGCTCTTCCCTACAATCTCTGTGTTAGCATTAAAAGATTCGTATACGGGTTGACCCTTTAAAGATTGATATCGAAATAAAGATATACTTATCGAAGAGCTATATCCTAGGTATAATATATTCGATGTTTGAAGAATACCTCCCCAACGTTCATCATGCTAAACTTATCTAATTCTAGTTTGGAAGTTCTCGATAACTAATAAGTTATCTGCAGGACCTAAATATTTAGATTCAGTTTAGTATTTCGTTATCGCAATATGAATATGACAAACAGAGTGTCTGCTTTATATAAGTATTACAAATTGACGGATGAAATGGTGCGTTACAATTTTTATAGATGTACTACTTTTTTATTTTTTTCAAAAATTCGTTTAGGCAAACACTCTATTTATCATTATTAATTAGTTAAGTGGATTTGTTAATTTAATATTGTTGACCGCCAGATCCTCCCATGTCTCCACCCATTTCTTCTGCACCTTTTACCTGATCAGAAGCTGATTGTACTTTAGCTTTATCAGCCATTTCATTTATTTTATCCATCGGTAAGAAGGAATTGAAGTAGTATTCCATAAGCATAGCTGAGAATGACATCTTAGCTGTTTCATCTTGAGATGAACCAAATTTCATTTGGGTGATGCTATTGATTAATTCTTGAGACATAGAAAGAATTTGGGAAGTATTTGTAAAGTTCAGCATAATAGGAAGCGGAAGTTCTACAGATACATTTACCTTAGTATCATATTCATACTGATACAACTTAGTATAAATCTCAGAGAGAATAGGTTCAAATAACTTCTGTCTTCTATATACTTTGATTAAGAATCTAGCATTACTCATAGTAAGATGAGTAGCTGTTGATTCTTGATATCTACTATTTACCATTTCCAAAGAAACACCAGTTTGATTTACTGCCATTTCTTCAAGCATATTCATAAATTCTGTTTTTACTTCTACGTTTTGACCAGGCATAATTTCAAAACTAACAGGAGATTCACCATTAGCATTTTGAGGAATTACCAAGTCATTAAATCTACCAGTTACATTGAGGATATTGTTCATATTTTCAATCTGTCTAAGATTGAAATTAGAGCGTTTTATCTGATTAATTACGTTAAGCAATACAGATGTGATGTTGGTGTCTACTGTTTGCTTTACATGGTATAATCTCTTATCATATCCTCTAGTAAGAAGAGCGATAGTATTTGAGATATATAAGCAAGTAAATAACTTAGCAGGGAAGATAGATTTAGCTAAATCAGATACACCTCTATGACTCTTATCATTTAATTCAAAATAAGAATGAATAATATCCGAAGGAGGAATAAAGGTAATTCTCATTTTAGCGGTACTACCATTTCCATTATCTGCATTGTATTTAAGAATAGAATAGATTTCTTTGGACAGATCTTGGTTAGCATTGATAAAGTTCTTATCTATTCTTTGAGAAATCTTTTTAGCAATCTTTAAAAGAACTTCATTTGTTTGAGCACTGTTATTCATAGCAGTGTTTGTATTTTCTCTAGCAGTTCTTCTAGGACGTAATCCACCTAATGTTGAAGTGAAGGTCATACCATTAGCTTCATCACCAGAACCATCTGGGCTGTTTACTTCAAGGTAATAATATCCAAGACATGTATTCTTGTTAATATATACAGGAGTAACTTTATCATGTTCTAAGATTTCTAATACTGCACCAGGAAGTTCTAATTCGGATTCTTTTTTAGAACCTCGTTTTTCATTAATATCTTTTAACCCATCATTTGCTAAACTTGTAGGAACTTCTAAAGTCCCATTTTTTACTGCTCTTTTTAATCTATCATTTGCATTTTTAGAATATAAAGAATTGGAAAGATAGGTTGTTTTATTATAACCGAGTCCAGATTCAACCGAGGCCTCCCCAAATAGAGTTGCTGTTTCTCTTATAATGCGTCTAGCATTATTTTCGTGTGCAAGGATACTTGGAATGACTCCAGTTTTGTTAATTTCTATATCTATCCCTTTATATGTGATTCCTTTATCTTCATAACCAGATAAAGCAGAATTAGGAATATTTGTGTCTTCATTTAAATCATAGACTTGTTGTAAACGTTTACTTTGTAAATCAGCTTCATCTTTATATTCAGTATATTTAAACCGAAGAGTTTCATTGATCTGTTCAAATCTTGCATTCATTTCTTCTTCGGTATAAATAGATGCTTCTGATAATAAATTAGAAGAAGGAGTCTTTTTCAATAAACGATCTAATGCTAATTTATAGGGAACAATATATACAAACTGTTCTCCATATTTAGCAGTATCTGAATATAACTTTTCTCTAAACTGATCTAATCTATATTTTTTCTGGAATAAGTTTAAATCAGATCCATCAGCTTCAGATTTCCCATTATTAGATCCATCTGAGCTTAAACGTTCAATAGAAATACGAACTGCATCATCATTAAAATGATCAGCAGATAAGATATTATCTTTCTTAATATCTAATGCTTCATCGAGTTTAGGCATATACTTGCAGATAGTATCTATTTCTCTATCTAAATCTCGTACTACCGTATTCTGAGAATAGATATCCATGATATCTGTAAGCATTGTTTCATCTTCTAATACATTACGTATTTCGTTTATTTGATCTGTATCATTTTGGAATAATGTCTTAGCATAAAGCTCAGACATATCCAATCCACCATTGCTAGATTTAGCTTTATCAATAAGAGTTTCTAAATCATTATCCATCTTTCTCTTGATGGAATCAATGTATTTAGTATTATCATTATTGGTGAAGTATGTATTCTTATAAAGATCATCTATGCTTTTTTGTACATCATCGATAATTTTTTTATTTAAATTAGTATTTAAAATAGGCATATCGTCTGATTTCGGAGTCTTGTTTTTATCGTCAGCCAACTAAATTCCCTCCTAAAATACGTCATTTTAAGACAATTACCTTAATGTATCCAGTATACTAAATAATCAACAATAAAAATCTCTATACTGGAATTAACCAGTATAGAGATATTATTTTTACATCGTTGCTTTAAGGTTAACAATAGAATCATATGTCGGAGAATCTGCAACTGTTGCATCAGACGATCCAGCATATACTTCAGCAGATGCTTCAGGATGAATAGATTTGTTAAGGATATTGTATCCGAATTCCATTTCATCAAAGCATGTATGCTTGTTAATAAAGTCAAGGAATTCTGTAGCACGTTGGTTAACGATACGTCCAGGAATCGGAAAACCATTGAACTGCAACGGAATTTCAGCAAACTGAATTTCCCCACGCATAACGTTATAAAGGTTAGATGTGTTAGCAAGGTTAGGTTGGCAAGATGCCAAGATATACGCTTTTTCTACATTCAAACCAGAGTTATCAGTTACGATCAATAAGAAATGGAAAATTTCAGATTGATAGCCTTTAATAAGACCGGAGTTATCTTTACCAGTATATTCAGGATACTTTAAAAGCCCATTATAACGTTTGATCTGAGTACGAGGGTCTTTAACACCACGGAGATACAATTCATTTACTTTGGTAATCAACGAACCAGAACGTTCGAAATAGTTCATTGTAAAGGAAGTACCACCTTGTTCAGTTGTACGAGTAATGATATTAAGATCAGTAATACCATTAGTCAACTGGTTTGTTTCTGCACTAATATCTTCAATACCCTGTGCACCACGGAATTCATATTCAAGAATATGACGGTAGTTACGAATAAGAGTATCATACTGTTCATTACGACTTCTCAACGCTGTCAAGAATTTAGGGATATCGAGACAAATCAAGAACGAATAACCTGTTTCATACAGGTCAAACTGAGCCAGGTTTGTAAAGTCAGTAACCCCACGCATGAGTGTATATTTGGTTACATCACGAGGATTGAGGGTACTGTCAAAAATATTACTTACGGATTCTTTAGCCATAGTATTTTACACCCTCCTATTAAGAATTCAAGGCAATAATCTTGAAGATTTCTGTTTGAACGAAATTACGGAAACGTACAAACAAGCTAGCATAAATAATCTTATTAGAATTATAAAGCGAGCTCGATACGTACTGAATTTCGAACGACTGGAACAGATTGGAATAGCGGTTAACGATCAAGTCATTAACGTCACGTTTATACTTCGTGAGGTCATCACCATCAAGGAAGCTATAACGGATCTTAGGACAAAGTTCACGAATAGCTTTAATAACCTGCTGAACAGCCAATACGTTGTTAACCCAGCTAAGCTGCGTATAAGCTGTCTGAGAAGTATATTCCGAGTTCATCGTCAAGATATTACCATTGTAGAAGGAAAGGTAGTTGATACGAAGATCATCCAATTCCTTAAACTGATCTACATGAGGAGTATGCTTAGGCGAGAAGTTCAAAGTACCTTGAACAAACGATTCCATCGGAACGATGATATCATATTTCTGGCCGCAGAAAGGACGGTTACGTCCATTGATGAAATGTTTAACAAATAAACGGCACAGATCATAAGTTACTGTAACCGGAATCTGTTTACGTGTATAAGGTTCATAAATTTCATAAGAGTTCATATATGTTGCACAATAACGACTCTTAGCATTTTCCTGATTCTTAATACGCAATTCTTCAATGGAGCTAATACCTACACCCATATCACGGAAGTATACTAAGTCTTCACGGAAAGCGGCCAAACGTTCAATAGCACGTTTAACTTGTTTAGGGTAGTTAGCATCAAAGATACAATCAATACGGTTGTTATCTAAGTCATAGATATCATCCGAAAAAGATCCATCGAATGCTTTAACCATTTCAGCTTCATATTCAGCAGATTTAACAGGAGCATCACCAAAAGCACCATTAGAACCGTTCTGGAGTTTAATACCCATAAGGCTAGAGAGGTTTACACCATCAGACATATCTACTGCCAAATTAGCATAATCTCTACCATTCAAATCTGTACCAAATAATACGTCGGCATTCTTAAAGGATTCTGTATCATCAATGAGATAACCAACGTTATTTACAAATGCTTCAAATTCATCATCAAAGAAGATAGCACGAACCTGTTTCGAACGCATAGCAATAGCATTATCCAAAGACATGTTCTTATCTTTTTCAACGATATTCGGATTCATTGTAAAGGATACTGTTTCAATAGTATTGCCGTTTTCAATGATATCGATAAAATAACGAACGTAATCCAACGGATGAGAAGCAGTAGCATCTGTATAAATACGGAAAGATTTATTGGAGCTACCACGACCCATATCAGCGATTAAGAATAATACATATTCATCATCTTCACCGATTTCATTCTTATGGCCGAAGTCACCCTTAAGAATCTTACCAAATTTCTTAACATCATTACCATCAGATGCAACAGATTTCAAACGATATGTAATCTTAACAAAGTTTTCTAATACCGGAGTATTAGCAATACCATTTGTATTAGCATCTGTAGTAAGACGATTTGTTGTCGGATTCGTATACAACGGAAGACCGTTGTCATTCGTCTTTTGTTTCTTTTCATTCTTTACTTCTGCTACAACACCAATGTTAGCAAGAGTAGAATCGGTAGCTACAATACGTTTGAATGTAACATAACCACCAGCATCGATAAAGTTTGCAGCTTGAATCAAAGCTTGGCCATGACGAGTATAGGAAGGAGTTCTTCCATAATAATCGTAAAAATCACTACCAAACAATTTATGCTTCCATTCTTCAGGTCCTTTATCAGCAGAACTTACAACCATGGCTATCGGGCGATCAGTACTATCTTTTACAGTATCACTATATTGCAAAATTTCAGACTGGTCGTCAATGATAGTGGTTACACCAGGAGCTGGCATATTTAGTTCCTCCTTTTTTACAGAAAGTTATTAATTTTTCGAAAAACTAATAATTTGAAATGGTTTAATTAAAAATTATTATTAGTGATTCTATATATATAGAATCTAAGAACAACATTTCTTTTTTAAAGAAAAGGATCCCAGATTTTAATATAATGTTATTGAAGCTGGTTTATTGGCTATTCTTCTCCAACCAAAATTTGCTCCAACGGGGTATCTTTAGGATTGTCATTCATCATAGCATGAAGTATAGATTCATCAAAGTTTTCAGAGATTAAAGCTGTATAAGGAGAAATAATCTTAGATACATTCTTTAAAGACATCGACTTATATGCATGCATATCATTTGTTTTTGATAATCTAAAAGGAATCGATTCATCATCTTTAGATCTGCAAACTTCAGATACAGCCAATCCAAACATTTGGTTATTAATACCATAAGAAAATCCATTGATAGTCATATTATCAATAATGAAATCCTGGATTTCATCATAAGGAATTGTATTAATAATATAACCAAGGATGAAACAGAGATTTAGCATCTTTTCACAATTACCAACAAACTTAACTAGTTTTGTAGATACTATAATCTGATCTCCTTCTCTGTATTTAAACAACCTGTAATCTTCTTTAACAGAATTCTTGGTTAATTGAAGTTGCTTAACCTTTTCAATAGCATAAGGTCTAGTAGCAAACATACTGGGGAATTTAAATAGTTTTAATCCATCATTCATCTTACCATCTATAGATTGAATGGTATAGTTAAACATTCCCATTATATTTATAAAATCCCCTTCTTGTTCAGCAAGGTTTCTATCAAAATACTTTTCAGGAATGTAAGCTACCATTTCTCTATCCTTAGCAGAGAAGATAATAGAATCTCCCTCTTTTTTACAAAAATACGGCATAGGTTCTGCCATTATTCTTCACCCTCTTTATTTAAAGATTCAAGAAGATATAATCTATATTCATCATTATTTAATGCATTCTCATCTGAAGCATTTTTATCGTTTCTATCGATAAGCATAAAGTTCAACTTAGATCTCTTATTAATATCGGCACCATGTTCTATTAATATTTTAGCTACTTTATAATTCCCATGTTTGATAGCACTTGATAAAGCCATATTATCATATGAATCTCCAGATACACCATTGTTTAAAAAGAATTCTACAAATTCAGAATTATCATTCTTTGCTGCTTCGTTTAATAAGAATCCTTTTACATCTTCATTTTTTAATAATTCAGATATCTTGTCGTTATCCTTTATAAACTTTACAACACTATTGAAAGTATCTATATTATTATCATATATTGTATTTATGATAATACGTTCTAATACATCATCATATTTCAGTTTAGATGCATTATCATAAACTATCTCTAATAGTTTATTAAACAGAAAGATATTTTCTCCATCATGAAATGCTGATAAAATATTATAAGAAAGTTTATCTTTTTTAAAGAATGAGATGTAATGGATTACAGAACTCATTCGATCTTTCAATATCTTTTCCCAGAAAAAGGTATTATTAAAATACTCCATAAACTTTTGTTTAGGGGGTTGAACTGAATCATTAGGATCTTTTGAAGCATCATAATGGTATAATTTGTAATTGATACCTTTAGATAATAAGAAAGAAAAAAGCTGATTATCATTAATAAACGTTTGCATGTATCATACCTCTCCCTTAAAATAATTACTATACACAACTCTCATTATAAATAAGTCATCCTAAGGAGTTTTAACCCCTTAGGATGAGATTATATTATTCGTGAGTTACTCCAGCTTTTTCTTCCCAATTTTCACTCATATTAGTGCCAAAACTATTGAAATGTTTATCGGCATATAAAATAAGGCCATTCTTAAACAATACATTATCATCAAGACATCCAGGGCATTGATTTTCATGACCTTCTACGGGAACGTCAAATTGTCTAATAACTTTGGGCTTGCTTGTATTTCCTCTACCAACATTTCTACCAATAGGAGTTACATCAGATCTACCTGCTATAATAGTACCATCTTTAGTATCTCCACCAGTTGTTGTACCATTAGTATAAACACCGCCTTGAATAACAGCATTTACAATAGTACGACCAACTTTTGTGCCACCAATAATAGTACCTCCAACAAGAGTACCACCTGTTGTAGTAATCTTTCCTGTTGTAGTTCCATCTTCAATAGTATAAGATTTACCATCAATACATCCAGTAGCTGTACCACCAGTAGCAGTTCCACCTACAGCTGTACCACCTACTGTAATATCTCCAACTGTAATACCACCAGTTGTAACCATATCATCACCGGTAACAGTAGCTCCATATACAACAGAGTCTTTTAATACAGGATTGATGATAGTACCTTTTTCTGTTCTGCCACCTTTAATGATAGTATTAATAGCAATTACATTGGTGATAGTTCCAGTAATAGTAGCATCTGATACAATACCAGTCTTTTCATCTGTTTTACCATCAACAGATCCAGCTCTAAGATTAGCATTAAGAATCTTACCTTCAATAATAGCACCATTAATCGTGTCACCATTAATGACAGTAAGTTCCATACCAATATTATTCTTTCCTTGAGCAAGTCCATCTAATGTATGACCAGTAACTTCACCAGAAACAATAGTACCTTCTAAGATATTACCATTCTTATCAGCAATAGCATTCTTAACTACTGCATTTTTAATAACTTCTGCAGTAGTTGTACCATATCTATGGATACTATTATCAATGGTAGGATCTTGATCTGCATAAACAGAGTATTCAGTTACTCCACGAATCTGATCTGTTTTGAATACAGCTGTTTTTGTTACATAATTAGCAGAGCAATCTACTTTCAGTTTAAATAAAACATTATTGTTGCAATCATACGTTTTATAAATATCAGATAATCTACCAGATACTCGTAAGAGTTTTCCATCTTCAATATAATCGAAAATATACATTTTCCCAGCTTCTAAATCAATAGAAGTATTCTTTTCAGGATCTGTATATTGTACGGTAATAGTGATAATAGTCTTTTGAGAAACTTTAACTCCTGTAACCATAGAATTTGAACAGCAATTACAAGAAAGATTTAAAGGTCCATTAGGTCTATATAATCCACTCATCAAACCAGGAGTTATATTAGAATTTTTAGTACTTGTATAATCAGAATAACAGCGGCCACCAACAACTCCGCCATTATATGCCGGAGTCGGGGTGAAAACATTATTTACACTAGAACAATCATAGCACGTACTATCATGCTCTTCAAGATAATACTTGCCAGAATTGCAGGATTTACATTCCGACATAGCTTTTATGCCTCCTTTATAAAATCATCCATATTATAAAGATGTAAAAATAATATGGGTAAGAGCTATTAAGCCCTTACCCAATGAATTAATCTTCTTTAATAGGTTTAAAAATATCTTGTAATGCAGTCAAAGTAGGATTATCTACATCTTCTTTTTTCTTAGAAGAAATTTCTACAGAGGTATAAATAAGGAATAAGAATTTAAAGAATCCTTTAATTTGTTCTGTAGCCTTTGGATATTTATTTAATTGCTCAGAGGTCATGAAAGACCAATTAGAAATATTCTTCATAGTGAGCATGATCATATAATTATTTATAGCATCATATGGGGATAATTTTCTAGCTAATTTAGATAGAGCAATTGTAAAAAGAGCTGCATAATTGTATTTCTTTTCATCTCCATTTTTAAACCTAAATCCGAAATGAACTAGCACTGCTTTAACCAAATCAGGAAGGAATGCATTAAAATATAACCCAGATCTTTCTTTTGCCAGATATAAATCTTCAAAGGCTCTTCTAAGTCTAACTTCATTACCATATACCTTTAATAGATTAGAGGTTAATACATGCTTATATACTTCAATGAAGTCATCATCTTCAAAGTTAGCAATATGATATACTTTATTTATTTTATGAACAATCTTTTTAGATTCTTCATCATAATGATCAGATTCTTGTACAAGAAGATCCATAGCTCTATCTCTAGCATTCAAATCTGTCATATAATAAATATCTACTAATACTTTTACAAGTTTAGTGTCAAGTTTAGTATGTTTAAAAAACATAGAATCTGTAATACTAAAGTTTTCTTCAATAACTTTTGTTTCTTCTTTAATACTTACTTCTAATTCATCTTCAAGGTCTTTTACAATGGAATCTATTTCCTTATTAGCTTCTTCAATAGTCATTTCACTCATATCTTTTTTCTCTTCCATTATACGACTCCTATTCTTATTTATTCATCATTTCAATTACTCTAGGATCTAAAGCTTGTACATAGTCCTGTTGTAATTTTAAACGAACGTGTGTGATGATATCAGCTCTTAATATTTCATTATTGATCAAGGAGTTATATCTTCTAAATAGACTTACATTGTTTATGATATTCTTATTAAAGAGATTAATAACTTCTTGGTTGGTCATTCCATAAGCATATCCATATACAGTAGAATCAGGGACTTCCATATCTTTAATAAAAGATAATACCAATGGAAGATTAGCAGCTACTGTAATCAATGCAGGATCTTTACTAAAGATAAGTTTATTATAATTAGAACTAGCGTCTTTATTGTATTTAAGATTTTCCATATTTAAAGCAGAATAGATATTTTCTCTTTCTTCATATATGAATCTAGTAAAGAAATTTACAATATACTGATTAAACTTAGCTACATAGAAATCATATACAAAATCTGCAATAGGATAAAAATCTGTAGTTTCATCATTTCTAATAAATTGGAAATCATACTTTTTAGAAACAGCATCAATAATATTAAGATATGTTTCTTGTTCTTTGGCAGAAATTTGATCTTGATCATAAGGATAAGCATTGTATAATTGCTTAAAGATAGTTTTAAACGCTTTAATAGTATTAGGTTTAGGAACCGTATCGAATCTATTAAACATTGCCGTTAATGTATCTTCTACAATATTCATAGCATAATCACTATCAAATTGAATAAGGATACTAGCAAGTTGATTATCTGATTGTAATTCATATTCTTGATTATTGGTAATAAAATCCAGCATATAAACACCTCATTTAGTAAGTAAAATAGCAGTAATATCTTATATACTTGTAAACTTTATTCTAACTTTTAAATTTCCCTTACCGCATAAAACGGTAAGGGAAGTGTTTATTGTAAACCATTATCTTCTCTATGATTTTGGTAATAGATATCTCCATGGTCTAAACTATTATAAACAGAAGTAGAACTCATTTCTTCCTCAGGATTGTTAAAGTCTATAAATAATGAGGGAGGAAGACCTTGTTCATTACCAATAGTTGTATCATCAGATATTTCTACATCATCAGGGTTGATATTATATTTTCTAGCATATGCTTCTCTAACAACAGGATCATTCAGCATTTCTTTAAGCATTTGGGTTTCTTGTTTTCTTTGTTTAGTAATATAATCCCCAAATAATAAATTTCCTGCTTTCTTCATATCAACCATTTGAGTTCTGATATCATCTTTGCCTTTATTTTCATCAGGCTCATTGATGTATTCTATTTCTTGAGTAATATCTGTAGTATACTCATCTATACCCATATCAAGAACTTCATCAATATCATCTTCAGTTTTAATACTGGATTTTATAATTCCGAAGTTCTCTTTTAAATTCTTACCTTCATACCAAACGTATAATGCTACAAGATATGAGAATATTTGGTCATCGTGTGTGGTATCTGAGTGTTCTACTTTACCATTACGTTTTACTTCTAACCCTCTCATTTCTTGGTATATAGAAGGAGATATAAATTTATCTTTATGATAGTTTACACGTTCTCTAAGAATTTCTATAAGATGGTCACGAACTATATTTGTTGATGTAAGACCATATACTTTTGTCTTACGTTTATTTCTAATAATTCTATTACCATCTGTAGTTTCTTCAAGAACTCTATCTTTAATTTCATAATATAGATTACGCTTAACTTGAGTTTCTAATAATTTACCAATTACTGATAATCCGTAACCGTTGTCTTTTAATATCGACGCAACTCGATATTAGATGGTCGATTCCATTCCACCCTCATTACAAGGAGTGACGAGATCATATGTCGTCCCTATTTCCGATATAGGGCCAGTATTTTTCTTCCACCATAGGCTTGTGGTTCTACCCTCCCGCCAGGAGATGATCGTTGGACGTATATCTATTTTAATAGATATTTCGCTGCTAAACTAGGCCATTTGCAAACTTTTTAAACCATCACGATTATCATCACTGATTGCGTTGTGGTATTGCAACTCTTAACAGCCTTTTCTAAGCAATTAACTCTGTTGGAATATAAAGATTACTCTTTATACTGTGCTTATTTACACCATTTCTTTCTACGTTGACTATAGCGTTAGGCATCATATTAGTAACCAAGTATACTACTACTCTGGCTAATTCTATATTAGAAATTGTGTTACATTTTAAATCTGCAAATACTTTTGTAGTCTTAGAATCTACACAAGTAATACAAGAACTATCCTTAGATACACCACCAGATGGGTCAACACCAATAATAGGAGGGTATTTAGGAACTAGGTTTGATTTAAGAGGAATTTCTTCATAGATATTGAATTGATATTTCCCAAAGATAAGAATTGTCTTTTTAGGATCTCTACAGTATTTACGAATTCCATCTAACTCGTCTTTAGTAAACGGGTTATTTTCTGATTCATCAGACCATTCAAGAAGAATTTCTCGACGAATAAGAGTCCAATCCCATTCCAAATCTCTACATTGTTTTTCAAACCACTTTTCATCATAACCAAGTTGTTGATAGTTAAATTGGATATGAACAAAACTAGAAAGTTTATTAGAATCTACAATATCAGAAACTTGTTGATATGTTAGATCATACCACATTTCAGAAAATTTGCTTGAGTTGTTTAAAACAGCATAAGCATATTTTCCTTCATCATTAGTTAAGAAACCAGGTGTTGTTGTGTATAATACACCATAAGGTACTAAGTTTTGTTTGGCTATTTCGATAGCCTTACTCATAGCAGGACGCATGTTCCCGTATATAGTTTTCATAAAGGGAATAAATGCAAATTCGTCGGCCCAGAGTAAAGGGAATGTTTGACCACGAAGCAAGTTAGCTGCAGCTAATTCATTTCTAGCTTTAGCATAAGTTTTGATATTATTATGATTTATAGCATTTTCCATATAAATCTGAGTATTTTGAACTTGCTTCTTTCTATTACCATCCATTGTAAACTTAGCATCAAATCTAAGATATTCAGGAAGTAAATCTCTAATAGCTCTAATACGAGAAAGGTTAAGACGAGAGTCTTTTGCTTCCTTGTTCAAAAGAGAAATCTGAGTATTTTGTGTTCTAAAATTATAGATATAAGTATATAGACAAGCAGCACCAATGGTTTTACCTGTCTGACGTGGTTGTAATAGCAGGCAATCAAAATTCATGATTGCCATATATAAGAATGCCATATTACCACGATTTAATAAGAACTTAGAAGGTTCACCAGAGGTTGGTACTCTAACAACTTCTCTAAGATAATACCAGAAGTTATTTCTAACTTCCATCAAAACTTTCATTTTATAAGTAGTACTTAAATTAGGGTCATGAGGATCTATATTGGCCAAATCAGGATCTAATAAGGCTAGCATAAATCTATTATTCTTAACCCCAATAGCTTTTAAATAATTACTCATTTCAATAAAAGTTTTATTGGTTGTAGATCTATGATAATGAACAGGTATTTGCTGTTCAACCATATTTATATCATTAGGCATTTTAAGCCTCCTTATGATACTAAAGATATTTTTTAAGTAAATGTCGAAACAATAAATTCTAGTTCGGTGATATATTATAGTTATGAATGATTAAGTATTTAAGGAGGGTAATATATGGAAAAAGTTAGCTATTCGGACTTATGCTTTTACGCACAACAAGCATTTAGGTATTTTAATACTAGAATAAATAGAATACGAGCTATACAATTAGTTTATGAAACATATTCCAAATCAAATGATTTTGGAAGAGTAAATAATGGTATCATTACAATCAATATAGATAGAATAATATATGAAGGAGAAACGTTAGGATATACTGATTTAGAAGATTATAAAGGGATGATCAACTTAGTAATCCTTCATGAATTATCTCATATCAATCAATATATTGATTACAATAGAGCTATTACCGATCATAATTATAAATTAGATATAGAATTAAGCAACCATTTTAATGCTATTAATTTCATGGTAAATAGAGAGGAAGAAATATTTACAAATCTTGGACCTTTTACATACAATATTGTATTAAATTCTCCTCACACTAAAAAATGTTTAGAAGATGCAAAATATAGAAATATGTATAAGATGGAAGATACAGATTCTTTGGCATTGTATACTATTTTAGGAATGATGCCTAATAGAACAGATGAAGAGAAAAAAGAAATAGTTAGGTTATTAAAAGATGCACCTATGGTGATAATAGAATATTATCCTATAAAAGGAAATAGAAAAGAAAAGTATACTATCTTAGCAAAAGATGAAAATGGTATATGGTTTGTAAGTAGTATTTATGAAATGATTAAATGTATGGGACTATATGGGAAAATAAACATATGGTTTAGTATAGATAGAGATGATAATGCGGTCACTATGAGTGTGGAAAGACTTTCTGATTATGAAGATTATTCAAATGATGAATTCGGTATCTTTCCTGTAAATAGAGTTCCTACAAACTTTTCATAAAGATTAGAGTATAGGAGAAACTCCTATACTCTTTTTTTTTATTTAGGAAGAGAATATTTTAGTTTCATATCAAAAAGCATTTCACACCAATGTCCTAATGTAGTATCTACAAGAGCAGCTACATCTTCTTCTTTATAAGATGCTTCTATTTTTTTATCACTCTGTATATATTTTAATACTTCTTTAAAAATCTTATTATAAAGAGTATTATAAATATAGCTATCTGCACAATTCTTTCCTTTTTCAAATACTAAATATGAATATAAGTATTCTAATTTTTTAGTATCCATCAATTTAGATAAGGCATTAGGATTCAGTACAAGATTTTTATTTAAAAAAGGGAAAGGAGTAAAACATTTATTTTTTATTTTAAAATCAAGATAGATATTGAAAATATTGTAGAGAGTGGCTCTAATTACTTTATTCATGAAATATTCATATTTTTTATCTGATAAAGCGATAACGGAGGTATCTCCAGTTTCTGTATTCAATATCATAGTTTTAGAATATTTCATAATATTTTCATATTCACAACTATTTATGGTCTTTATATATAACAATTTACCATATTTCCAAGTATATACAAAATATCTAATTTCATTGATTAGATTATCTTTTCCATTACTGGATTTTAATACTCTATAATATAAGAAAGATGATAATATTATTACAAGGTATAATAATATAAGCTCTACTACTTCTTTATTAGAAATAGGATCTATGTCTCTCAGGAAGAAATAATAATTAACTATAAATGGAGTAATTAATCCCATTATAAATATACCTAATGCAATGATTGAAAAGGCAACTTGTAATCTCCATTTACGTATTAAATGAGTTATTATTACATTTGCTAAGTCTTTTTGTATCTTTAGATCTGATATGAAGCTTTTCATTTTATATTTCCTCTAAATTAAAATATTTTATCTTTTATATCTTTTAATATATATTGCTTAAGATTTTCATACAAAGTTTCATCATCTATAGGATTCATATAATTAGAAAGATCTGATAATACCTTTACTTCAGATTCATCTAGAGTTAGACTTATTTCATCATGAGGATCATTATTTAAATACCCACTAATGATAAGATCTCTTCTAAATGTCTCTTTAGATCCAGTCAATACATCAGATATATCTTTATAAATTTTTGCAGTTTTAGAAAATACTAGATCATTAGATTCTATTGTTTCTCCATCTTTAATTCTAGATTCACAATGTTTCTTTAACCTATCTTCTCCTATATCTAAAATATAGACATAGTCAGGAATATGAGTTAATCCACAATATAGTTTAGAAAATTCAGAGATATCCAAATTAAGAGAAGTACCAGTTCTATTGGTATAGATAATATCATCTGTTTCTTTTTTATATTTAGATATAAATCTTAAAGCAGAATCTAAAATAGTACCATTATCTTTAATATTATAAGCAATAGTAGATAATAGCCATCTATCTAAGATTAGAACATTTTTTTCACCCTCTAATAAATCATTCAAAAAATTATCAAACTCATCTTTCATGTTTAGTATCATCAAAGTCTGCAAAATATCTGTGGGAACATTTTTCCCAGGAAGTAATGACTCCCTGATTGAATGATACATTTCTGAACCATGAAAAGGAAAAGAGATTGTAAAGGCATGATAATCATTAAATTCTTTACTATTAGAATTAATATATTCTTTGATATTATTAGCTAATGTAGTTTTACCACTTCCATCGGTACCTTCAATAGCTATACAAAAACTAGACTTGTTCATAATCGAGATCTCTCCTTTTTATATTATTTAATTGTTACAGAAATATATAGATTGTATCAAAAAATAATAGAGTATACCCTTAAAGGTATACTCTAAAATTTATTTAGAAATAATTGGAAACTCCAAACATAACTTCATTTTGAATTGCTTCTTCTAATGATAAAATTACTTTATCACCATTCTTAAGACCCATGGTTACTGTAGTACCATCTTCATTTAATTTAAATTTCTTATGATCTACATCAAATGTTTCAAGTACATTTTTTACATTACTAGATTCAGAAATTAAGAAACTCTTAATCTGTTCTTGATTAATAGGAACAATAAGTTCTGTAGATTCTGCCAAGTTACCAAACTTAGCAATTGTATTGATTTCATTACTCTTACGATACAATTCAGACGAGGGATTGATCTTATAATAATTATGAGCACCAAATCCAACAGATTCTGTTGTTACGATACTGGTTGTATATGCCTTAGAATGAGAGGGGAAATATACACGGTCATAAGTGATCATCTGCATTCCCTTTACAGTCATTCTACCATTTTCATTTACAAGAGAACCAACAGCACGAAGAGAGAAAGAAGGAAGTTGTCCATCTTTCAAATCAGCATTAAAAGATTTACCTAATTCATTATTTGTACCACGGAAATGTGCTTTAACAAAATTACCATCCATCCAAAGCTTAGTATACCAAACCTGTTCCAAAGTAGGATCAATTTTACTTTGGCGAGCTAAAGATGCATCAGAAGGGTGACCAGCTTCACCTTTAAGGTTACCTGTTTCAACTAATTCTTTGGTCCTAGGAGAAGTAATGCAGCGAGACAATTCTTCTGTAGGATAATAACGTCTATTTCTATTAATTTCATCGCCTTCTTGAAGAATACCTTCAGCGATGATGAAACCGTTTTTATTTTCACTCTTAATCTTAAATTCTACGTTAGATCTTGTTTCTTCACAGATAAGAGCTCCAACGATATTCATATCCAATTTTAATTTCACCCACTTTAAAAAAATTACTAAATTTATATGTATGTTTTAACCCATAGTGAGTTGATAATGAGTTTAAGAGTAGATCATAAAAGATCTACTCTTATTTTTTTATTTCTTATAATAAGATCTTGCATCTTTCTTAGGAGCACTGTCTTTATTTTCAACTACTAAAGATCCACTTAAAGAAGTATTTTCTTCTTTAGTTTCAGATTCTTCTTCGTGACTTGTAACAACTTCTTTACGATGATCTTCAATTACAGGAGCTTCTTTTTGCTTTTCTTTCTTTTCTGTATCTTTTTTGAATTGATCGCCAGTAATGGTTTCTACTTCAGGTCTCTTATAGGATTCTGTAATAGCTAATTTTTCATTGATATTAGGAATCTTAGAAGGACCATTTCCACTACGGAAGTTATCAAAACCAAGGCTTACAACTTTACCACCTTCGAGAAGTTCATCTACCTTTGCTTTAAATTCTAAGCAAATAGCAATATCTTCATCTCTAAGAATAATATTCCGGCAAACACCAGAAAATACTACCCCATTAATAGAAAAAGCTTTATCACAGTACACGTTTACTAATTTTTTCATTGTTTTATTTCCTCCTAGTAATTAGTCTTTATACTCCTCTTCATCATCATCGTCGTCATCATTGTCTTCTTCATCATAATCATCTTCGTCATCGCAGACACAAGGATTTTTACCGCATTTTTCACATTTTTCGTCTTCATCATCATCGTCTTCGTCGTCGTCATAGTCTTCATCATCATCATATTCTTCGTCATCATCTTCATCGTCATCGTAGCCTTCGTCATCGTCGTCATCTTCTTCGTTATCATCGTCGTCTTCATCTTCGTCATCATCGTCGATGATATCTACGAGTTCTCCATCTCCACGACCCTGAAGAATTTCTTTATCTACTTCTTCATCTTCATCGATCATCTGATCTACTGTTTCCATCAGAATATCTTCATGAAGATCTTCATCAAATTTTCCTTCTACCATAATATCAGGATTCAAATGTTCAAAGCTCATTTTTATATACCTCTCTTATTCTATTTCTGTAATAGGTTGCGGGAATAATACTCCGTCTTCAGAATCATATTCTTGAGTTTCTTCATTCCAGCCCATCATTTTATCTAAAGTTTCTTCTGCGATATCATTATCGCCAATCATCATGTCTTCAAGAAGATCTCGTTTAATATCTTCAATAAGACATTCATCAACAGCTGCAGACATAATATTCCTCCTATAATGAAAAATTATCCATTATATTGTTGTAAATAATATTATTTAATTACCTTCAATATATGATTTAGTACAAGATGTACTTGTTACATATTTTTGGTAGTCAGGATTAGAATCTTGAGTACCTCCAGATTGTAATCCAGTCATATATCCTCTTAAAGCATATAATAATAAAGGAATTTCATAATATAGATCTTTGCAGAAATAGTAATCCATTTCTTCTGCACTTTCTATATCTTCTATATTAAGATCAAACGTATCTGAAGTTTTATTCATAAATTTGATGATAATATTCTTATAGAAATTCTTTTTATCATCTTCATAAGGAAGATTCTTTTCGATTCTATCAAATAAGTCCATGTCTAACCAATTTATAGGTTCATTGCATTTATTTCTTAAATTGATAGATAATTCCCAATAGTCTTCCATTCTATCTACTAATAAACTATTAGGATCATGAACAGGAACAGGATAGCAACTGTTCAAATGCATCTTAGGATTTACATCTTCTACATCTTTAAATATACTTCTAGAATATTCTATAGAGAATGTATCTGGTTTATGAACTGCTTGTGAGATATAAAGATATTTGTTTCCCTCTTCAGAAAATATACCGGTTCTAATAAGGAACTCTATCAAATAGGCATCATAAATAAACATCCCAAGATATCCATAAATAAAAGTTTGGATATTTCCTTTATAGAACAATTCTAAATAGAAAGATTTCAGCATATTATATAGACTTTGTATTCTATCTAATAATACTGCATCAGAAGTTACTATTAACGTAGATAGATTGGTTCCTATATTACCAGGTCTATAATCAAATTCATTTACAAGAAGTTTATTATCTAAAAATCCTTTAGATAATTCGCTAGATGTTTCTGCATTATATTTTATTTTATAAAAGTTAGCCCCTGATTCTAATGTATCAGGTGTTGCAGAATTTACCCTGAATAAAAGAGTATTATCTTTAAGATATGTGATCATAAAATAATCATCAGGGCAAGGTATAATAGTATTAGGAAGAATAATAGCTTCTCCTTCAATAGGAGATTCAGGACCATATTCACCACGTTGTATGTCTACCATTATACGTTCAATACCATATATCTGAAAATTATTTATTTTATTATATCTTAAAGGAGTATTTTCACCAGTTTGATGATATACTTCTTTATCACCCTGATCTAGGGTGGAGTGTTTATCATTTATATTCCAATAAGTAACCACTGTAGGTTTCTTATCAATAAATAAATAATAAGGATTGTTTTGTAAACGGTTTTGTAACCCTTGTACAAGACTCTCAGAGGTTTTTCTGTAATTTGTATTAGTAAAACCACCCATTATAATTTTAACCTCCAATTATGTTAATGGCTTAATTACTAAGATGTGATCTTATGTGAGATTAAAATGTCCAGAATCCTAATTAAAGGATTCTGGATTAGATTAGATCATTTCAGAAATATTGCTTATATATAGTTCAATAACGAATTTAGACTCTTCTTTTATCTCAGTAAGAGTTTTATTGCTATTGATTAGTTTATTACAATCTTTTGTATACTTATCATACAATTGATATAATTTTGCTTTTGCCTTTACAGTATCTACTATTCCTGAATCTTCAGATTTTTCTTTTATTAGATTTTTAGCTCTGCTTGTTATTCCATACAAAGCAGCAGAAGTTAATTCAGCGATATATTCTTTTTTCTCACGATATTCATCGGTGTTGATATTCTCAGGATATTTTGAAGTTCTGCTTAAATCAAAATCCATTATAGAAATACCTCCATATCCTTTAAAGAAAATAATCTTTAAATCAGTAAATGGTTCTCTAATAAATTAAAATATTGTTAGTAAAATTTTAAATCATAAACTATTATGTAGTAGTATAGGAAATATAGAGAAGTACCTTTTCTTTTTTAATATATAATAACCTAAAACCATTAAAATACCTCTTTTTATTTTTCTAATATTTTCTTCTCTATTTATATAATATAACCTCCTCTAGATAATAAATAAAGAAAATATATTTTCTATACTATTATGAATTTTGTTCTTTTTTAACAAAAAAAAGAACTGGAGCCACTGTTTTATATTTGTAGTGACGTATTAACAAAAGAGAGAGGATAAGGACTTGATGTCCTTATCCTACTACTCCGTCTAAAATAGAGAATTATATAATTTATAAAGTAGGTATAATAATTATATGATATGTTGGGTTTAATTATACACGGTAAAACCAGGATGACCTTTGATCTCTTTAGGCTTATTAGATGTAGATAAATTTCTATAATCTACTGTAGGATCATATTCTATATTTAAAGCATTAGTATTTTTAGGTTCTTCCTGAGTTTTGGGTTCTTCTTTCTTCTTCCCATAAGCAATATCATTTATATTTTTAATTTCTTTCTTCAAATCTCTATTAGGATCACATCCTATTTGGATGAAGATGTCTGATAATAAATTTAGGATACTCATATTGGTATTATAAGTATAGGGATCTTCTTTAGCGTGATCCACAAGATCTCTAATAGATTCCATTCCACTAGATGTAGGATAGATATAATCTAATAGATATACAGGTTTTGCATTTATTTCTTTATCCAAATTGTCAAATTTAGCTAAGAATGTATTATTTTCTCCAAGAGTTACTTTTGCTAGTGTGATTTTTTCATAAGTATATTTAATAGTCGATAAATACAATAAGTTTGTCCGATCAATGTTATAAGATCTAAAAATATTGGCAGAAATGATTCTATTTTCTTTTGATTTGATTTTGAAGAAAATATACGCATATAATTCATCTTCCTTCAGCATTGTCTGTAATACACCAGTAAATATTTTAAATTTGTAGTTCGTAAAAATACTTCTATTAAAATGGATCAAAGCAATAGATTTTGTATTATTACTTGCAGTTCTGTTAAGATCAAAGTCAGAACTTTTAAGCTGTAATTCATTTTCTTTAATATCTGAATATTTCATTCCAGATTTGTAATTATATTTCATGCTAATAAAATCATGCTCATCAATATACTGATCAAACTCTTTCATATAATCTCTCCTCTTTTAGCATAATTTATATACATACTCTTTTATCTTATCAGGAGATACACCAAAATCTTTCTCTCCTTCAAAGATATTCATATGAATATACGCATTGATTCCTATTGGGATCAATTTCTTTTTTATATTTTTTAATACAAAATTATCTATATCATTATCTATATAGATATGAAACGTTACATCTACCAATCCAATAGTACATAAGAAGTATTTAATTAGACTTATATATGTATTCCCTCCTATAGAGGAATATATATTATTTATAGTATTCTTATTTCTAAGATTATAAAATACAGATAGGATATCAAAGGTTCCTTCTGCTATATGGATATCTATGTGTTTATAAATATCACATTTTGTAGGAATTATATAATATCCTATCACAGAAGTATCTATAATGGAATATTTTACATATCTTGTATCTAAAGACTTATGGACTTTAGATCTTGCTTCCTTATTCATAAGATTCCTAAATACAATAGCTGTATTTGTATTATTTAGAAATCCTATAAAAAATTTATCTAATAGATCTAGTATATTTTTAGATCTTGTAAAAGTAGTTATTTTATTATACCTAAAAAAATCATAGATGCTAAGTATAATTTTATTATCCACCAATTCCTGATAAGTTAGATTCAATCCTAACCTATCATTGATATATTTCAATTTAAAATCATTTAATGCGTTTTTATTAGATTTAGGTGTGTTTAAAAATAATTTATTGTCCTTATTTAAACGGTACCTGCTTAAATTAGAAGCTTTCTTGTTGTGTTTTTCGAGTTCAACCGAAATAGTTTCATCTGATATATCGCTTCTTCCAGAAAGCATCTCTAGAGCTTCTTTTGTTAATACACCTCTATGATTGATATTTCTAAAACAATTATACATAGGAGGTTTGCCATCAAGCCCTAAGGATATATACATATGATGACCTTTATCTATGAGTCCTTCTTTTATACATAGAGGACAATTTATAGCTACTTCTCTTTTACCAGAAGCATCTTTAGAATCAGGGAACAGCAAATGAAGCTGTTCCCTAAGTTTATCTGAAAACTGTAAGTTATTAGACATTTGCTGTTCACCTCATTTCTATAATATATCTTCTAAATCAACATTACAAATCTACAAATTTCATCTGAAACGATATCAGGGATTACATTAATAGGTTTCCCATTATTTTCAGGATGATAATAATCTATAGTTTGAAATTCTGATGATAATACCTGAGCAATAAGCATGAGAATTACATCATGTTCAATCTTAGGATTGTTATACTTTTCATGAATCAAAGGATAATACTTAGAAGATTGGATCTTCTGTAATTCCTTTTTATTAATATTCTTTCTAGTTACTACTCGAACAACCTTACCTCCAATGATGTAAGGAAGCTGGAATAATTTATAAGATTCTAATAAACGTCTAGCAGCAATTATAAGAATGATATACTGTCTAGCATTCATAATCTTAATAGATTGAGGATCATCAAATTCTTTTGCAAATAGATATACAATGAGATTCTTTTGTAAGCTATTTACAATTAATTTTCCTTCTTTGTTTTGCAGTTGTTTTCTATAAAATTCTATTTCTCTATCATCAAAAGGACCATACTTCATTTCTATACGATCCATAGTTGTCTGACAATTTACTTGAGTTTGTATAAGAGTAGCTTCATTTAATTTTGCTGCATGTGCTTCGAATTTATCACACTCTGAGTTGTTATCTTCATCTCTACTAGAGGATGATAACGGAATAAAGCCAAATTCATAAGCTATATCAGTAACCTGATATTTTATTTCTCTATTGATAGAGTTGTAATTAAAATGAATTATATTCTTATCATAAGTATATTTAGGAATAATACTAAAGATAATCTTTTGTACTGTTTCCATAGAATGACTAGTTTGGTTTCTAGCACGTATAGGTTGCATTTCCCATAATTTAGAATTGCTAGTAACATTTTTTGCTACATTACTAAATGCTGTTTCATAAAGCTTTGCAGCAATATTTACATTGTAAATCTTTTCATTGATTTGGAATAATAAGTCAAAAGCTCTTAAGAAAATCTTTTCAATCTCTAATTGGTTTAAACTTTTCTTACTCATAAAGTGACTTACGATAGGAATGATCATATTCTGCATGACAGAGATTTTAAGCATAATCTTTGCATGAAAATCAGAATATTCTAATACGGGAGATCTATTGTTTTTATACTTTTCAAGATCATCCAATGTATATTGTTCCATATTCATAATATCTAAATAGTAATTTAGATAAGTAGCCATAGAAGATCCATTAGGATTTATAAAATATTTCCATAGATCAGATAATAAATTATCTAAGGTATACTCTTTATGAACATCGATCATATATTTCAATCTGGCATAAAGAACTAAAAGCTTATGTTCTTTATCATAATACTTTTCAAAATAATTTAAATATTGAACACAATGATCCCTAAATCCAATAGAAATGGTTCCATCTTTCTTAACTTTTGTAGAACTATTAAAAGATTTACGTACTGTTACTGAAAAGTAATCAAACTCTAAACTTTCTTGGGTATTATCAGGCATACGATATATTTTATGTACAGGTGCAATGATAGCTCCTCGTATATGAGTAAATATTCGATCTGCATCTGATTGAGGTGTCCAAGAATCTATAGGAGGTTTAGGTTCTCCATAATTCATACATACTGCACTTTTCATTGTCTGTACAGTATCATGTTTAGAAATTTCTTCCCCTTTATTGTAAAGATTGTGGTTAATTATTGAAATTACGGGAATGGTTTCTCCCTTTTCAAATTTGCTACGATCAAGTGTTAATCTCGGTAAATAATAAGCTTGGTCATCATAAGTCATTTCAAATTCAGAATCATCATATTGATCCTTGTAATTCTCCATTCTTCCCTCTCCTTTAATCTAAGCATACAACATTATTCATTAGCATTCCTCATTTTAATAGTATACATATATAAATGCTTTTACTCTAATAATGCCTTTTTACTGTCTTAACGTAGTTCGAACTCTTATTTCTAGACCCACTATTTCTTTCATATCGTTTAACCGTTTGAACTTTATTTACGTATGCCTTAGCTTTCCCCTCAATCTTCCCAGTATCAGAGTAATCATCCTGAGAAATATAGTTAGACCCATATTTAGTAGACTTGGTTAAAGTTTTTAAATTTTGTAATTGGGATAATTTATCGCTAGCACTCATTATCATAGAAGATAATTGAGCCGGTTTGTATTGTGCTGCATTAACCCACATTATCTTATTTTCTAACCCTCTTAATTTAAACAATAGATATCCAAAGTATAAAGACTTAGCATAGCCTACAATTTTATTAGGATTTGTAATCCTAGGAGCTTGTTTAAATACTATCCTATCAAACTTATTAGATAATTCTTTTATAAGAAGATCATTATGTTTAAATGCATTAGCATAAGTAAATGTAAAGTTAGGATCATTAGAAAAGAATTTTACATCATAAGAGTTAATCTTAGTAAGATTTGTTTTATCATTACTATTTGAAGTAAATTCAAATACTACATCATAAAATACTTTATCTTGACTTTCTGACGGCATTTTAATATATAGCACATATTTTTCTCTACTTGATTTAAACAAATAGTAATCTATCTTCCCATTTACTTTAAGCATTATCTGATTAAATTTTTCTGTATATAAAATTCTAGCAGTTTCTGCTTCTCCAATCATTCTAGACCTACCACCAGTAGGATTCTTTATATAATCTTCTATTGAAATATTCATAGTTCCTCCAAAGATAATCTAAGTGAAAAACCAATAAGGAATTTCTTCCTTATTGGCATTCCATGGATTAATACGAGAGAGATTTTGGATAGAATGATTATAAAATCATTTTATTAAATAGTGTATATGTTTATAAAAAAATATTTTATAATCATATATTATTACTTTGAGAGGATTAAGTTAAGAGTTTAAACTTTATTCTTACTTCAACTTTTTATTAATTTTATTTTTTTGAGGAGGTTAGATTTTTATGGCAATTAAAATGGTAGACAAATACGTTATTTCAAAATCTAAAAAAGGAGACAAAGATATTTTTAGAACGTATGTTGTAAATGGATATGTTCCTATTCCTACCATAAAAGGGATAGCAGAAGATGTTTATGGTTGCAGCAAATACGATTCTGAAAAATTAATCAAAAGAGTAGATTCAAGAGTTATAAAACTTATCGTGAATAAAGCCAGAGGAACCTCTGCTTATTTCAGAGTTCTTGATTTAGCAAATGCTAAAGATATATTAACTTCTATTGCTGGTAATAAGGAAGTAGATATCAAAAAGTTCTCTGCTGTAGATTTTAGAACATTTGAAAATTATAAATTTGAATTGTTGCCTGATATGACTTATGAAGAGTTTGATAAAGATTATATGGATTTAGATTGCTTCTTAATTTATATTTTAGAAAATACTGAAGTAGATAAAGAAGCAATTCTTGAATCAAAAGAGTTTTTATATGATAGATATGAGTCTTACAAAAAAGCAAAAACAAATATTGATAGGATTGCTGAATTGGAAGCCTTTGTAAATATTGCTAGAAAAGAATTTAAAGATAAATTTAATAAAGGCGGATTTGGGTTTGATACGACAGAAGTTTCTATTAATGGAAGAAACTACTTCATTGTTCCCAAGAAAGATGTCTATAAGATTTTTGGTGAGCCTAAAGAATAAGAAACAGTATTAGAGAAGAGCAATTACGCTCTTCTCTATTCTTTTTTTGACATCGAGGGGTATATTTTTTTTTTGGTTAGCTCTTAAATATCTGTCATATGTACAGCAGTAGTCCCGTCTGTATTGATCACAGGAGTAGATGTAGTATCTGCATCCATATTATAGATATTGAATCTTGCATCAGGTACTAAGAATTGATTTGTCTGGAAAAGCAAGGTAATAATTCTAGAAATAGAATCAAGAATAGCAGGTTCTGTTTTTACAGAAGTTAATACTTTTCCATCATATTCTTCACTAATAATATTGAAAGGAATATTCTTTACAAGAAGACTTTCAGAGATACAGGACAATGCTTTATCTTTATCTTCATCAAAATAAGGAAGATAGATAAGACTGCAAAGTTCTAAATATGCTTCTCTTAATACACGAGAAACTTCTTTTTTAATAACTTCATGGGTTTCTTCAGATTCTTTATTATACTTTCCTTCAAGAACACTAAAGGCTTTAAGACCTTCAAAGTTTGCACCATTAGAAACACCATCTTTTGCTGCAGAACGGCAGTTTAATACAGCATCTTCAATAGCATCTAAAAGAGGCATACGATCAGATGTACCAATACCACCTACATATAAATCTACCATATTTGTTTTAAGAATATTGATACGACGTTTTAAACGACCAATCTTAACTAATTCTTGACGAGTAGTCTCATATTTAGCAAGAGTAGATTCAAGATTAGCTAAATAGTTTTCGAAGAATTCTGTATATTTACCATTTTCATCATACATGTTCTTAGGATTGATAATCTTTGTAGAAGTAGCATCTACAGTTACATGTTCTGCCTTACCTGCAAAGGTTTTAATATTAAATTCTGTAGGTGCTAATCCCTTTTTCTTATCTTCTTCATAGTTTTTAGGATCGATATACTTCTTAATGAATTTAGCACCAGTCATCTTCATGATATCCATAAGGTAGTTATTATCATTATCAATGTTTGCCACTACACAAAGATATCCACGTTTTTCAGGAGGCATATTAGTCATTGCTGTAATGATTTCATCTAAGAAACTATTCATATCACGAGAGATAGTGGGGCAAATAATTAAAGTAGGTACAGGCATATCTGATTCTTTGATTTCTTTACCCATATTTACTTTTTCTGTTGCCTTACGAATAGGTTCAAGATATTCTGCATGAACAATAAGTCTAAACAGATTTACCATTTCAGGTGTATCAATAGGAGATTCGAATACATATACATTCGGGTTTACTAAATCACAAGAAGAAGTCTTTTCATTAGTAGCAAAGCAAGGATCAATAAATCCTTCTTCATAGGTCATACCATTATATGTTTTTGTTTTAGTTTCAGGAGTATTAGATGCAGATACATCGATGAATACATCCATACCACTTTCTTCATAAATAGATTTAATAATATTAGCTACTTCAGAGTTACCATTCAAAGAAGTATAAGCAATATTATAAATATCTTCTAAAGTAGCTTCATGTCCACGACTTTCAATAATATCAATTCCTTCTTTAATCATTTCTTTAAATACAGAAACGATCTTGCGTTTAGGAAGACCTTTTTGTTGTAATTCAAGAAGTCCTTTAAAGATGAGATAAGACATAATTACAGCAGAAGTCGTACCATCACCAATAGATTTGATAACCTGAGTACAAATAGTACGAATATCATCTTTCAAAATATCTTCAATAGGTTTATCAAGATCAATATGCTTAAGAACTGTAAATCCATCTTTAGTATAGTTACTTACAACAAGCTTTGTATTCTTGTTTGTATCTCTATAAGAGTAAGCGGTATATTCTCCCATAGGACCATAGGTTCCCTTAAGAGTATTAGCAAATAATTCTAACGCTCTTAATTGAGCAGATCTTAATTGTTTTTCACCAATAACGTTACTTACAAGTTTCATTAAGTACACTCTCCTTATGATTATTTTGCAAATTCAAAATCAGCATATGGTGAGATATATTTTATTACATTAACCTCACTTAAAACCATACTTATAGGATGATGATGTTTCAATTCACCATCTTCAAAATTATATCCGAAATTGTATAGATAGATAGTTTTACCAGATACATTATCTAGTTTGCTCAAATCAGTTACGTAATGTATAAATAAGGTATTATAATTTGCAGCATCTATTTCATTTAATACGGTATTCCAATCATCTGTAAATTCAAATGATTTTATATATTTAACTTCTTCTTCTGTTTTACAATTAACGGTAATAGCCACATCATCATGCAATGAATCTGCTACCAATAACTTTAAAATATCATTAGGCTTTATAAGATATTTTAAAACCTCATTTAGTTTAGTAGAAATTAATTCATTATATATTCCATCAACCTTATCTACATATTCATCTTTGAATAAAATAGATATAGGGTTCTTATTTTTCGTAGTAAGTACTAGATATCTTAAATAGTAGAATGAGTATTCTATAGATTCTTCTTTAAAAAATTTTGATTTGCCATAGTTATCTTTAAGATAAAGTACACAAGCTAAATCTATATCAAATAGCATATCAAAATCTACTAATACAGTTTTTGTATATTCACCTTTTTTAATAACTATCACCTATTTCAATAAAAAAATAAAGGGGGATATAAAATCCCCCTGAGATTTTATTGCATAGCACCCATAATAGAATCAAGCTGAGAACTTTCAATAGTTTCAGAATTTCCAGCAGATGTATTTGTCATTCCAGAGTTTCCAGAATTACTAAAATAACTCTTCTTATATCCACCATTATAATTAGATTCTAAATCTACTCCAAGTTTAGCAGCAATCTTGGAATAATATTGATATTGATGGGTTACATTGGAATATGCATTTGCATTACTCATAGCTTCATAGAAAGTTCTAAGCTGAAGAATAATCATTTCTAATTCAAGGGTATTAAACATATCATAGTTTTGCGTATATCCAGCTGTCTTAGGATCAAATCCAATGATGATATTATAATATCCTTTATTGATTTCATAAGAATAGCTTTGTTCAATTTGACCATTCTGATTAAGCTTTTTAATGCTGATAACTGTTCCAGCTTCAGGTTTTCCATATACAACACCAGGATCTTCTACAGTAATAAGATTTGTACCTGTAGCTACACCAGCATTTCCTTTAAGAGTATCTGTTTCTTCTTTATTGATACTCATAGACAAAAGATTTTCAAACATCTTTGCTTTTTGAGGTGTGAGATAAACAGAGATACCATTCTTGGTATCATAACGAGTTTCTCCATTTTCGGATTCAATTACAGGAGAAATACTAATTCTAAGAAGATTTCTCCACATAGAAAAGCTAATCATAGTTTTATCAATTACAGATTCCTTATTAAAGAAACTATAACCATAAACTGTCGGTGAGTATTGCTGGTTTCCATAACCTGATTCAAATGCCATTTTTCCTCTCTCCTTCTCAAATAATAAGTTTATAAAATTTTCTAATATAATGTATCCGCCTTCATAATTTATAAGATACACTACTTCATAATTATTATATACAACCTAATTTTCCATTGATAAAAATATAAGGAGAGGAAATAAATCCTCTCCTTAGTCTTATCGATCATCTAAATCAAAATATACAGAATACTTTTTGAATCGTTCATCATAAAGATCGCCTTTAAATAATTGATCACGTTTTAAAGTAAGACCTTTATACATATCATTCAGTTGTTTAAACTCAGATTTGGTAAGTTGATTATTTTCAATATAATCTTGAATAAAAGCAAGTTTAGAATTGATATTGGCAATAAGATTAGGAACTGCATCAGGTTCATTATACAATGCATTTTGCTGTTCTAATTCTAATTTTATAAGATCATCATCCAATGCCTGAGGGATAGGTTTATTAGATTTATTAAGAAGAATATTTGCTTTTACTTCTTCAACTAACATATCTACAGATTCTTTTAATAATTGATCATCATCAATTCTATTTAATCTCTTGATAACGTTTTCCATTTCACGGATTTCTATCTTTGATCCTGTGAGTAATTTGCAACGTTTAAGAGTTTCAATAGCAGGAATTCGATTATGAAGAACGTCTTTGTATAAACGAAGAACCCATGCTAATACAACAAACTTATTATCTGCTTCTTTATTGTAATTATAGAAACAAGATTCTAATTTTCTAAAAGCATTATAAAGATTTTGTTTATAGTTAATGGATTCATAATAATCATACATTACTTCATTATCTTCAACTTTATCTTTATTTACAATAGTGATATATTTTCTGATAGCATCTCTAAATCCAAAGGAAAGTAATTCCATATAATTGATAGAATCAGAGATTTTTAATACGTCATTATTGGCGAGAAGATAACGATCAATTGCCTTAGAAACAACTTCGCTAGGACTTCCATCATTAACCATTCTACCAATATCATAAATAAGAATAGCCATGATTTCACTAGGTTTAAGATCAATATCCATTTGAAATAATTTAGAATCTAATTCCAAATAGTATTCATTGATAATATAAGTAGAACTGGAAGTGATTATATTTATAACCTGTTCAGCAGGAATTTTTGGCATAGCATATACACCAAAAAATAATTTATCTGTATTTTGAGTATATAGAATACTAATACATTTAGCATCAAACATTAAATTTAATGCCTTTTGAAGATCTAATACATATTCTTGTTTAGGGTCTTTTTTTATATTCGCTATAGCGACCTCAGCATCATCGTAGGCAGCTTTTCTTTTTTTAGCTAAAATGATATCCAAAGTAAGAATCCTCCTTAAAAGCTATATTAAAATGTCGTCACGGATTATCTAGATGTTTCCTTAATAAGAAAGGATGATATTAAATGGAAAATAAAAATATCTATGTAAGTAGAGAAAGAGCATTGAACGATTACACTGCAAATTTAAATACTACTAATAAAAAGAAGAAAGAAGAATTCATAGAACCTAGAAAAACAGATATGAATATAGAAACTTCTTCTCCTATGGATATTAAAAATAAATAGATCATCTACTTATAAGTAGAACTTTGTTTTAATTATTGAACTTGGAAGTTCTAGTCATTACTCCTCTTTTTTCTCAAACTGTGGTGTAGGTTGCCCATCTACACCACCCCCTCTTTATCTGAGTTGAAAAATTGGGGTAATTATATACTATTATTATGATAAAATTATTTTATCATAATACAAAAACTTTATTTTAAAAAAGGAGATGTTTTTTATGAAAGACAGAAATGGTTTTAAGAAGAATAAGAAAAGGTATGATCCTTTATATGAAAAGAAAGAAAGTCATTCTAATGAAAGTAAAATGAAGCCTTATTATATTAATGAGAATAAAAAGATTACATCAGACACAAAATGTTGTGCCGCAGATTATTTTGAATATAAAGAGATATCATCCTCTATTTTAAATATCTGTACATCTCTTATGGCAACCGGTACTAAAGTATGGATAAAACACATTCCTACAATCTCTTATATGAAAAGTAAATTACTAGAGATAAATGATACATATAGCAAAGGATATGTTAATCCGTTACATATTCCTGCTCAGCTAATAGATACTCTTACATTTAAGAAAATGAGTGAAGACTTCGTTGTAATCCATCCCAATGAAGTAAAAAATAAAAGCCAAGACTTTATAGATGCTATATTTACAGAGATGGAAAGAAATGGTTATCTTTCTAATGATAGCGAAAAACCTATTATTTCATTATTACTTAAAGTAAGGTTTTTGATGGAAGATGGTTTAGGATATTCTAAATTAGCTGAATTTGCAGATAAATATTATTCTTGTGAATTCGCTAATAATTCTACAATCAAGATTGTAGATATTAGAAATAGAATGCTTAACTCTTTAGCAGATACAGCATTCGCAATTGAAGCAGAAAGGATCAAACCTAATATCAGTGTTGCATATATTAAGGTTTATATAAGAGCTTTTATTATGGAACATGCAAGTGCTTATCAAGAGCTTCTTAACTTAGCTAAACCTAAAAGATCCACTGTTATTTCAGAAGAAGGAAAAAGTAATTAAGGGGGAATAAGTACATGAAAGATTGGGAAACACGTTTGATGGATGAACATGAAGAGTTAGAAATCAAGATAGAAAAGTTATCTAACTTCATTGATGAAAATCCTGATAATGAAGATTATGATTTATTAATGGAGCAGTTGGAATATATGAAAGGATACTTCTCTGTTCTTTGTAAACGTATTCAAAAAATTAAAGATCGTTAATTTTAAAGGGAGTAGTCTTATGGCTACTCCCTATCATTTTATCTATTATTTTATTTAAACTTTTTTTAAAGGAGAGATTTTATCATGAGTAAATTTAATGAAGCTAAGAAGTATATCAATGGTTATGTGGTTGTTACGGTTGTAGTTAGTATTTTAGTTCTTTTTGCAGCAGGTGGGCTCTATACATATGACTATGTTGAAAAGAACAGAAACGAAGTAGAGCTTACATGGGATAAGAGTCGTATTGATTTTGTGAATAGGCTCTCTAATGTAGTTATGCATAAGAATCTTATTAATGTGGTAGTTCCTGATACAAATAAATCAGGTCTTCCTAAAGAAGTAGGAACTAGAACTTATTCTGGATTCACTAGAATTTCTAAAGATGAAATTTCCTATACTCTTAAAGATGGAAGAACAATCATCTTTGATGTAAATGAAACTGCATTTGATAGAGAATACAAATCAATGGTAACAAAGTTCCATTACAAAGATAATGAAAACAAATCTGAATATGCTTTTGCAACTTACTTCAGATATCATACTGGTAAGTCTGGTGATATTGAACTTGGTTTTGCTAATAGCAGAAGCCAGTTTGATAAGTTTGTTCCTACACCCAATAGAAAATCTGGTTATAAGGTTATGAAAGGAACCAACGTATATTACTTAGATCCCAGAAAAGAAGAAAATGCAGTATTTGTCGAATATCTTTGTCGTGCTATGATTGATGATAATAATACAGGAAACATGGATCAGGATATCATGCACGAAAATCTTAGAAGCATCGGTAAGAACTATAGATAGTTATAATATAAAGAGGGATTCATTTCCCTCTTTATTTTTTTTTTGGCACAAACTACCTCTCTAGGATTTATTCCTAGAGAGGCATTTGTCATCGGATTTTTTATATATTTTTCATGTGGAATTTTTAAAATAGATTTATCCCAAAATCTATTTATAAGTCTAATTAGTTCTTCGGATCGGTTACCGAGTAGTTCGGCGAAGGATAAGCATAGTTCTGATCTGCTACGCCGTTCTGCGGTACACCAGGAGCCTTGCCGTCCGGATAGATAACGGAACGAGCTGTTCCAGGAAGTTCACCAGTATGATCAATGAACTGGCCATTGCCGTTCTTGTCATGAGTATAGGTGAGCTTGTTAGCTGTGTAATCGTTGAGAGCACGATCCTTGCTAACCGGTGTCTTGTTTTCAATATCTTCAACCAAGCCAGTCGGATTCATGATCTGAATACGGCCTTGTACCGGCTGATAGGATACGAACAAGAAACGTTCGAATGCAGTTACAGCCGGCAGCTGATAATTCGAGGTGTCACGAATTTCATTACCAACGTATAACTGATAATCAAAGATCTTATACATTACACGATTCGAATTGCGAGGATTCAAGATGATGATCAAGTTGTTATCGTTACGCAATTTGTTCGAGCTAATGAATTGGTAAATACGGTTATCGCTCGTCTTAACGGTCTTCTTGTAATCAAGCGAAACAGGACCGATCGACGGAGGAGTTGTATAAGTATATTCTTTCGGAGTAATCTTACGGATAAGTTCCGGACGACCGAAGATAGAAACAGTCATGTTTTCATCATTCAGTACCTGTAACATAGTGGTTACCTGAGTATCGAGGTAGTCCATGAACGTTTCATAACGCCATGTTACATGCGAACCGAGGAAGTTATCGGGCGGTACAAAGTTGAATGCACCGGATACTTTCGAAGTGCTCGGGAGGTTCAAGAACGAATCATCCAAGCTTTCGAGGATCTTGTCATCTTTGTAGTTAAGAATCGACAATTTGATCATGGACATGATCTTAGTCAATTGGTTAACGTTGTACATAGCATTGAGATCCTTCGTTTCTTCCGGCGAGATCGTTACAGTCATGTGCGGAGCTTCCGGAATTTCGAAGTAATCGGTACGAGCTGACCATTTAACTTTCGGAGTTTCATATGCTGCAGACGATACGTCGAGAGAAGCACTAAGAACAACACCTACAACCTTATCGGAAGAAGCCATGAAAGTGAAACGGTTCTTATGCATAGAACCAGCGAACTGGAAGATTTCCTTACGAATATTACCAGCATTATCAGTAGGAACTACCAAGTCAACACGTTTCTGGAAAGTACGGTCATACTGACCATATGCAGCAACGAATTTAATCGGTTCTACAGTAACAACCTTAGTACCAACAGCACCAGCTGTTTCTACTACGATTTCTTTCTTAGCAGCATCATATTTTTCTTCACCCTTAGCAACATAAACGTCTTTAATCAAAAGACGAGTTACTTTGGAAGAACGAGATACGTTAGCTACAGTTTTATTTGTTGCACCCAACAATTCAAGAACATCGGTCTGCTGATCTTCGGGAAGCATGATAACGATGTCTTTATGAGGTACAGCACCTTCGATAAGGTCTTTAATCTTGTTCTGTTCCAAGAACATATCGATTTCACGACCATCAGGACTGTACATTGTACGAGTTTCCATCGACAATGTGAACTGCGGAGCGTCAGCAACGTCTTTAGGAATAGCACCCTTGTCGAAAACCGTAGTCATCAACAAGTTTTTATGCATCGGGAATGTGATACCAACTACAGGGTTGTAAGCACCCAAGGGAGCGGCTTCTGTCAATCCACGAACGTCATTACGATACAAAGTATCGAGCATACCATATTCTTCATGAACAGCATCAGCTGTAGCAAACTTCGGGTCATTCTTATCGAATGCATCTTCGATAAAGAAATTACGCATCTGATTGTTCAGTGTTTCAGTGCGGAAAAATTTATTGGGTTCAGTATAAATATCATAACCTTCTTGGATACCGCTTTTAGCTACTTCGCAGAAACGGGAAGCAAGACCATGCATGCTATCCTTTTCATAACCACGAAGGATGGAGTCAGTTCCAGTTTGGTTAGAACCGTTAACAACTGCCATAATTATTAAATCCTCCTTTTAAAAGAGAGCCATCTATTTGATCTTTTATTATTTATAAATGGCGTACTAGATTTTTAATTAAATTTAATTAAATCTATCTGTAACAGTCACAGTTTCTTTTTTAAAGGTACAGTAACTATAGATTTATCAATATGTTTGTATTTATAAATTATATTTCTTATTCATAGTCTATATCTTTAGAAAAGATATACGGATAATCATTAGCTCTACCTTTTCCAAAACTGTATTTCTTGTTCTGTTCGAGTTCTTTTTCGAATTCTCTCTGTCTATTATCTCTTACATTTGACAAGAGGTTTACAATTCGGTTAAAGGTAGCAACCATCTTTTGTAGTTGTACTTGATTTTCAATATAGCTTTTAGTATTAAAAGCATCTACTGTATAGTCTCTGCTTATATCTTTAAGTTCAACTAATTTACGAACTACAAAATCTAAAATAGTATTATCATATGAAGTATGAGAAATATTATTTAATTTTTCAAGGCTATCAAAAATAATATTATTCAAAGACTTGAATTGAGCTTTTAGCTCTTTATTTTTGATAATCATTTGTTCAGGACTTAGATCTCTGAATACATCTTTTTCATAAGAATCTAATGATTCTTCTTCCCCTTCTTCACCATACTCACCATCTTCATAATCTTCATAACCTTCTTCTCCACCCTCTCCTTCTTCGCCTTCTTCAGGAGGGGCTTCTTCGCCTTCTTGATCTTCTTCTGGCGGAGCTTCCTCTTCTCCGCCAGGTTCTTGACCCATATCATTTTCTTGAGGAGGTGGACCTTGAGGTGCTTCTTCTGCACCACCATTATCAGATGGAGGAGGTCCAGCAGGAGCTTCTCCTCCACCACCAGAAGGTTGAGAATTCAGATCAGGAGGTTGAGAATTTGAATCTTGCTCTGGTTGATTTACACTTTGATTACCATTAGCAGTAGTTACAGAAGGAGTTGCATCATCCTTATCCTTAACCATTGGTTGAGGATGGATGGCTCTCGCTTCATTTAAAATCATATCCTCAAATAAACTCATTTTATTTATTCTCCTCTAATCTTCGTCATCACCGAAATCTTCATCATCGTCAAAATCGGAATCATCATCATCTTCGTCATCATCATATTTCTTCTTTAGATTATCATCTTTCTTTAAATAATCATTACTAAATCTTTTTAGTTGAGGAGTTTCATTTCCTGAAGGATTTATCAAAGAACTAGATTTTATAGTTTCAGGATGGAATGTTTCTTTATCATCTTGAGCTTTATCGAGTTCTTCTCTAGTTTTATCTCTTACCTTTTCATATTCATCTTCAAGCTTATCTATATTATCTTCCACTTCATCTAAATACTTTTCAAGTTCTCTTCTCTTTTCAGAATTTTGTTCTTCTTTAATCTTCCTGGTAATAGAATACTTATGATCTTTCCATTCTTTAATAGAGGAGACTAAGTATTCCTTATTAAGATGACTAGAAACAATATAAGATGTAATGAATGCAAGAATACCAGCAGCAGAAGAAATACTGCAGACACCTATGACTATAGTTGAATAGAATAAAAGCGATAAAGAATTCTTAGTACCTGCTTTAATATCTTCTAATCTTGAAGTGATTAAGATAGCATGAATTGCACTCCTTACTCCCATAACTGATTTTACTGGAAGAGCTTTGAACTTATCTACAATATCATCTATCTTTTCTTCTGTGGTAGCTTCAGATAAAATAGCCTCATGTAATTTCTTTTCAAACTTAGCATTTATCTTTGCTACTTTTGGATCTAGCTTTCCTGCTTTTCTTATATCCACTCCAACTCCGAATGTTTTATCTTCTACTTCATTCTGAGCTTCGAGTTTCTTAATATTCTTATCTACTTCTTCTAAATAAGAAATAAGTTTCCTCTTCTTTTGAGGATCTTTTTCATCTTTAATCTTTCTATTAACTACAGCTCTATGATCTTTCCATTCCGATATACAAGATTTTAAATAAATCTTATTAGAAATTTTAGATACAATGCTTGAAGAGATTAATGAAAGTATAACAGCTATAGGACCAGCAGGAGCTGCAGATATGGTGCATAAGAAATAATAGGATACAGATAAAGCGTTCTTTGTATTCTTCTTAAGATCTTCTTCTCTAGTAGTTACATAGATAGCTTTTATAATTTCTTTCAATCCACTAATTGTCTTTTCAGGTGCCATCTTAAAAGCAGTGATCATATCTTTTATCTTATCTGATACTGCACCTTCACAAAGAGAAGCTATAGCAAACTCAGCAAATTCTAATTGATTAGCTGTTTCTTCCATTCCATAGATATTGCTTCCACGATATCTATCCATAATACCACCATAGCAATCTTCATCAAAATTACCATTTATAAAGTTACTATGGATACGTTCTAATTTATCAATATAAGAAGTATTTGATTCATTGATAAAATCATCTGCTTTTGTAGCTTCTTTTATCTTATTTAAGAATTTAGGAATATTATTAGTTCCACCATTAATAAGATAATAATCTGTTACATTTTCAAAAATGGTTTGTGGAGATACAGAATCTCCAGCATACTTATTGATAGTATAAAGAGCCATTTCATTAGCAATACAGAATTTAGATTTAAAATCCAAGTTATATGTATCAACTAATTCACAGAGTTTATAGATGGTATCTGTAACAGCATCTTCAAACAAAATATTTTGAGACACCAATTTATCAATATTGAATCTTTTAGAAATCATATTATGATTTCTAATAACACGATCACATTCTTCTTGTTCATTGATCTTGTCTAGAATAGAAGTTAAATATGCATTATTAGAATCTTCATCTAATCTTTTTAAAATATTATTCTTAAATACAGAGGGGCTTTTAATATATGGAATAATATGATTATTTATGATATTAGTAAATTCCTGTAATTGAGTCCCATTATTATTTTCTTTTACAATATCAAACAGTTCTAAAATTCTACTAAAGTTATCTGCTACGTTTGCGGAATAATTATTCCATCTATATGCAGATTCTCTTAAATTTTCATAGTTGTAATTTTCTTTTCTATTATAAGATTCAAACAAAGGATAATATCCTGAATTAAAGTTATTTTCTGATAATTTAGTTTTTCGTTCTTCTATCTTAGAAATAGGAATAAATTTTCCCATAACAGGCCCTCCGGATTAAATAATGTACTAATATTAATTACATCAATGTTTCATATTAGGATTATTATTTCATGAATTTTGGCTTAGTTTTAAACTCTGCTTGAGTTAAAAATCCTTCATCATCAGGTAAAACTTTTGTAAGATCATACAGAGCCTGTTTACCTTCTTTAGATGTAGTCATTTCATTAATACCACCAAGAGAAATATAATGACGTTTAGAATTGATAAGCTGTTTTAATTCTTCATTAGCTTCTATAGAAAAAGGAGTTTTAGAAGATATTGTATCTCCATCATAGTCACCACCAATAGATCCAAGACGAACGTTATTAGGTAATGCTACATCTATGAATTTATTAGTAGAGTTAGAATTCATATCTTCTTTTCTTATCTTAGGATATTCTTTAAAGAATTTCCCATCAACTATCATAGGTTCTGTTTGGATAGTAGAAATTACCTTTATCTTTGCAGGAAATTGGTTCCAATAACTATCGATAGGGAAGCGGGTAATAAGAGTAACTTTATCTTTAGTAATATCCATAGCCGCTCTGTAAATAAGATCACACCAAGTAAGAGGTCTTTGTTGAATAGGAAGTTGTCCTACTGTATCTCCTTTGATCATCTTTTCAGCTACTTCTTCATCAGAAACTTGGTATCCCTTATAAGTAAGATAGAAATGACGATCTTTATTTTTTCCTTTTAATTTAGAAGTATCTATAGGAGCTTCGATAGGAATAAAACGATTACGCATACCATGCATAAATCTATCTAATTCTTTTTTAATCCGTTCATCAGAATATACAGATTGCCAATCTTTTATATTTTGAAGATCAAAATCTTTGTTCAAATAAGTTACCAGTAATTTAGTTTGATCAGAGATATTGTTTTCAAACCAACGTCTAATCCAATATAGCATATACGGGAAGAAATTAGCACAGATAGCTGCTAAGGGTAATCCAATACTATCTGTATCTACATCAATATCTTCTAATCCTTCTTTTCTAAGATTTTGAGTACAGATTACAAGTCTAGCACCCCAGTCAAAAGACTTCTTCATACCAGCTCTTCTAATAAGACCCATCTTTCTAGAAAGGCCAGAAGCTTGAGAATCTTCACCATTATATCTACCGAATACCAACCAATCATATACAGCAGTTAAATTATCTTGAATACGACCTCTTATTTCTCCATTAAGGGTTAAACCATATTCATTGCTTTCTTTTAAAGATTTAGAATCTCTGATAATCGAGTCATAGATCTTGTTTATTTCCCCTACAGATACTCTGCCTTGCTCTGTATTTACATCTCGATATCCAACAGGAATTACAACAAAATCTTTTATAAATAACTTTTCTCTATATCGTTCCAAAAAATCAATCTTAACTTCTCTACCAAAAGAATCTGTTTTCTTAAATTTTATGGTTTTGATAATCTTTTGTAAATATTTAATACCTGTTTCTCCATTAGGATCAGGTTTTAATTTGCCAGATTCTTCATCTAATTTATAATTATCAACTTCATGAGCACATAATTTTACATTATTATCTAATCTACACCAAATCTTATAACCAAGAGGATGTAAGAAAGATTCTCCAGCTAAGTTAATATATGCGAAGATAGTTGTTCTATCTTCTTTTGTAATACCAAATATTTCATTAGATAATAATCCATCTGCAGTAGGAACATTCTTCCTAGCAAAATACATGGGGTTCTTAATTTCTTTAAGTTGGTTTACTTTGATAAAATTAGCTACATTAAGAGGATCTAATTTAAGGTGTTTGATTTTTTCTTCTTGATCTTTAGAAACTTCGTTAAGGATTTTATCACTCATAAGAAATTTACCTTTCTTCATAAACTTTTTAATTAATTGTCCCATCTAGCAAACTAATGCTAGATGGGATTACTAATTAAATATCCATAAGATCAAACCATACAATATTTTTAGAATAATTCATAGAAATCTTGTATAGTGGTTGAAAAGCTCCAGGAATTATTTGGTTATTTAATGTATCCTTTAATTCATGAAGTGAATGACTCTCATCATTATCGGATAATTCTATTTCGAATTTATTATTCTTTAAAATAGAAATCGTTTTGATAGATTTTATATCGAAACAAGCTAAGATTACATCATACAAAGCTACCTCTTTAGAGAGTAGTTCATTATTCATAGATTTAGAGGATACTAATTGAGAGAATTCTAGTAAATTCATTTTAATTAGCTATTTTAATCCTCCTATTTTATTCTCCTTTGAACATCGCATCCATCTCTTCTTTTTGTTTGGCATTTTGTACCGTCTTATTTTTAATTTCTTTCATATACCTAAAGTGTAGGTATAACAAAAAGCCAACATCACAAGTTTTTGCTTCTTCAAAGGACAGTCTATTTTTATAGTATTCGCAAAGGCTAAATATTACTGTATAGAAAGTGCCCCGATCGGTAAAAAGGCCCGAGTGAAAAGCAAATCAATGGATCCCTGAGGAGTAGCATCAATATGTGTATGGCAACTTGTGCATTCTGTAGCAGGAATCTGATAAGAGATTTTTTCTTCTGTAAATTTACGAGTAATCTTGTATACTTCGCCCATAAGAGCAGAGTGTTCATCAGGAGAGAGGTGACGCATAATTTCATAAATAGCTTTTACTTTACGCATTACTGTTTTAGATAAGCTATCTTCTACGACACCAAAGTCAATAGGATATAATTCCTTGGTTGCTCTATTAACTTTATAGATTGTATCAATGTTTGCCATGATTTGAACAACTGTACTATACTTCTTAGAGAAATCTTCTGAAAGTGCAGCACGTTCAATCATATCACCATAGATAGATTCAGTGCAGAAACTAAAAGCATAATCCTTACTAATGATAATAGGTTTAGTTCTAAAGAGTTTAGATTGAACAGGTTCTCCATTAAGAATCTTTTGGAAACGTTCTTTAACCTTGTCATTAGGATATACAATCATATCTTCTACTTTTTTCTTTTCCAAGAAAAGTTTATTACATTTATTATTAGGGCACTGATAGGAAAGGTAGTTTACATCTTTGAAGTTTGCCATATAAATAGTAAACAGCATGCAATCCAAGTCATAAACAGAAATTTGTTTTAACCATGTATCAATATCAGGTTTCTTTCCTACAGTGTGATTGTAAATAATATTGAAGAACTTTCTAAGTCCACCAATAGTAGTCAAGTCTGTAGTTTGAGGATTAAATTGAAGTAATTCTTCCCCAGATACAGGAGTCATTTCAATTTGTTTACCGGTATATTGTAAACCAAATGTTACTGTATAAGCAGAACGTTCTACTTGTAAAGCACTCTTAAGTTTAATGGGTTTCTTAGAAATTACAAATTCATCAAGACCTTCATTTCGTTCCATCTTAAGAGCTTCAAGAACTTGTTCTTTATAATCATGAGTAAGACGTTTAACTTCTTCTTCAGAAAGATTGGGTTCTTCATCTTCTTCCACATCAGAAAGAAGTTCTTTTTCTTCAGGATCTTCTTCTTCAGCAAGAATAGGTTTTGCAGAAGGAGTTTCTTTTACTACATCTTTATCTTTTACTGTTGTGAAGGTTTCTTCATCTTCATCGTCTTTTTCTTTGATTTCATCATCTTCATAAGGGAGATCAGGCTTTTTAGGACTAACCCCAAGATCAACACTGCTGTCATCAAGAAGATCAAGGAAATCATCTTTAGAATCATCATCATTTTTTGTAATACTATCAATATCTTTAGATACATCAGAGCTCATACGAGGAGTACGATTTACTTGCTTTTCTTCAATACCAAAATATTTATTATTTGTTTCTACTTTTTCATCATGAGCTACTGTAAATAAGATATATCCCTTTCGTTCATAATCAGTAATTCCATCAAAACGAGGTTCTGTTTCAATAATATCTTCTATCTGTTTAATAAACTTAGAAAGACGTTCATTAGATTTAGCTCGTTTCATAAGAACTTCGTATTGAGTATTTACATACTCTTCTTTTCCTTTAGTAATAAGACCATCAGGATCGGTAAGTTCTTTCTTAGTACGTTCAATTTCATGATCTGCCAAATCATAAAGACTATCTAAATTCTTACGAATAGGATCATCTACTTTAGATTTAGGGACTTTGGCAATAGTATCTACATTTGAAATTACTTCATCATATTTAGTATTACCATCTTCATCAACTACAGTACTTTTTGCAATATCTGCTAAGCTTACTTTCTGAATAGATTCTTCAGATTTGGGCTCTTCCTTTTCTTTAGTACCATCAACGATAATATATTTTTTATCTTCTTCTACTTTAACTGTTTCTACGATAGGTTCGATAGGTTTATTGTTTTCATTCTTTGCAACCTTTTCAGCCGGTGTAAGTTCAGGTTCCAAACCAAGATCGGATAAATTCAATTGTTCTTTATTTTCCATAATTAATCCTTTTTCCTCCTAATAGGTACTTTATGCTTTTTGAATGCATTACCACCAGTTTTTTCTCTTTCAATAGCTCTTTTCTTTGCACCATCTAATGTTGTATCTAAATAATCTCCAATAGCACCAGAATCTAACTTGTTATTGTAGGTTATAGAAGGTCCAGAATTCGTAGAAATACCAGGAGCTGCTTTAGATTTAAACATATCCTTCAATTTATCATTGGATACTTCTACTTTATCCATGGTTTCTATATTAAATTCAGATTCTTCTATTAATTTAGATACACTGGGGTTGTCTTTCATTTTAATCCAAATTTTCATTATGAGTTTAACCCTTCTATCGTATTAGCGGCTACATTATACAAGATTTCAAATTTAACCTGTCTAATTATAATAGAGAAAAGAATCATATTTTCTAAAGAATCTTTAGGTCTATATAATGAAACCTCAACATCTACAGGTATCAATTCAGGTAAATAAGTTGATATCTGATCTTCTAATTCATTACGTAGTGTGATCAATTCTTCCTCAAAAGCAAATCTATATCTTCCTCGAATATCTATTCCAAGATCAGGAAAATCTGGATAAGATCCTTTCTTAAGAAGAAGCAGTCTTATGATTAATAAAGCTGCTGAGTTCATAGTACCTGTTTGAATATTCTCCATATCCAAAACTTTTGGTCTGTTAAGATCATCTATATCTAAAAGATAATCTCTTATATTAGCTTCTACTTTAAGTATTTTACTCAAAAAATATCACCATCTTTGCTAAGTAATATTTATAATTTTTTAAATGAATGTCTCACCTGTAAAAATCTATACTTTACAAATATCGGGACATTTTTATAATTAAAAATATTATTTGGAGGTCTTAAATAATATGAATGAAGCAATGGGTCTTGCTACAATGAATCCTATGGTAGGGACTACCTATAAACCTTTTTCTGCAATAATGATGGTTGATAATTATAATCATGATAAAGATATTAATGATGGATGGTCTACTTATAGAGTTGCTAGAACGTTGGATAAAGATAGTCAATATATTGAAGTAGATGATAATGGAAAACTTACTAATAGAGATACATGGGATACATTATCTGAAGCTGATTTAAAATTATACGATATTAAAACCTTTAATCTAAACTCAGTATTCAACTCTTTGTTAGAAGAGTTGAGATTACCTTATGAGGATAGGCCTATTCATGATAAAGATTATCTCTATGAGGCATTTATTGGAAGTAAAGTATATATGAATGATCAGGTAGATTATGAACCTTTATTAGAAGAGATAGAACTTAAGAAGTTAAGTAAGATAATAAATTCTGATGCTGATAATATATCTAAAGATGCAGATAAAGAATTTGGAACTATGTCTCCAACCAATTCTGATGAAACACATGTTAATGGCACTACTCTTTTAGCATCTTCTAAAATACAAATGGTTGGAATGAATTCATTATTTGAATCTTATTCAGTTTCTGATATTGAGGGAGAAATGAATAAGATTAATCACATGATTGAAAAAATTACAGAATAGAGGGCTTGATATGGGATTTTTTAATAGTAGTGATAGTAACATCCAAAGATATTCTCAAGATCAAGACAGGTCTTTTAAATATAATGAAATAAAAAGATGGGTAGAAGTTCATGGTGGGGCTATTATAAAAGACCATTATGCTACTGAAGATGAACTTGAAGAAGATTGGTATAAATACAAATCTTTACCTAGATTATGGTATAGAGCTAATGATGAAGCTATGAGATTATTTGGTAAAGATAATGAAGCTTTATATTATGAAAATAAACAATGGTTTATGAAAAAAAAATCTATATATAGATTTGAGTCTGAATTCAATGGAATTAAAGACGTAGATAACCATGTTATAGATGAGATAAAGGCTAAATTTAGATATATAAAAGAACCTGGTATAGAATTAGAGAAAGACTATTACCCTACAGAAGAAAAGAAAAAAAGAGATGGTATATTAGTAGCTCCTAATTTATCATCTAAAGATTTGCATATAGAAAGAGTATATTCTCCTGTTTTAAAAGAAGATGGATCTGATATATCTGATGAAGAAAAATTAAAACAGGTAAAGAATTATACAGACAATGATTATCCTATACTTAGAAAAGAGTATGATAATCTAAATGATCTTGAAAATGATTGGTATAAATACAACTCAAATGATAGAGATAGAAGAAAAAATTGTGATGACTTCTCTATGAGTATTTATGGTAAAACAGTTACCGATATCTATAATGATAATCTAAAACGATTATTAAATAAAGAAGATATGTCTGATAATGTAGAACCCATGGAATATAAACCTACTTCTGTAGATGAAGAAAGTTCTCTATTATATGAAGAAGCTTTATTTTCTGCTGTATCTGAAACTGATGATTATGCATATTTAGCTAATATGAAATATAGATTATTGGAAGACGATAGAATGACTCCTGTAAAATATATTTATAGAGGAAAAATATTAGATCGTATAAATTATAAATTAGATTACGATGTATCAGCTTTCCTAAAACTTGGATCCACTTCTAGGGATATTCCTATCTTAACTCCAGATGAAATAGCTAGATTTGGCAGTGAAGAAAATACAACATATGCTCCTTCAGATTTTGCTATAAAGTGGTTCAATAACTATAATGGTATAATGAATGGTATTAAATTATCCTTTAATCCGGTTTCTTGGGTTACAGAAGTTACTACCTTATCATATGCATATCAGGTAGAACAAGATCCTGAAGAAAAAGAACGATTAGCAGCAAATTTAATGTTTCTTGGTTGGAATCCCAGGTTCTCATATAATACTTATTATCGGAGGGTTGCAAGTGAACGCATTAATAAATACCTTAGTGATCGCAGTGTATGTAACTACATTCCTATCTATAATATGCCTGTTTTTAAACATGATGCATTTATAGAATCTACAGAATTAAAAGAAGAATGTCCTGCAGTATATTTCATATTCCATGATGATTTAAAAGTAGGAGAACCTGGTTTCTTTGTATCTTTTGATGGATTTAAAGATAATATAGGATATCTAAATATCTTCAATAATATTGGAAGTGAATACTATTCTTATAAAGATAAAGAAGATATTACAAAGTATCTAAAGAATGATGATTTTATAATGGCTTTTGCAGTTCCTTTACTTGTAGAAGATTTTGATAAGGTTAAAGCTAATTTTGAATCTTATCTAATGAATACAAGTTTGAATAATAGTAAAACATTAAAAGAAGGAACAGAAGCTTTGGCTTTAATCGATATCTATCCTAGAAGAATTATGAGTGACTTTATGAAGTTATTCTTAGATAGTTCTTTTGATTTCAATACATCTTTAGATTTAGATGATGTAATGAAATATTTAGAAGATACTAAAGGAAAAGAATTTGATGCTTATATCATAGCAAATACAGTAATGGTTAATTTTGATTTACAAAAGAGTATGAAAGCTACAAAACTAAATTTCAATGATCTCAAATCTATTAGTATTAAAGAAAACTATACTTTTACAGAAGATAATATAGATTGTTATCCTTATCTCTGTTTATCTGAGTATGGAAGAATCAAAAATACTAAATCCAAACCTAAAAAAGATAAAAAAATATTAAAAGAATTTTTTGATTTACTAAACAATAAAATAATAGATATATAGGGAGAAGAGGGAAGAGGATCTATTCCTCTTCCCAAATCTTAAAATCTAATAACGGTTGTATATTATAAATATGAAATATATAACTTAAAGGAGATAATTATCTTGGATCAAATATTGGGTAAGAAATTTCTTATAACTTCTAATGAGATAAAAATCTTAATGAAGTATCCTAGATTATTAAGAGTAGTTAAACTATATGATGAATATGAAGAAGTAGATCTAAAAATATTAAATATAGGTAATATGTATACTGGAGATAAAGAAGAAGGAACTATTTTCCATATGAGTATAAATGAATTGTATTTATATTACAATTCTATTGTTCCTAATCTGGTTGTAACTGTTAAAAGATTTCTAAATACAGAAATAGAAAATATAAATAGTCTATTGGTTATAAACCAATACATTACAGAGAATACTCCTACTAATTCTATAAAAGATATTGATATATTCTATATCAATAAATTTATGAACTTAAAGAGTTATGAAAATGATATATTTGAAGACATGTTTGCAAAGCATAATAGACTTCCTATAAAGTATGATCTAAAACAGGATTCTATACCTGAAATCATCTATGAAAATGATATTATAAAATTAGTATTCACTAAAACAGTATATCTATATCTAGAAGATAGTTTATCTGATCTGACTAAGATAGTATCTTTTAATGAATATGGATATGATAAAAGTATAGATCCTATACTAAAAAAATACAGTAAGTCTGTAGAATATTATCAACTCTCTAAAGTTAATATAGATATAGAGAAAGAAGTAGTTATAAAGAATATAATGAGATTACCAAAACTATCTCTTGCTTCTGGATTCAAAGAATTCTATAATGAATATAATGAATGGCCTGTTGATTCATATTTTGAATTCGATAGAAGGATAGATGGATTAGATGCTATAAAAAACAAAAATTCTAAACACTATATAGTATTTACTGAATTGAAGGATAAGAGTATACTATGTATACTATACCCTAAAATAAAAAGAAACTTATCACTTTATAATCTATTATTAAACGATAATGAAAACAGTGCTATGAATAAAGATGAAGTATTAAAATTTATAAGTTTAACTGTTAATTAGGTGGTAGGTAATAGAAATTTCTATTACATACTATATATTTGAGTTAGTGATGATAGGCAGCCTCATCAGTGTTCTAACTCAGTTTTGTATTTCTAATATATTAGGAGGAATCACACAATGAATGCATTCGAAACAAAGAAGGAAGACAGCAAGAAAGAAAAGCAAACCATCGGTGCAGTTGGTTTGGAATTTCCGCAGCTCTTGTCTGCTGGTTATGTAACAACTAAAGATCTTAGCAATTTGATCAATAGTTTCTATCATGCAGTATTTACGGATTACTATGGATCTAAATTAGAAGTAGCAGCAAATGGTCAAATCTCCATTCGTTTGTTCTTCAAACCTGTAGAAGGTAAAGATTCTAATCTTATCTTTGCATTAGAAAATATTAATAAGCCTAGCGATACAGATGCGTATAGCCGTATTGAACGTGCTAATCGTTTCAACAATCCGAACGGTAATTATCGTAATTACAAATTTACAGATGATGCTAAAGAAATGCTTAGCGAATTTGTAATCAGCTCTGGTATTAATCGTAATGGTGGAGTTAATTGGAATGCAGTAAGTGAAGAAACTACTGGTTCTGATAATTACAATCGTCCTCAGATCTATATCTCTCTTACTTGCGATATCTATAAAATCATTCGCAAACTCTATGGAGATAAGACCTCTAATAATGGTCATTGGGATTACAATATCGAAGTTAAAGCTCCGATTGCTCCTAAGATGGATCCGAATGGTAATGTCATTGCAACTAACTATTCTCTGTTGCTTTGGAGAATTGATTCCAGCGATGTTACTGCATTAGCTGCACGTTTTGGTTATGGTGATTTCGGAACCAATAGCCTTGGTATTAATACAGAAATGTAAATAAAACTGTTTGAGGTAGAGAGAAATCTCTACCTCAATACTTTAATATAAATTAGTAACTTTTTTAAATTTATTTTTTATCTTAAGGAGAAAATAAAATGGCTTTCAAAAAAGATGCTGGTCCTATCAAATATGAAATTAAAGAAGATGGAATCAATGAATTAGTAGATGAAGGTTCAGGTAATATGGTATTAATGCTTAGAGAAGTATCTTGGAATGGAAGAGAACCTAAACTAGAACTTAGAAAATGGATTGTTGATGTAAATGAAGAAAAGCCTATGAGAGGTGTTTCTTTTATTACAGAAGAAGGTCCTAATAAACTTACTGAGATCATGATCAATAAAGGTTATGGGAAAACAGAAACAGTATTAAATGATCTTAAAGATAGAGATGATTTTGATTCTTCCCTAAATAAAGTAATTGGTAAAAAGAAAGTTGAAAAAGCAAAAAACACTGAAGTAATTGTCGATGAAGATGAATACTTTGATCCTAATAATATTTTAGGATAAAATGAGGTGTTGATATGAAAAATCAGTATGAAGAGATAAAAGGGGATAATCAGAATGAATCTCTAGAACAATTAGAGATGTGTAAGTATCTAGTTCAAGGAGAAAATAAACCTTGTAGGTATAGAGATATGTATGGTAGATGCACATTTGAAAATTGTGTATTAGATTCTGAAGAAAGTCCTTTACGATCTAAGAAGTGGTGGTTTCAATGTATTATTTGTAAACACCCTACTTCTATTGAACCTGATGGATTAAGAGTTCCTTTTTGTGAAAGTTGTATATCTAGAATGAATGAAGCAGAGGTGCTTCCTTTTACTTGTAGATATTGTGGAAAGAAACAATATACTCCTTCGAAATGGATGTTTTCTAGAGTATGTGATGAATGCATTCCTCTATTGTATAATAAGAATGCAGGACAGACTTGTTTAAAATATACTCCTAAAGCAGGAAAGCATTCTATTTCTAAGGGTGGATCTATGCACGATTATAAATAGGAGGCTATTATGCCTAATCAACGAGTAAAGCAATATGACTATTTAGATGCTGTCCCTATAGAAAATATACTATATGGGCAGTTCATAAAATATGATAAACTAAACAAACTATTTGTAGAGTATTATAAAGATAAACAACAACCTAAATGGATCAATATATACATAGACGTATACCAAGTATTACTTCCTATATTTAGTTTCTATAAGGTTATTCATCCTTATAGTATCACCTCTTGTTTAGCTAACTTAGCTATTCATTATAAATCATTTTTTAGAAAAGCTGGAATAGATAGTTTTGTATTCCTATTATATTCTCCTACTTCAGGATCATCTACCCAGCAAAGATTCTGTTCTGATTATAATTCTAAGAATATTACCAAGATGATTAATAATCAGGAAATATATAAAATAGTAAATGAAAACTTACCATTATTGAGTATGCTGTGTCAGTACATGAATAATATTTATTTTAAAATAGGAACTGTAGAAACTTCTGTCATGGCTTATGATATGATTACTAAGTTTAAAAATAGAAATATACAGGTTCCTTCTCTTTTTATAACTTCATCTCAATATGCATTTCAACTTCCTTCTAAAGTAAAAGATTTAATCATGTTATTTAAGAAGAAAACAAGTACAGAAGGGATAGATGAATCTTATATAGTAAATACAGATACTGCTTTAGATTCTTATATTGCAGAAATTAAGAAACAAAGAATAGAAAAATTTGAAGTGAATCAATCTTGGTTATCAGGGTTTATGACTTTATCTGGTATTCCTAAGAGGAACTTAAAGTCTTTATTTAATTACAAACAAAGTTTGAAAATATTGAAAACTATTGATGAAAGATTTGATCAGGCTACTCCTGATTCTATATATAATACAGCTAATCAATTATATCCTAATAAAAATATGGATTCTCATTTTTATGATGAGATTGTAAATAGGTTTAAATGTATAGATTTAGATTATCAACTTCATCTGTATAGAACAATGCCTGAATCTATAGATACTGTATTCCTGGAACAAGTAGAAAATCCAGAAGCATTGAAAAGAATTAATGATGAATACTTTTCAGAAAATCCTATCTTATTAGAAAGAATATAGAGTAGAGTCTTAACGACTCTACTCCTATTTTATTTTTTCTTAAGAAGAGAAATTGTATCAGACATGGAACCAGAACCCATTTCTAATGTTTTCATTGTATTGCTAGTTACAGAAGATAATTTGATCCCTTTACCTTCAGTAGAAACTACGTTTATATTCTTATTATCTTTATCAGTCATACTATTAGCATTCTTATACCATTCTTGTTTATTGGTCTTATTATTAATAGCTGTTGTTGTATTAGCATCTTCTGCTTTGCTTGTAGTAGAGTTTTCCAATATCTTAGAGAAGTTTAGCATAGTAATACATTTAAAGATATTACTTTCTCTAGAATAGATTTCTGTCTTTTTATTCAATAAGAACAATCCATCTTTATCAGAATGAGCATTATAATTTTTTACCACATATCTCTTATTTGGGGTAAATACAGATGGATCTAAATCATTCTTGCTGATAGTTAATTGATTAATCTTATTTTCTAATTCAGCTTTAAAATTCTTTACTTCATTAGGATTATCGTTCTTTGAGACAATTATCTGTGTTCCAGGTCTACTACTACCGAAGCTACCTCCGACATTCATGTCAGATTCAAAACTTCCTATTCCTATTTGACCTATACCGGTTAAATCTGTAATGCTATCTAAATTATTTTTTAATAGTTGCATATCTGTATTGTCTAAGAACCCGCCATGAGACAAATATTTACCAGCATCAGATAATTTATTGTAGATAGACTCTCCAGTAAAGGAAATAGCAGATACATCTGTAACCAAAGATACAAATTTACTCTTAATATCACAGGATAAAATATCATTAAAGCTAGGGAAGAAGGATAATAGGTTTTTGGCAAATCCGGTAATAAATCCTACAACTCCTCTAAGACTTCCAATAACCCCTTTAATATTATTAATATACCCTTGCATCTCTGTTACATTTTCTAGTAATTTATTGGAGTTGGCAAATACATCATTAAAAGATACATTAGTACTAGCATCTGTAAACACAGGACTAAACTTATCATAGATAGGTTTTATCTTATTTACAAATGCAGCCGCTTTATCTGCTATAGATGAAACTTTATCCATTGTATTATCTAATACATTTGTTTTAGAGAATATATTAGACTCAGCATGAGAAGAAGCAGAATATGAGGTTGAGTTTATCTTATTTATAGAATTCTTTGTAGATTCTATTACATCCTGCACATTAATTTCTGTAACAGAATTTAAATAATTATCTAGATATTCTGAGTCGTAGAATATAGGAGTCAGTTTATTTATATTGGCTTCAAACTTAGTACTCATATTATTAAGCTTTTCATATTGCTTGTTGAAGTTCAATAAACCACTTCCAATATATTTACTAATAGCAGAAGTTAATGAGCTTTGAACAATAGGAACATTTATGGTTACTTTACCAGGTTTAGCTCCAGCAGAAGTGGGGAATCCAGATATCTGACCCATTATAGTTTCTGTAAGTTTATTTTGATATTCTGCTAATTCTTTAGCTTTGTTTAAAACATTATTTTTAAATATATCATTCCACTTACTTAACTTCTCTGGGACGTTCCCCATCTTCTTTACCATTTTCTTTATCATTACTTTAAACTTAGATACAATTCTATCTATATAGGCTTTCATCTTAGCAATATTAGCATAGCTTAAAATACTATTATCTTTACTAGGATTTATAATAGCATCAAATCTATTTATGATTTTAGATATATCATGGTTTATAGTATAATTTGTATCACTAACAGATACGTCTATATAGTAAGCATTTTGATTTGTATCTATATCCATACCTTCATTCATCATATTAGGATCTGTTATTTCTCTTACATTTAAAAGAACGTCATTATATTGCTCATTCTTCATAGGAAGACCCTTACCAGATTTAGAGATGAGATAAGTACAGATAGGTTCATCTATAAAAAATAAATACTTCGTAGGGTAGAACACTTCTATTGAATTTAGATAATCTACTAGACTAGTAAGAGTATCAGTAGGAGGAATTATCAATTGAGATTGAGGTTTATTATATTGGAAAGGTTCAATAAGAAGATGAAGATTAGTCATATATGAAGATACAATATCCATCATATTTGTATTCATCATAGTAGTATTAGCAACTACTTTATTTGAGTCTATACATTTCTTACTCATAAGACCTATATAAACTTCTTTATATACATCTTTTCTATCTTCTCCATTATTCTCTTTATCTATATAATCTAATTCTTTATAGTAGTTTATATCATTAGAAACAAAGATAGAGTATTCATCTTCTATATAAGTTTCTGTAGTAGGCTCATCTAATTCTGATGATGAATTAAATTTTTCTATCTTTAAATGCATGGTAGCACTTTTTGCATTCTGTATAATAATATCAAATAAGTTTTTATCTAAACTAACTTTAGCTAACATTGTCGGCATGTTCTTATTTACATAATCACTTATTCGAATAAGATCTTTAAAATTTTCCGGTTTTATATTTAAATCATCTGAAGGTACTCCTGGAATAACTATCTTCCCAGTAATTTTAAAATTCCATTTTTGCATAAGAGTCGATTTCACCTCCATAAAATATTATAAGTTTGTCATTTAGAATAAAATGGACAGATAACCATCAAGGTTATCTGTCTATATTTTATATAAGATTATCATTAGAAATCAGCATGTAAACGATCAAAGCATTTATAAATCTTATTGAAAATAGCTTTAATCCGATTAAAGAGATTTTTGATTGTATCATTCTTTAACTTGTTACTTTCAATCTTACTAAACAATTTTTCTACTTTAGAATAAGCAAGAGAAAGATGTTTAGAATCAGAATTGGTAGCATTTCCAGATTTGATATACTTAGAAGCCTGAGTACACATCTTTTCCAATCCACCAAGATCTTTTGTATATGTACGAGTAATAACAGCGATAGCTGTATTAATAACCTTTGTATCTGTCGGAGTAGATCCTGCCAAATTTCTTACAGCTTCTTCAACATTACCTGCTTCTCTTAATGCTTCTTTAATAAAAGCATCAACTTTATTTACTTGGTTTCCCATATCAGATGCTTCATTGATTACAAATAATCCCATCTTATTATACTTCCTTTCAAATTATTTTTTAAATATAGAATTTTTTACCTTTATAATAAGGTTAACGATAGCATTTAATACTTTCATTATTCCCTTTTTGATGATATTAAAGAATTTGATTGCTTGGTCTTTAATCTTTGTAGTAAAAGATTCATTATCATATTTTTTATTTCTTACTTTATTTATTCTTTCTTCACACATAGACAAACTGTTTTCTAGTTTATGTTTAATTCTTTCTAGAAAAGGAAGTTTTTCAGTAGAATCAGAATTTTCTATATGCTTTTTACAAGATTCAATCATTTTTTTTTCTATGTCTTGAACTTTCTTTTCTGTATCTTTAACAGTTTGTTTAGGCTCATCATCACTATCTAGATTAAAGGCTTGGTTACTATTCATCATATTATCAAAATTTTTAAATTCTTCTTCTGTTAAATTAGGTTGTACATCTTCATTATAAAAAGATGTTCCTTCTAATATTACATATAATCCCATATTATATCACCTATATTTTATCTAAATTTATTATGTATAGATGCTAAAGCAGATACAATAGCTTTTACAATCTTCATCAGTATCTGTTTAATTTTAATAAATACCCATTTAATAGCATTCAATACATTTGTTGCAATACCTTTATCAAATTTTAATTCAGAAAGGCTTTGATCACATTTTTTGATCTTTGCTTCTAATGAAGTTTTCAATCTTTCTAAAAATGTTTTATCTTTTACATTTTTAACATTTTCTACAATCTTATTTGCATTTCCTTCTGCTTGATTAACAAGTTGTTTTGCTTTTCCTGTATCACTTTTTGCAGCTGTAGCGGCTTCAGATGTTTTATTAGCAAGATCTTTAACTTCAGCTACAACAGTATTTTTAGATGAAGAATCTTCATTATTAGTTGTATTACTTGAATCGGTTTTATTTGCATTTCCTTTATAAATAGCATTCTTTTCTGAAGAAGTAGTATTTGTTTTATTACCATCTGTACTTGGTTTATTAGATGGAGTTTTTATAGGTTCTGGTTTATTATCTTTATTTGTATCTGCAGGAGGAGTAGTATTATTTCCTTTTGAAGCATCTTTGTAAACATTGTTCTTTCCCTTTACCAAAGAATCCATATCTGCCCTTGCTTTTTCTCCAGCATCTTTCAAAGCTTTTGCATTTGCTTTCTTTTCTGCCTCTTCATCCGCTTTCTTTGCTTTAGCTTTAGCCTTTTCTTCTTTTTTTGCCTCTTTTTTAAACCTAGCTAATTCTTCTGCACGTTCTTTAGAATTTGCATAGGCTACTCTTGCTTCATAATCTTTTTTTGCTCTATTTTCTATTTCATCATCTAATTGATCTACTTTTTTAGGATCTGTTGTTCCTATTAGTAAATCTTTATCTACAGATTCTCCATCATAAAATTCTCTTCTTAAACGAACTTTTTCAAGGTATTGATCAATCAATTTGATTATATGGTTATTTTTTTTTCACCATCATATCCAAAAGTATCATTTAATTCTTTGAAATCTTTTTCACTACCACGACGTAAGTTTTGTACATCTTTCCAAGTTTTTATTTTTGATATATCTATATCTTCATTAAAATACATTCTCATTATATAAATCACCTTCTAATTTTAAAATAAGAGAGAGAGAAATCTCTCTCTCTCTCATCATATTAATTATTATTTAGATTCTTTTTTGCTACGGAATTTATTCTGGATAGAAGCCAATGCAGAAACAATAGCTTTAATAACTTTTAACAATACTTGTTTAATCTTAGTAAATGCATATTTAAATTTATTGCTAATGGAACTTCCACCATTTTTCTTATTTTCTTCTTCCATCTGCTTAAACTTATTGTCATATTCTTTAATCTTAGCTTCAAGTTTTGCTTTTGTTTTTTCTAACCAAGACTGGTTTTCACATTTTTTTACAGAATTTTCTGTAGCTGATACAATTTTATCAAGATCAGAATAATCACCAGTATCTGCTGCTTTTCTGCAAGCTTTGCTAAGAACAGTTACATGTTCGGCAGGTTTTGCTACAGTATCATCCATAGCAATATTAAGCCCTTTTTGCATTTTTCTACCATCTACTTTACCATCTTCTCCTTCACCACCAGCATATGCGATAGCGTTAAGATGGCTCATAGAATCACCAAATTCATTAAAAGCTTTGTAATCTTCGTTAAATGTAAATAAACTCATTTATTTTCACCTCATATATGATTTTTAAAAATAAATTCTACTTAAATTTAAATAGAATACTAAGTATTAACTTTATGTTCAATTATTTAAAATTACTTTCTATTAGTTCTTAACTGGTTTCTATAGTTATTCATATTATTAGTTAGAGTTTGATTAGCTTGACTTCCTACACTTCTAGATGTTTCAATATAATCATTTCCTTCTTTTTTATAGGTATTAAATTTAACATCTCTAACACCAAGTTTATTAATCTTATTACCAAGTGTTCTATTTTTCCAAGTACGTTGAAGTCTACCTAATACAGAAACAATAGCATTTATGATTCTAACAAATATTTTCTTAATTTGGAGAATAAACCATTTTACTTTTTCACCAATACTAGTCCCTACATTACTCTTAGATTTCATATTGATGGCTCTCAGCTTAACATCAAAAGATCTAATCTTTTCTTCTAATCTAACTTTCAATCTTTCTAATCCTGTAGGTTCAGATGATTTATTGATTAAAGAAACGATCTGATTAGCCTTTTCATTAATTTGATTTGTTATTTCTTGAGGATTGGAATTTTGAGAATTGATAGATTGTTCTCCATTTTGTACCTGAGCTGTAATTTGAACCATATTGTTCATGATAACACTCATGGATGTTTGACCATTATCCCCTTGTTTATATTGACCATTAGAAAATTGAGGGGGGGTGTTTGATTAGGTTGATTATCTTCTCTTAATACAAATAATCCCATTATTCTACTCCTCTAATTTTATTATAAATAGCAGAAATAGCGGATACAAGTAATTTAAGAATTTTCGTAAAGATTCTCTTAAGCTGGATAAAAGCCAATTTGATAGTATTGATAATCTTGGTACCAATACCTTCATCTTTAAATTTCAATTCTTTAATTTCTTTATCCCATTTTTCTAATTTATCTTCTAAACGCTTTTTAAATCTTTCTAATGCAGTAAGATCTTCTCTGCTAATATCATCGCTATTTTCTACAGTTTTTATATCTCTTTCAATTTCATTAGCAGTTGTTTCTACTTCTTGCTTACTTGCATTATTAGTAATCCCATTTTGAGAGGCAACCATTAGTTCATTAGATCTTTTAAAAAGATACACTACTTTTTCTTTAAAAGACTTAAGAGCATCTGTTACACGACTTTCTTCTAATGAATAGATATCACTATATCCATATCCTTCATTCATTATAAATAACGACATGTTTTTTATCCTTTCTTTATTATATTTTAAGGATAATCTTTATCTTCATTGATTACAAATAATCCCATAATTTATCCACCTAACCACGTTTAGTAGCTTCTAAGTCATTATCTTTTGCAAGTACATCTGTTCTATATTTTACTTCATTTTCAGCTTTTCTACGTTCTATTTCATTTCTAATATTACCTTTATTAGAACCAGATAATTCATTCTTATATTTGCTATTATAATATTTATCTTTTACATAACGATGGGCTTTAGCTATCATAGAAACGATAAAACCTATTATCTTTAAAAATATTTTTATTATATAACCTATAAGAAGTTCATATGCTTTGTATATTTTAGTAAATATAGAATCAGTTTCGAATATTTTCTTTGCAAATAGTTCTTTTTTCTTATTTTTAATAAAAAGCTTATACTTTTCTACTTTAGATTCTATCCAATATTTCATCTTTTCAAGAACAGTTAGATTAGAAATATTTTTGATAGCATCTATTGCTTTCTTACTATACTTATCTACTTCATTCTTACTCATGCTTAATTCATTTGGATTGTATCTGGTTACAGAGGATCCTTTATATTTACCAATTTGAAGCCATCCGTTTTCACCATCAAATATTCTAGCAGTACCAGCAATATCTAAGATATTCTCTCTAGCTACTTTTACCCATTTATCTCGTTCTTCTTTACTTTCTGGAGCTCTTGTAAAGTTAAATTTAGGAGATAAAATATTACTATTTATATCTGGCTCGAAATACTTATCTGTAGAATATCCCTCTTCTTGGAAGAGGGATATTTCTCTGTTCATGAATAAGCTCATTTATATCATCCTATATATTAAAGGGTATCCTGATTACTATGTGCTGCTTGAGGACCTGTTTGAGAGGAGGTTGAATGCCCTCCTTGAGATTCTCCAATTCCAGAATGTGCAGAATTTTGAGGAGCACCAGATACAGGTTGGGTAGCACTATGTGTAGAAGATGAAGATTCAGTTCCAGGTGTTGCAGCTGCTTCTTCTTTAAACTTTACTAAATCAGAAATGCGGCGATAACGTGTTCCCTTATCAAAGGAAGTCTTAGGTTCTGTATGGTTAGCTGCAGCTTCTTCTTTAGCTTTAAGATCTTCATAGTATGCTTTGAAGTGAGCTTTAGCTTTCTTTTCAACAATTTCAGCTTCAGTAAGATCTTTATCCTGATTCAATTCTGCTTCATTCTTAGCTTTGATTTCTTTTTCAAATTTAGCAATGCATTGACGAACAAATTCATCATTAGCATCTTTCATCTTTTTAGCGATTTGTTCTTCTAAATCAGGAATGGGTTTAACTTTAGCTTCATCAACAGCTTTACCACCATTTTCACCATCAAATTCTTTGAAACCGATTTTCTTTTCAGCTTCATTAAGTTCTGCTTCTTTTTTCAAAGTCAAAGGAATGAATTCTTTCTTAACCTGTTTTGTACCAAGAATTTCTTCTTCGGTTTCTTTGATTTCGAATACAGCTACACCCAATTTAATGCATTTTTTAATCAAATCTGTACTCAATACAACTTCAGGAGTTGTACCAGCAATACCAATGAAATTCAAAACTGCTCCACCAGGAGCTACCATTTTAACGTATTTATATTTAGCTGTTGCCATTTATAATTTCCTCTTTTCTTAAAAAAGTATAGTAAATCATTATTATGATGTAAAAATCAATATTTAGTATTCTCTTATCTCTTGGGTTTGGAACCGTATTTTAACCCCTTGTTGAAATTTTCTTCATCATCAATCTTTAATACTGTAGGAAGTGCTACATTATATGATTTTTCTATAGCACTTAATTGACCATTGTATTTCTTATTTTGATAAGAGAGGATATGTTTAACAGAATACTTATCATCTTTCTTACCAACATGATTAGCAAGTTTCTGTAATCTTATAGCAATCCAATCTATAATTCTTAATATAACTCTTAAGAATTTTCTAATAAGATTTTGCTTTCTAAGATCTCTTTCCTTATTCAACTCAGCAAGAAATTTAGTATACAGATTTCTGAATTTAGCAATTTTAGAAGCCAACCAAGTTTTAGGTCTGCTATCTATTTCCCTTTTTATATCAGCAAGACCTTTTCCTCTTAAATCTTTTCTTGCTTGTGTAAAGTTATTTAAGATCTCAATTCTTTTAGGATGTTTGGCTAAATCTCTCATATCATTATGATTATCCAAATATCCCCCCATTACATTATTATTTATATCCGTTGGGTCTATTGTATCTTCTTCATTTATAACGTTATAATACACAGAAGGAAGCATTGCTACTTCTTCTGATAATAATACGTTTTCTTTACTATATAATCCCATATTGTATACCTCATAATATTACATTTTCTTATTTAGCTTCTAAATATCTTTCATTATTTTTAACTACGTCTTGATAAATGAAGTTTATAATATAATTGCCTTTCCCTATATACTCTTTATACAATAAGGCTGTGTCTATATTATATCTTCGTATATATTTAGTTATAGATACATAAAGATTTAGATATTCTTTAGAAACCTTTTCTAAGATCTTATTATGTTTTGTTTTATATTCTTCATCTTTACTAGACTTTATTTTGGCAATAACTTTCTTTTTATTTTCTTTAGCTCTTTTAAAATTCTCTTCTAATTCTTTAGCAAGTTTAGCCCTATTGTTATGATGATCTGTAATTTCTTCATATACAGCTTGATCATAATCTTCTATTAATTTTACAACATTTAAAGTTGTCATAGACTTGTGCTTATTATAATATTTAGCTTGAGATCTTAGATGCTTGATTAGTTTTTCATTATTATACCCCATTTCTTTAGGGGGTATAAATAAATTAGTCTTAGAATCTATACCATTTAACCATATTTCTTCTTTTGTAAAAATAGATAAAGTTTTTTGTACATCGATTTCTACTACAGGAATACCATTCATTAGATCAGGTGCTTCATAGTATCTTCCTGCAAAAAGTTTATTATCTTCACATTCTTTTTTTATAAATTCGATTTGTGATTTTTTATCTTTGTTATTTACAAGTATCATGTAAAACATTCTCTTTAAAAAATCACTATCTAAATTTTTCATAACTTTTAAATTATGAGTTATCTTAAGATCATCAAGATCTAATCTAGATGCAACTGAACTTTTATTTTTATATTTCATTATTAAAGATTTTAGTCCATCTACATATTCTCTATATAAACTACTGAGTTTAGGACTAGAATCTTTTTTCTCATTTTTTAAAATCTTCTCTATATTATTAGAATCAGTAATAGAGTCTACAAGAAAATTCATATTTACACCTCTTATTTATTAATCCTATAAATATTTTCTGTTTTATCTTCTACTGCATTCATTTTAAGTTCAGCTAAGATAGACAGTAATTGAGAGAAATCATTATCTGTTAATCTAAGATAATTATAAGTTCCAAGGTTAGTTATCATTTTTTCTTTAGCTTCTTGTTTAGCTCTATAATCAACCATTTTTCTATTGTTAGGATTCTTTCCTCCATCTTTAACCTCTATAATTAGATTATAAGGAAGGAGTAAAAAGTCTGTTATCCAATGCTTCTTTTTTCCTTTGTATTCATATTCTAATACAGGACCAGGGGCCAATACTTCATCAGATTTGTATTCTAGAGTTTTATCTAAAAATTCCATAAGATTCTTTTCATATTTACCTGTATAAGTAAACACTTTACCATCTGACCATTTATATTTACCACTTATCTTTCTATTAGCAAGCATCTTCTCTTGTTGTTCTGGATCGTCTAAAAGATGTGGTTTATTATAGATCTTCATCATTCTTTCTCTATACGTCTTTTTTATAGCTTCATAACATTTAGGATTTCCACAAAGACGTTCATATTTCTGACGTTTTTCATTCCACTTTGTTGGTTTTCCGCATACAGTGCAATTCCCATGACCATCTTTATTATTCACAATATCATATACAAGGCGATATGCTGTATAATTTAAAGGAAGTTCATCTTGATGATTCTTATCTATATGCTTTACTAAATCTTTTCTATGGTATGAAGCATTACAATAAGGGCAAGCATAATTCTTCATTAATGTGACCTCTATTCTTTATACTTTATATATAGGTTTTACTTACAAAAATATATGAGCAAAATAATCATAATATGACATATCTGATCTATTGCAAAGATCTTCTTATCTAATTTTCTAATCTTACAATAAGAAAGATGCTTATTTTGTTTATTATTTTTTAATATAATATTATGAACTGTTCTTTTTCCTAAGTCTATAAATAAATGTGACATGAAAAGCATAATAAAAGAAAGCCTACTATATCTGTACCATATAGGAATATTTATTACGGTCAAATATCCCATCATAACTACAGTAGCATATAATAAACAATGAAATACCATTATAAACATAGACTTATCTTTTCGTTTTCTTAATTCATCTGGCTGCAATATAAAATCAGCAAAATAGTGAAATGAAAGCATTATAAGTATATCAATAACCATAATTTATCATTCTTCTCTCTTATATGACCAAAAAAAAATAAGTATAATATAACCGATTATATTAAAGTCAATTACAAACCCATTATCTGTTAATAAATAAAAAAGAAAGAGGTCTCCCTCTTTCTTCCTTATTTTTAATACATTTCTAAAATATCATCTATAGAATTGTATTCCTTATCAGATTCTCCCCATTGTTTATCAAAACTTCCTTTCATATCTCTTTTATACATCTTTCTAATCGTTTCCTTTTCTTTAATACTTAACTTACTAGTTTCTATTCTTCTCTTTCTTTCTTTCCTAGGTTTTGCTAGAACTTTGTATTTATAGAAATCTTTGGATACTTCTCCAAATACCTCTGCCAAAGTTAATATAGCAGCAACGCCACCAATAATTTTTACAGGATGATATACGTTTGTTGTCATAATAATCTCCTCCTTTCATCCTCCACTACTATAGTATATAATTTCTGACAAAATTAACTCGATAGGGAATTAACCCTATCGAGATATATTAATCTTTAGCATTTCCATTTATAGTATCTTTTTCGATATGACGTTCATCTTTATTCTTTGGAGAAAATTTAGCTTTCTTATTTCTAGTCTTATATTTACTAGGACCAGATACTACCTTATTATACTTTTCTTCATCAGGAGGATGATGACTATATCCTCTACTCAATCTCTTTATTTTATTCTTAATACCTTCTATAGAGTTGATTCTTCTTGCTTCATCTAAAACAAATAAGCCCATTATTTATCATTCACTTTCTGTTGCTGATTTTGTTGTTGAGGCTGAGGTTGATTAGTGGTATTTTGAGTGCCTTTGGAATAACTATTTACATGGGTTTGCATAAATGACATCATATCTCTATATATAAATCCAGATACAGTCATCTTAGTAGTAAGAATCTGTCTAACAAGATTGCAAACTAATTTCTTCTTATTCCAAACAGTAGTATCACTATCTTCGCCATTTTGTTTTTGTCCATTTTGACCAGAAGTGTTTTTATTATCAAAAGTCATCTTTGGTTTTGCATTACTTGTTTGCTGTTGTTGATTTGTTGCATTTTGTTGTTGAGATTGAGTTGTATCAGCTTCTGATAATGAATCCCCAAAGTATTTATTATAGAATTCTCCAAAGTGTTTATTATAGAACAATGTAAAGTCAATATCTGCCTTCAAACTGGAATTAGAGGTTGCATAAGCTTCTGATAATAAATCTCCAAAGTATTTATTATAGAATAATGCAAAGTTAGTATCTGCATTCAAACTAGTATTAGAAGTTGCATTTCCTGTAGCCATATTAGCAGTATTAGATTTATTTACAGCATTATTCATATTATTATTATTTATTTGTGTTTGAGTGACAGGATTTTCTGTATTCCCAGTAATAGGATTTCTGTTGATATAATTTATATACCCATGAATATCTGTTTCTAAAGATTTTATAAAAGTATTTATAGAATTGCAGAAATTGTATGCACTAGGAAGAAATTGCTGTAATTCTTGGGTTGAGATATCATGAACCTTATCTTTACCATAATAATAGATTTTTGCAAAATCTTGAAACTCAGTTTCCCCATTATAGGTTGAAATAAACATCTTTTTCAACCATAAATTCTGTCTCATTAATTGCTGATCATTTTGTTTTGGTTGGGTAGGATCTTGATTTGGTAATTCTATCCTCTTTAAATCTATACCACTTAAGTTTGTAGAAATAGGAGTTTTAATTCTATTAATAGCAGACTTGTAATCTGGTGCTTGTTTTATATTGGCTCCGTTTCTTACAGGGTATTTATTGGCATTTAAAATAATATCATTATTTTTGCTAAGCCAAGAAGAATTTTGATTAGCTTGATCTGTTATATATTTCTTAAAGGTATTTAAACTTTGTTGAATAGAATTTATATTATCCATTCTCCACTGATCATTCGAGTCAGAAGATTCTTCATTAAATGTATCTTCATCCAGCATTTTGTTTTCATAAAGCCACTCCATAAATTCAGAGTCTATCATATTCATTTCAGATAATTCTTCTATACGATAATCTTCCATTAAAATATCTATTAATTCATTATCCATTTATAAGTCCTCTAAACCTTCTATAAATTCATTATCGATAACAAATTTACCATTGTGTTTTTCAATATGGTTCATATAGAATTCTTCTATTTCTTTTAATTCTTCTTTCTTTAAAGCATATAAACTCTTAGGAGGATCAGGAAGTGCATGAGAATAATAATTTCCCTCTTTATCTTTAGAGTAACAAATTACTTGGGTGAGTTCTATTTTACAAGACTTTCGTATCTTAACACCCATGGTAACATACTCGCCATCTATATCTACCCCAATATAATCATAGGCTCTACCAGTATCAAAACCAAGATAAGATAAATAAATAATAAGAGGTACTATTAAAATACGTTTCCCAGGGAATTTAAAGATAGCACCAAGAAGACCTAAAAGAGCAAGATATATTAAACCGGCTGTTGCATCTTTTACTATTCTTTTCAAATTAGTTTGAGTAATATAAGCCCTAAGAAGTTTCATCTTAGGTGTATTATCAAATTCTTTTTTATCTAATTTTATAAGATTAGGATTCTTCTTATATATAGCGGCTATCTGATCTCTAAACCACTTATTTAATTCTTTCCCTTTCATCATTTTATCTGTTCTGATCTTAATAGCTTTATTTATCTTATCATAGATAAAGATCTTTAGTGCAAATCGAACTAATATAGCTACTATTAATCCTTTCCCGACTTCTTCTATATTATCTAATGTATCTTTATCTTCATTCAATAATAAATCTATATCATTATATTTTTCATAACCGTTCATATTAAGTACCTCGCCTTAGTAGATTAATTACTGAATTGTTACACAATATGTGATTAAAAACCCACTAGGAGTTTTAAACTCCTAGTGGATAAAATATCATATATTAGATATTAAAATTATTTTGCAGCAGTGTCAGCAGCAGCAGCTTTGTCTTCAGCTTTTTCAGCAGCTGTCTTACGAGCAGCCAAAGCAGCTTCACGACGTTTTGCACTTGTCAACTTTTCAGTCAACCATTCAATGCAGCTAGCAATCTTCTTCAAGATCTGCTGGAAAATGGAGAGGTCTTTACCTTCAGCCTTCTTAGCTTCGAGTTTCTGACGATATTCAACCATCTTAGCATTCAAAGCAGCAATACGTTCAGCAATCCATTCTTTGGGCTTATCAATTGCATACTTCTTAATCTTAGCCAAGAAACCATCTACTTTTTCAGCTTCTGCTTTATCGCCTTCTGTGGCAGCATCCGAAACGACTTTATCATCCTTTTCATCTGCTTTTTCAGCTTCCAACATGTAGTTCAAGAAATCTACATCACCAGTTTTAGCATAAGCTTCAACCAACATATCTACGAATACATAAGCATCGCTAGTTTCCGAAATCGGACGAACAACAACATTTGCTACTTCATCTATCAATTCAGGATCAGCAATGATACGAGCTTCGTCGATAGCAACAGCGATCGAACCAAAGTTTACATCATTGGATTCAGCAACAGCATATACAGCATCGATATAGTCGATGTTGTTTTCTTCAGACAAACGTTCGATATCGGAGAAGTTAGCAACCAATGCACCAATACGAGTATTTTCTACTACAGGTACTGCTACAGGCTGCAGTGCACATTCTTCTTCATCAAGGAATACAGCTTCGCCAAGAATATCATTGAAATTCTTGTCTTCACTTGTATTTGCTCCAATCATGAAATCGGATTCAGTGAATAACATAATTTAATTACCTCCATTATGCATAAAGAGTTTTTTAATATAATTTATAAATTATTTTCCACATGAGATATATAAATGGGTATAAATCCGATGAAAATCTATACCCAAAGATTTTATTATAATGTAATCATAAACAAAAATTATTTATTCTTCAATTTTTCTTTAAGTTTATTGATTGTATCATTAAGAAGATCTATCTTCATAGATAAATCTTTCTTTTCTAAAGGACTGGAAGCTGCTTTTAATTTATCCATAAAGGAATATTTCATTCTTCTTAAAGAAGAGAACTTCTTTCCAATCCAGTCTGAAACAATAGAACTATTATTTGCTTTGAGTTCTATATTATACATAGCCTTTTTAAATTCAGGATATGAGTTTTGTTGAGAAAACATTTCTTTCAAAGAATATAAATCATCTTCAGCATATGCTTCTAATACAGAATCTTTATTATATTCATTGATCCCTTTAAATACAGCTTCAGTATAAACATAAGCCAAATCAGATTTTGAAATAGGATTGATATATACATCAAATCCAGATTCTTTGAAATATCTAGCACTATCAAGCATATCAATATCTGTAAACAAATTAGATTCATTTACAGATAAAGATATGGTTTCAGGTAATACTTTATTTGCTTCACAAATTGAATTGATAGCATCTGTTCCATCAGTAATATTATTAGATGTAGCATATTCTACTAGATCTTCAATTCTAATAATATTTGTTGCGTGTTCATAGTCTTCAAATACAGGAACTAATTCGGGATAATATTCTGTATTCTCTTCCATAGGCAACATTTTATCAAGAACAATAGATGCTTCTTCTAAAATATTAGATGAATACATTTTATCTCTCCAATTAATTAATTATTTGAGAAGAATTTAGCACGATTACGAGCAGATTTAGAGTCGTTATATTTATTAACCCGATCTAATAATTTACCGCCTGTTTTATCCATAAAACGTTTGTTTCTTTCCAAACCCATCTTATATGCTGCATGTCTAGCAGATTTTTGATCTTCTTTAGGAATAACTCCACGACGTACAGCTTCTTTAGCCCCCCAACGAGACAAAGCCTTAATATGGGATTTTACATCAGCTTGTGTATATTCTTCTTGGAGATCTGCTGCATCATCTGCAGTCACACCTCCAGCTGTGCTTGCTGCAAGAACGCCAGGAAGCTTTGCAGCTGCATTGTCTTTATATACATCATTCTTTTCAGAATGGCCAGGATCGATTGCGAAATCATCTTCATCATGACCATAATCATCTGCATTATATAAACCTTCGCTATCATCAAAACCAAACTTATGATCATGAGCCTGATCTTCAGAATAATCTTCATGAGCAAAGAACTTAGCACGATTACGATCAGATCTGAGTCTATCAGCTTTATTATATCTATCTAATGATTTGCCACCAGTCTTATCCATAAGACGTTTATTAATATCCAAACCCATCTTATATCCTGCATGTCTAGCAGATTTTTGATCTTCTTTAGAAATAACTCCACGACGTACAGCTTCTTTAGCACCCCAACGAGCCGCTGCTTTGACCTGGGATCTTATATCACCTTGTGTATAATCTTCATTAAAGAAAACACCCATTATAAATAACCTCCATTTATAACAATTCTTTATCAAATTTACCAGCTGCAATATCTCTTAAATATTGCAAATGTTCTTCATGAGCAGATTCTTGAATAGTATCCGTTTCATCTTCAGAAGATAAATCTTTATCATCATCTTCAGATTCTACATCACCTAAACCAAGCATATCATCTAACTCATCATCTAATTCATCATCATTTCCATCTACGTATTTATCATACGTAAGATCTTCTTTTTTATCTTTTTCATGAATTACTTGATCTTTAGGTTCAACTTTAAGCTGAACGTCTTCAGTAGATTCATTCATAGTACCAATACCAACTGTATAATTCTTTTTAATGAGTTGAATACCGTATTTGTTTAAGAATGTATCCAGCATTTGTTTGGTATTAGCAAACTTACGATAAGTCATTACATTGGTTTGGTCCCCATAGAAACCTTTACCTAATCCACCTTCAGCCCAATCATTCATCTTATCATCAGTACCAATTCCTAAAGTATTTACTTCTTCAAGAATAGATGCTTCATCAATGATGAGAGCTGTATTATGATATTGACCTTGAAGACCGTTTACAGTAAGAATATCATTGATAGCCTCCGTTACAGAAGAGACACCATTAGAAACCATATACCGAGAGAGGTCTTCCATTTCAATAAGATATTTATCGAATCGTTTAGATTCTCTAACAGGGACCATTTCTGCTAAGAATTTACATTCACTAACAGGAATAGTATTCAACTCATCTAAAGTAGCTTTTACTTCTTCAACAACCCCAATGGTTGTTGTCTGAGGAACTTTGGTTCCCTTATCAGCAATAGCCATTTCAGAAAGGGTTTGAATAGCAGAATTAAACATAACTACATATTCTCCTTCCACCATAATAATATTTTATTTTCTAAGTTTAGCACCAAGAGCAGATACTACTTCTTTCATCTTATTAGCCTGCTGAGATAAGAAAGCCTTATTATCACCAACAGCATTTTTAGCATCATCACAAAGTTCACTACAGAAACGTTTTGCAGCAGCATACTTATTAGCTAACATTTTGCTATTACCTTCAAAAGAAGCATAAATAGAATCTGCATATTGTTTTGCATTCTGAACTTTTTGAATAGAGTTCAAAGTAAATGCCTTAGCAGTATTGAATTTATTTTGTAAATGATCAGAAGCTTTGGCTGCAAAATTACCAACATCATGAGCATTGCTCTTAATATGATCTACATATCCTTCTTGGATATATTCTTGAAGTGCAGGAGATTCACTTAATGTATCATAATGCATATCTGCTTCGAAAGCTTCTAATAATTCTTGATAATAAATAGAACTTTCTGCAATGGGTGCAGAATAAACCATGATATCATGGTTAATAAGAGTATTAGCCAATTCTACAGTATCTGCATTTTCATACAAAGCTGCTTCATTTACAATAAAACCAACACTACTATCATTATCAATACCATTTGCATTACAAACAATATCCATTGCTTCAGCAATATTTAAAATAGAATTATCTTCAGAAAATTTGATAAAATCTTCTAATTGAATAAGGTTTTCACCTAAGCTTTCAATATGTCGAATAGGAATCATTTCTGCACTGTAGGAGATCTCTTCGTCAAGACGACAAAGAGAATCAGCAAAATCAAATACAGAATTGTTTATAGAAAAATCTTCTTCTCTGAGTATCATATTTTAATTCCTTTCTATTATTTTAAATCCTTTTATAGATTATTAATAAATAGTCACAATATAAAATTTAGAATATAAGCTTATTGAGGCTTGTTAAAATTGCTAACCGTTTGATTTGCATTTCCAACTTGATTCGATGTATTTTGAGTATATTCAGCAGATCTTCCTTCTCTTTTTAATAGAGGAGATTTTTGGATCAATCTATTCTGTCTACCAACTTCTCGTTTGTAATCAATATGAGCATTTCTTAACTTATCTTTACCTCTAACAAAGTTTCTTGCTGCATCACTTACTGCATAATACCCTTGTCTAATTCTATCTTTGATATAAGCAATAGCTCTTTTTAATTGAAGAATGATAGAGGAGAACCATCCTTTTTTAGAAGCGTCTGCTTCTTCTTGTTTCTTAATAGATTCTTCTAATTTATTATTTAAGATTCTTAATTTTGCCTTAGCATCATCAAGCTTAGTTATATTATTTAAATCATTAGTAGAGTATTTAGCATCATCAGAACTTTCTTTGATAGATTGATTTCCAGATAAACTATCATAAGTAGCATTATCTTTATAATATAACGGTTGAAGTCCAATATCATCCAAATCATCTATTGACTCTAATTCTCTAGATACTTTAAATTTATCTTCTAATGTAAAATCATCGCCAAATAATACTACATCAGGAAGTACTAATTCTAATTCTCCAGATTCTATAACAGAATCTAGAAACATTTCAAAATCAGTATCAAAATTATCTCTATAAGATTCTTCTGTAATTAATAATCCCATAATTAACTCCTAACTCATATATTGATTTTTTGTAGCTTCAATATCTATTTTATCTATATGATCTTGTAGATTAGAAATAACCTCTTGAGTATTTGGGAAGTCATAAGATCCACTAGGATCTATATAAGTCATACTCATATGAAGTACTTTAGTTTCTTTATCATAATCATATGTCCTAGATACCATTTCCGAATAATCTAGTGTAGATATTAGTTGAGGGTCCATATATTTTCCATATATATCCACAAATTCTTTATAATTACCATAAACATAATTTGTTGGTATAAATAAATATCCATTATGAACTAACTCATGTACAGTTTCTGATAAAGGAATCAATCCAACATTAAGTTTATAATGATTATACATTACTTCTTTTGCTACTGCATTTTCAGATATATTTTCATGATTAGCTACTCTTTTAGTATATACTGTAGTCACAATATCATATAAAGTAAGAGGAGCATGGTGTATATGAATCTTAATAGAAAATGTATCTATATTATTTACGTTTTTATAAAAAGAACACTGTGTCATATCAACACAGTTTCTTAAATATTCTATAAATTTTTTGTAAGATCTAGAAGATCTGCATATCTTTTCTATATTTTTAAAATATTTGATAAGATCTTTCTCATTAGTAAAATCATAATCAGCAATATCAAAAGAAGGTAAATGATCTAATTTAATTTCTTCTTTTTTGTTTGGTAAATCTAACTCATTATATCCTCTCATACTAAGTATTTAACCCTTCTTCTTATATATAATATTCACATTATAAGAATGTTTTTATAATTCATATTAAGCCACATAAATATAAAAAAAAATAAGGAGAACCCGCAATGGCTTTATTTAAAATTAATGAAGAAACCATACAACACACTAGAAAGAAATATAATTTAGATGAAGCATTTATTCCTAAATCTAAAGGAATGAAAGAAATGGAAAAATGCTTACATTTATTGAGAACACCTTATTTAGTTGATTATAATAGTATAGAATTTTTTACAAAAAGATTTCAGAGTGCTGAAAATGCGATTCAAGATGATCCTAATCTAATCAAGTTCTGTAAATTAATGGAAAAAGAATTTGTATTCGAATCCATGTCTTTGGTAATCGTTAGATCAGATAAAATGAATGCATTTACTCTTCCTGTATCTAAATCTATTGATAAATTTAAAGATCAAAAAATGTTAGATTCTACAGGAATGAGATATCTTAAAGAAGCAAGAGTCAATATCACTGTAATGATTACAGACTCATTGTTATTTAATGATCGATTTACAGATGCAGAAATCTTATCTATTTTATTACATGAAATAGGGCACAACTTCTCTCAATCTGGTATTAAATATTTGGAATATATTAGAATGGGTAGACACTGTATAGATTTTATAGTGGCTATGAGAATATTGCTTAATAAAGATATCAGTATGCTGTTACAAGCTTCAGTTAATGGTGGTATTGATAGAGGTAGAGAGCTTGAAACAAGAAGAGACCTTTCTAATTATGTAGATACTCTTGGGAATGTAATGGGTACAAGTATACCTGCTCAATTTGCTGGTGCCTATAGAGTAGCACTTGCATTTTTTACAGCAGTAGCAGCCCCTATTGTTACTAGTGATTTATTTAGATCAGCTATTAATAAAGTATTTAGGGCTGATAATATTGCGGCTAAAGCCTCTAAAAAGTCATGGGATCTTATATTATCTGTCTTAGCTACTGTTGTTGGAATTAGACTTAGAATAGCTGAATTTGAAGAGGCTCTTGATGCATTCAAGTATATATTATCCAGTAGTTTTATAAAAAATGATCTACTTTCTAAATCTATTAATAAATATATGTATAATTTGTTACAATTTGACCTTTTTATAGATGAATCTTTCTCTGATAAATTTGTAGCCTTACATGGATATGGTCCTGAATTTGTTATGGCTATGGGTAAAACGCAAAGAGAATCTTATAGATTTGGATTTGCAGAAACTATAGATAAGTTTCCTTTCCTCGGAGAGCTTTTTGCAATTAATTATATGATATCTAACGGGATAGTTAATCTCCTTTCTGGGGATCCTCATCCTCTTATTGAAGCTAGAATAAAAAGTCAATTAGATATTTTAGAAGCTGATTTAAAAGACACCTCATTGAATCCTAAAACTAGAGCTGCACTTAAAGATGAAATAGAGCGTACCAGAGAATCTATAGAAAGATATAATAAGGCTTTGAAAAGAGATGAGATTAGCAATAAATCTCACTATGTTGCTAACTTAGTTGCTTTTGAAAGTGCTTTCTCTAAAGTTATGCCTGCTGGAGATATTAGAGAATGGCTAGTTAAGAAAATTTATACTAATGAACGTATTCTTAAAAATCTTAAAGGTAAATAAAAAAAAATATGTGGATAAGGGTAATCCCTTATCCACTATCTTTATTTTACAAATAAGATATATATCATAATAGATATAGAAAATACCAAGTTAATAATTGCTGTTATAGTAGCTATTGTAACAAAAGTAGATTCAGACGGAATATTTATTATAGGTTTTGTTTTTATCTCTTCTTCTATATCTATCTTCTTGTAAGGATTTATTCTATCTTTTATTCTTTCATGAGTTGATTTATATAACATAATTCCCTCCTATATCATTTTCTGTATTCATTGTAATTGAATATAATATTTCCTCCAGAATTGTATAAAGAATCTACCATCTCTTGAGATTCTAATTTTAATACTACAATATCTGTATTAGACAAATCCAATTCATTATTATGGGAGATGATTAAACATTGATCAAATCCTAACCCACTCATGATGTGTTCTATTAAGATAGAGAACTGGATTCTATTTATATTATCTAGATTATCATCTACTTCATCTAGCTTGATGATATTGTAATTATCTGAGGATTTCTTTAATAAAACAAAGGATATAAGCATACTGATCATCGAGAGCTGACTATCACTCATTAGAGATATATCTTCTCTAACTCTTCCTTCAGTATCTGCACAAGGAATGTTGAACTCAGATTCATTTATGATAAAAGGTTGCAATGCAAATCTTCCACCAAATAAATATCTAAGAAGATTATTTGTTTCTTGTAATATACTATTCATAAATACAGACATGTATACTGTTTGAATTCCATGAATAGAGGTATACTTCTTCAACATCTGAAGTTCATTGAACTTAGACATGTATTCATTATAATCTTTCTTGTATTGATCATACAATACCAATTGGTACTTATCTTTTTCTATAGATCTTTTAATATTTAATAGATCATCGTTTCTCAGTACATTCAATTCAGATGAATTGAGTCTGAATTCTTCTTTTAATGTTTGAAGAGACTCTGCATTCTTATCCATTTCTTTTATAGAATTGCATACTTCTTCATATTCTTTAGAGAATTTTTCATATTTCTCTTTATTAATCTTGGCTATATGGATTGAATTAAGAATTGTATTTATTTCATTTTTCTTATTTACGATTATATCGAGTTCCTGTACATTAGATTTCTTATTTTTTATCACTTCATCTAATTCTAGATTTAATCTTTCTAATGTACTTCTAAGACTGATAGATTCTTTGCTAGATCCTTCTATCTTTGATTTCGTTTCTTCCAAATTCTTAAGATTTTCTCTTAAACTAGAAATGATGGTAATGATATTTTTATTTTCTATATAATTACTCAAATCAACAGGAAGATACAATCCTTCTCTAATACAATGGATTATATCTTTCTTTTGAATATTTATATTCGGGAATTTGTTTATGATAGGAAGTATAGATTCTATATGATCTATAATAGATTTTATTTCATTTGAACAGATAGTTTTGGTTGTTTCTTTTTCATAACCTATCTTTACTTCTTCAAGTTTAGAGTTGGTGCTATCTATATTTGATAGGATAGAATCTAATGTAGGATATTCATCTAATCTTTTATGAGATTCTACTACTTCTTTTATAAAAGGACAAGTTTCTTTATGATTACAATCATTGGGTATATTTTTAAAAGAATCAGCAGATTTTTTTAGTTCCAATACTATATTCTTTGTTTCTTGCTGTTCTTGTAAAGAAGATTCTAATCCTCTTATAACTCCATCAAAATTTATATTGGCTTTAGGTTTGTTTTCATGCTTTAAACATTCTTCTATAATAGCTTTACTATAAGAAGAAATCAATACATCTATATTTGAATTGAACTTATCTATAGCATTGCTAGATAGATCATAATCTTGATCAGTGATATTGATATAATCATCTATTAGATATGCAAACTTTTCATATTTACTTAGTTCTAATTTAGTAGAGTTGATCTTTTCTTTTACATCTGATAATATATTGCTATCATACAAAGATTCAAGCTTGGCTGTGTTTTCATCTATCTCATCTTTTATTGAAAGCTCTTTATCAAATGAATCTTTGATTATTTTTCTTAAAAATTCTTCCCTAGCCTCATATTTAGAAAACTCTTTTTCATTTGTTATAAGACTATCTTCAGAATACTCTTTGGTTTCAGGAAGATCTTTAATTTCTTTTTCCAATATTGTTTTTCTAAAAGAAAGATCTTTATATGTATCCAGATAGTTTCCAGTTGTATCTATCTCAGAGATCTTATTATTTAAGCTAGCTATTTTATAAACCAAGCTTTCTTCTTTCTGTTTTAAAGAAGATAAAGCTTCTTCATTTTTTACTATATTATTTTTTACTAACTCTATATTTCCTATTTGAGATAGTTTAGTACTGATAGAAGCTAAGATAGATTTTAATACTGATGATTTAGTGGTCATCAATTTATTCATCTCAGAATATGCAGAAAGAGAAGATACAATATTATTTACATATCTTTTACGTTCTGAAGGCTTCAATCCACCAAGACCTTTCTTATTAGCAGATAACTGAGATAGTACTATAAAATTATCATCCAATCCAAATAGATCATAGATAATTTCTTTAGCAGTGGTTATATTATTGGTAGGGTTTATATTGGTTACTGTTCCATCTTGTGTTATCTTAGACATATAGCACTTGGTTGGTTTTCTTGTTTTATCTTTAAATACTGATTCGTATTTTATATTTACGATTGTATTGTCATTCATCATGTAAGATATTTCTTTTATAGCAGTCTTCTCTTCTATGAAATTAATACTAGAGTCTGATAAGGGAGTTAATGCTTTAAAGATAGTAGATTTTCCTGTACCATTATCTCCTTTTATAATAAGAATTCTATGAGTGCATTTTGAAAAATCTATTTCTATATCTTCTAATCCCATACCATTAAAAATTCCTATATAGTTTTTTAGTCTTAGTCTAAGTAGTCTCATTTTAACACCTCCCTATTATATAAAAAAAGATAAAAATCTCTGACTAGCACTTATATGCTAGTCAGAGTGACTTTTTAAAATTATTGTGCAGTTTCTTTAGTTTCAGTAATTTTATCTATAGTTCTATTCATAACGTTAGTATACTTTCTAGCCAATGTTGCTAATTCTAATTCATATTTAGAATATAACAGCATATCCAAATTTCCAGTATTTCTAGTAGCTAAATCATCATAGTTTTCAACAAGATACATTATAGCATCAAATATTTCTTTTAAGAACCCACCTAAATCATATTCTTCTTTAGATAAATTAAATTCTTTGATCGTTTCATTTGATAAAACTAATCCGACATCATAGAATTTGGTTATAAGCCCATAAAATAATACCTTAAATACTTTGAATAAATCATGATCTGTATTTGTTGTATTTACAAATTCTGCTTTCTTTTTTATATAAGATAATATAGCTGCAAAAGAAATTACATCTTTTACATCTAAAACACTAAAGTTATCTCTATATAGATGGGTTACCCCACTATTATAATCACTACAATTATTGAATAACATCCTGCATGTTCCAGTAGCTAAATCATTTTGAGTAGTTTCCAAATAGGTTATTTTTAGTGCTTTAGATTCTTCATCATCGAATGAATTTAAAAAGTTATTATATTCATCATAGAAGCATATCAGATTAGATAAAACAAAATCTACAAAGTCTTCTAATACGATCATTACACTTTTTGTAGTAGTATAGTTGCAAAATACATTTTGTATAGGACTAATGTAGTTTAATATACCTACTTGATCTATAGATAATAAGTTATCCATAATTTCTTTATCAGTTTTGAATTGTTTGCGGAATTCATCTAATAATCCATCTACAAAATATACTTCTTTATATATAACTTCTTTTCTATCTTGTTCGTCATCCAATTTATAAGACAAATCCAAATCAGTTATTTTAACCTTTCTCATAACTAATTTATCAAAATCAACTTTACCATTAGCAATCCCATTATATTGAGATTTTAAATAGTTAGTTATAATTTCCCTATTAGGGTCTTTTTCGAATAGATTGTTTAATCTATTTATCTTTCCCATTTCATCTCTAAAGAAAGTTACAAACGAAAAGATTTCATTGCTTTTGATACTCATAATTGATTATCTCCTTTTGCTAAAAATAAAACTAATCTTCTATATAACCTAATAAAAGGGCGTCTCCTTTACCCTTTTCTAGCTCCTTTTTATTCTCTTCTAATTTATAATATTTCTTAGGGAAAATACCATCCATAGTTCTAACCATTTCAGTACTATATCCACAATCCATACATACAGATTTGATAGAATATTTTCTATTTAAAAGCTTATTAGGGAATGTACCTACATCGATTAAACCATATGCTGAATACATAGTTTCTAGTAGTATAAGAGGTTTTCCACACATCGGGCAAACCCCAAATTTTCCTTCAGTAATTACTTCTTTCATATTATATTTCACCTCTTATTGGAGGATCTCCATTTTTCTTTTATCACCCTTAGCAACTAATACAGAATCTGAATATACTATATCTTTCATGGATTTTAGTTCTGATGTAAAGGGTTTGGCTACCCCATTAATTATAATCTTTTTAAAATGCATATTCGAGATATTTCTAACTTTATGCACCTTCATCTGCTGTTCAGCCTGCTGTCTTGAGTAGACCCAATATCTCATAAATTCATTATCAGACATCTCTATTTACCTTTCTCTCATAATTATTGTATATCATAAAAATCAGTTTTACTTTCTTGTAAATTAAAAATATAACGGAATGGTGTTTACCATTCCGTTATCACTATCTTTCTTTTTTAACATGGAATTGTTGTAATTCAGGAATATCGTAATTGGGTTCTTTAAAGGTTTTCTTATCAAACTCAATTACTTCTTTTAACTTACTTTCTTTTTTAAATTCTCTAAGTTGTTTATCTACAACTCTTTTCCATGTATTAGGTTCTTTAGACTTAGGATCATCTCTAAAATATCCTTCAGGGTAAACATTAATCAAGGGAACAAGCATAGACGTAACACCAGGGTCTGTAGGAGATGAAGCAGACATGTCTACTATCCCTATATTTGAAGTGTGACAATATCTATAGATATCAGGAATGGAATTGCTTCCTGCTTCACCAATACCAGCTATCCCCTTATAAGTACATTTTATAGATAAGTAGGAATCGTTATCTGTGGTGATATCTCTAAAGTTTACAAGATTACTATTTGTAATTTCATTAATCAGATACATGGGATCTGTGGTAAGTCTTCTTTTAATAGATTGAATATCTACCTTTTCTCCCATATCAGATAAAGCATAAATAGCCTTAGAGAATCTAGGAGAATAGAAAGAAGCTATATATTCTTCACATCTCAATCTTTTAATAGAGATATCAAGATTATTTTTAAGAAGAAGCATATCATATTCATAGATTGCCCATCTTAATATAGAAAAGATATTATTCTTATCTTGCTCAGGAAGTCTTATCTTTTCTGCAGTTGTTTTATCATAAATAAGTTTTAAAGAAGTTAATACTGATATTGCTTTATTGATAGGGTCAGACATATTGAAATGCCTACCTAAAGAATCTAACCAGTATTTCTTACTGAAGATATCAGGAAGCACTGCAAATTTTCTTCCTAATTCATCACACATCATTCCCATTACATGCTGTAAGCCAAGATTAGAATATAACAAGGATTTAGGACAATTTATGTATATCTGACTGGTTTTCTTAGGAAGGAATGTATACCATTCAGGATCATTAGGGTCTTCATCCGTAATCCTAATGAAATTATCCAACTTTAAGAATTGTAATCCTCTAATAAGCCCCATTTCAGCAAAGATATACTTAGCTATAGGAACAGTCTTATTAAATATATTCGCATTAAAAGTAATCATAGATACTTCTTCATCATGAATATCTTTTGCATCTTTGATATTCTTATAAATACGAATAGGTTGGAATGTAGATTTAGCTGTAACTGTTTGATATTTGTCTGTAGATGTTTTGTTATTATAAGTGAATGCATCTACAATTTGATACATAGGAGTTCTAATATTTCCATTAATCTTAAAATAGAACTTTTCTATTACTCTAGGAACTGCAATGATTACATCAAACATTTCTCTTCCATCTGATGCTTCTACATAGTACGTTACTATAAGAAGTTTAAGATCAGAGTCTTTGATGTCGATATAATCATATTTGTTATCGGTAGGTCCTTTTTTAGAGTTTTTGCTTATTAAACGAGCTTGATGCTGTCTAAGTATATCAAGTACCTCAGTATATTCATCAACGACTCTAAAGCTATGAATCTTGATCGTAAAGTAACCATTAACGCCCATTTGACGCTCAGCTGATTTGATAATATTCTTTAAATAATAAATAATCATATCATCTGATCTATTAAACAAAGTTTTGTTAAACTTTTCTCTATATTTATTATTATAATTATAAATAAATTCTCTTTGATTCATATTATCCTCCCATTAAACCGTATCATTAACACAAGTAGTTAATTTTTCTCCAATAGGATTGGGAGCATTCTTTTTATCTTCAAAGGTAATAGAACATCTGATATCAAAGATATCGCAAAATCTTTTTAATTTGAAGAATGTAATAGAATTTCCTGTAAGACCTCTTAGATCATTAGAATAATCTGATCCAAAACGTTGTTTATAATTTTCAATATCTATATTCTTTTTACTAATAGCTTTCTTAAATAATGCCATTTCAGGAGTATCATTCTCTTGAACAATAGGTTTGTAAATATTATTCGTAGAAATAAGTATTGATCGTTCCTGACTTTCTAATTTAGCTGCTTTTTCTATAGAATCTCTTAGATTTTCAACATTATCAAAATCGATAATATCTTTTGAATTATATTGAGATAGATCTATATCTTCAGGTTTAGAATAAATTAAAAGAGGGCCAGCATCATACACACCTACAACATCTCTACTAAATTTAGTCATAACAGGATATACAATCTCATCTTTAACCACTGCTGTATCTTCTGCTAGTTCTTTAACAGCTTCGGGATTATATTCTGATTTACGTATAAACTCTTCCTGATCAATTACATCAAGAATTCTCTTTCCAATTCTCATCTTCTTCATTAGTCAAATACCCCTCTGTTGAAAAAATTATTGGAGATTAAAAAGAAAAAGATTAAAAAGGATGAGAGGAATCGATCCTCTCACCCAATGTTATTTTCATTATTCATTTACTTCAATTTCAGAGTCATCTTTAACATGTTGCTTCATCTGTTCAGAAGGTTCAATACCTACATAAACACTATTACCAGAAATTTCGGAAGTCATCGTGAAATATCCAGGGAATTCTAATACAGGATCGATAGATACATTAGCACGCATGTAATCGAAAATTACATCCATGATTGTAATTAAAAGTTCTTGAGCAGAACCTTCACAAATTTTATTATTATCATCTTTAGGAGCATATTTAAAATTGATACCAAACTTATCATGTGCGATATCAATAATAGCTTTATATGCTACTTGGGATTCGGTGAAATCATAAATAGCCCATTTGGGATCGATATCATCTTCATTATATGTATAACTCAAAGTCCAAGAACCTTCATCAGTTCCTTCTTCTTCTTGTTTATGGAATTGTACATATGCACCAAAATGGAAACGACCATCAATATCTTTAAATACTAAAGCTGTAGGAGTATCCTTGGATTTATTTTTTCCAAGGAAGATAGCAGCACCTTCGAAAAGTGTCTTAATGCAAGATTCAGTTGCAAAATCATTCCAACCATAATTACGATTAGTGAAAGTTTTACTTACCTGCAGGTTGATTCCAGATTCTAAAAAGTTTTTCATTACGTGTTCCTCCTAGAGATAATATAAAAGATCTTTTATATAACCAGACCCGTCGGTCCGATCTACACAATTATAGTGTATAACTAATTTGAAACTTATACCTAAGTTATACTTTTTTTAATTTTTTATTTGTTTAAAGTTTTCAAATACTCATCTGCATCGGATGCATTCAAAATCATAGGAGCATAGGAATCAAACTCTCTATAATTATTCCATCCTATACCAGATTCTAAACTTAATCCAGTTTTAAGTTTAAAATTCTTTTCTTTAGCTTTGAATGCTTTTCTTACATTTCCAGATTCAAATCCATTGTAAGGAACAACCAATATTCCTGTAGAATTTGTTACACCAGAATCTTCTCTAGAATCAAAACCAGCATCTATAAATCTTTGATTTAATGCATGATCTCTTAATCCAGAGAATCTTACTTGGATCTTATCTGAAACATTTCCAACTTCTGTGTATATGATATTGAAATTATCACATATAAATTTTATATCATCATAAAATTTAGGAATCTCATTTCCTAATACTTCTATTGTTTTAGCTCCTATGCCCTTTACATTTACAAGAGCTTTCAAAGTATTCTCAGTATCTGATAATAAGGTATTAAGACTAACATTTTGTAATATTATCTTCCAAGTTTCTAAGGCTATAGATGTAAATCCTATAGCACCTAAGATTCTATAATCAGGATAAGGGGTTTTCTTAAGTTCATCTAATCGTTCTATAAACTTTACACTATTAACCTCTCCTAATTTTTCTACAAGAACAGATTTGGGAATATTAAATAAATCTCTAACCCATGTTACATCTAAGGCTCTTATAGACTCGCTCGAAAAATCTTTACTATTTAACTTCTTTAAGAAGTTAGTTAATCTGCCTATTACCTTTTCTCTACAATAGAAATTGATACATACTGCACTGTCTCCTGAATCTGTTACATATAAAGGTTCTCCACAGCAAGGACAAGTTTCAGGAAATTCTTCTAAAGGTGCAGTATTGGTTTCATTAAATTTATCTTTAGATTTTCTTATATAGACTATTACATCATTTACTAAAGTTAAATCAACTTTATCTCCAGGTCTTAAAGCTAATTCATTAAATCGTTTCAAAGAATGTGCTGTTGTTTTATCATGGATAGCACCAAAGAACTCTACCGGTTTAAAATGAGCCATAGGTGTTATTCTTCCATCTTGTCCAACAGAATAAGTATAATGTGTAAATGTAGATTTTCTTTTAAGAGGATTGAATTTTATAGCTATTGCATATCTAGGAATAGCTCCTCTTTTACCAAGACGTTCTCTTATATCTTTATCTGCATATTCTATAACTATCCCATCATATTGAAATCCCATAAAATCTCTTAAATCATTTGCTTCTTTAACAAACTGATTTACCATAAATAGAACTTGCATATAATCTCCTTCTATGATTTCATATCTCATAGAAGTATCTTTGGTATAATATTTATTTAGAAATTCTAACTCTGTAATTCTATCTATATTTAAAGAAGATTCCAAAGGTATAGGGGTTAAATAATCCCTATACATTCTTGCATCTAATCCACCCAATAAACCTATTACAGCATTTCTAGGATTTGCATACTTCTTTTTAAAATCTCTTTCTATTCTTTGTAAATTGTAATTGGTTACAATGTACTCGAATTTGATACCAAATCTTTCAGTATCATCTACTTTTCCTTTGGCTCTATGAAACTCCATACCACCTAATATAGGAGTTAGATCGGAAGCTTCATTATTATCTGTATCTCCTCTTGTACATGCAAATGATATTTTTGATCCTTGAACTTCTTCTTCTACAGATACTCCATCATATTTAAGAGAAGCTATCAATTTTATATGATTAGGATCTATAATACCCATATTTACATGAGTACCAAGGAAATCTCTTTCGAAAATTTGCACTGTTTTATCATCTAAAACACCAGATTCTAATGCTTCAGATTTTAGTACAAATTTACATTTATCAAGAGTTCCACACATATCATAAGTATGTGCTACATTTCTTGATTTCTTTTTTACCAAAGTTGTATCATGATGCACTTCAAAATCTTCTTTGATAGGGAATGTGTAATTCCTTACCAAAGCATCAAAATACATCATTTTATCTTTAGGGACTATTTGAATTACTTCTTTTTTCCCATCTTCCCTAATTTCTAAATTACTTCCTCTATCTACTTTAGTTTCTTCATTAAAAGAGATAGGTGGTGCACCTACTGGCGTAGGAATATTGGTAACTTTGCATAAGTTTACTAAAGCATCATATAAATCATCATTTAAAGGAAGGATTATATTTGCTCCATTATTATACAATGCATTAGATATTTTCAAAATTCCTATAACGTCATCATAATCTATCATATGGATATTTTGATTTTTGATAACTTGTTTTGCTTTCTCATTCATAAAATGCTTTACTTCTTCAGATACTGTAGGATCTCCAGACAGAATAGAATTGTAAGCATCTTCTAAAATAGGATTCAACATAAAAAATTCTTTACCTCCTTTCAACAAGGTAAATTAAATTATGGATAGTAGACCCTAAGATCTACTATCCATATTTATAATATACATTTATTTTTCTTTTAACCCAAGTTTTATTAACTTTTCTTCATAAGCCTTGTTTCTCATATTTTCTTCATAGATACCAGGAGTTATGGTGATAACTTCTTTTGTATCTTTTACATCATAAGGCTTAGTATCTTTCTTATCTCCTTCAAACTCAATTACCATCTTAGGCTTTCTAGGAGATATATCGATTACGTTCATAAGAAGAGGATGTTTCTTATGTTTAAATAACTTGATGAATCTAAATACACCACCAAGCTCTTTTAAATATGCATGTAAGATTTGAGCAGATTGAGATTCTGCTTCTGCGTCTAATTCAATATCAAAGTCAAAAGGATTCCCAGTAAGAAGTTTCTTATGAGAACGTCTAGCTTTAGGACTTGAAGAATTAAGCATAAATTCTTGATAGAACTTTTCTACTCCTAAATGAGCTGTAATTGTGGAAGATTCCATTTCTCCAAATATACGTACAGGAGTGGATGCAAATTTTGCATTATGAACTTTGCTCATTCTAGATTTAGAGTTTTCATTTCTAATATTAGTGGAAGCTAAAGATACTACAGAGAACTTTTCTTCTGCTAATTGTTTTAATCTAGAAATGTATTTAAACCCAATAACTAATTTTCTTCTAGTATGAACCATTCTTGTATTCCCATTAGAATCTTCTATAGGAGCACAAACGTAACAATGTTTATTAATAAACGGGAAAGTAGAATAAATATTAGCCAAGAGGTCAATACTCATATTAGTAGATATAGGTTTTAAAGATAAATTGATATGACCTTCATGTATCATTTGTTGAATATACAGATTTCTCTGATATTCATTATCTTCCCAATCTAAATCATTTCTATCATAAACAAAGTTAAAAGACTCAGATAGAAATGCAGCTTCTTCAGGGTTTAATAACTCAATATATTTATGAATCATTGCAAATGCTTGATCATAAGTAATCTTATTAGCAGATAAATTCTTATCTATATACTCAAGCAACTGCCAACCAATATAAGTTACTGAAGTTTCAAACAACTGACCATCATTGAGACGGTTAATACATGTATTCATAGAATAGAGCACATCTACAGGAACCCATTTACCATTTCTATAGTAATGAGGCATGAGATTATCAGGTTTTACTTTAGATATTACACCTTTACCGCCATATCTATCTGTAATCTTATCTCCACTATGAAGAGGTTTATTCTGCTGTATATACATGATCATGGTAATATTGTTGAATACCTTTTCATTTATATACTGCTTACCTTTGGAGATGCAATCACAATTATAAAACATTTTTTGCAAATCATACGATATGTTTACATCTAATCGTTCACCAGTATTTGTATCAAAGATTAAAGGTGCTACTTTATCAACAAATTCTTTTGAGAATCTGATTGTTTCATCATAGTATTTTTTGACCTGATTATTATACATAGAAGTTTCTAATTTTTCAGGATTGTTACAAAAAACATCAATGTCTATAACTTTCCCCTCAACTATGTATTCTTTATCATTAAGCATTGTTGTCTTAAGTCTATCCCAAGACTGAGTAAACAATGCTTCTTCATCCTTAAGCTCTCTACGAACTGCACAAAGGATGTTATTTTCAATATCTTCATTAATATCAGGAAAAGTTTTATATTCTTTTCCTTTTCCGTATAAGTTAAGTAGAATATCATTATCATTGATTTTGATTTCTACTTTATCTATCAAAGGAGTTACAAATTTATTAGCAGCTGATTGGCTGATTACAATAGGGTCTTCTTTTACATCTTCACATGCTACATACATTGTGGAGAGGTTTATTCCTTCAGCCCTATTGTTATATTCATCATAAGATATTGTCTTTTTAACTACATCATCTTTATGAATAGTCTTTCCAACAGATAAGCTATCTAAATACTCATTGTTGTATAAATAACCATAAAATTCTGTTATATGTTTATAACCTATACGTTCTATACAGGTAAGAACATTCTTGCTTTTATTGTATAAGATAAGCCAATAATGCCTATCAGGATCATTACTAAATTTCGATATTTTAGCCATGACCTTATAATTGAACTCAGCCCTAATAAAATTAGAGCTGAATTCACCGAATTGGTTTTCATAACCAGTAGAAATAATGGGGACTTCAGGATTAAGGAGCTGTGTTATCTGTTCCATCTGAATCCCCTGCATTATCTTTCTGGAACCTGAATTTGTGTTGTTAAAAGGCTGTTTAAGACCTTTACACAACGTATACTCTTGACTAGGAAGTTTCTTTTCTATTTCTTCTATCTCTTTTCCAAGTCTAAGCGTAGTATTGGTTGTTTTCATTGATTAGACTCCTCTTTTTAAAACTAAATTAAAGCTATTCTTATTCTATAATTAGAATATAAAGTGCTTATCAAAACCTTTATATCTTCTTCTTCTAAATTATTAATAAAGTGGAATAAATTAGAATAATCTATCATAAAATAGAACATCGTATCATCATAATCAGGATAGCACGATGTTAGAATAGAACGAGTACTTCTAAGACCATTGGAAATACTTTTAAAAGTCATTTCATCTTCTTTTCCAGCTACTGTAAACAAAGAAATTGTTTCATCTTCCTCATCATCGGTATTTGTATTGCTTTTACTTTCAATAGGAACCGATAAACACGTATTTGAATTATACGTATCTAACTTTTCTTTTTCTGAATCTGATAACTCCCCAATAGAACCAGACTCGATTTGTTTCTTTAACTCTTCGATTGTACCAAGTTTTACATCAACACTAACTTTTTTCATTGAAATCTCCTCCTAGAAATAAAGAAAAAACATGAGAGATCTCTTGACCTCTCATGTTTATAATATATAAGCCTAAAAATTATTCCACTTCATACAAAGAGTCTGAAGTAAGAAGATCGTCAGTGTGAAGATTTTCTGCAAGAATGATTCTTTGAGGAATTTTCTTTAAATATCCTAAAGCAGCTTTAACAAAAGCAGCTCTAAATTCAGGATTTTCATTTATTTTTTCTCTAAAGTTACCATAAGAGAACTTATGACTCTTATCAGGATCAAAAGATAATGAAGCTCCTCCACCATAAAGGAGTTTATTATTTTTCATATCTTCTAATAAGGATAACCAAGGATCAAATCCATTATTATAATCAAATACAAGTCTTGTACCAGTCTTCTTTCCTGAAGATCTAGATTTTACTAAACTAAGTTCTACAACAGATCCTTCAACCTTATAAGTTTCATCAGCTTTAAGTTTGCTTTTAGCATCTAATCTAATGATATTATTAGCTACATAAGTAGAGGATCTTCCTCTAGGGAGTCTTTCTCCTTGCTTAAGATATTGTACTGCATTCGGTTTAGGGAATATACTCATCTGAACATCTTCAAGAATATGGTTAATACCAAATAAAATAATATTAGCTTCTTTAAGAAGAGGAATAATCTGTCTAAATATTCTTGTTAAGATCTGAGCTGTTGCCGCACCAGATGATTTTCCAGCCAATTCATCATCATCAATATATTCCTTAGGCATAAGCATAGGAATAGAATCTATAATGTATAAAGTGGGTTCTAATTTCATAATAGGTTTCCCATATACATCATTTCTCTTTGTATCATAAAGGAATTTATCTACATTAGAAAGCTTGAGATCATGAATCATTTTAATACGTTCATAAAAGTTTTCTGCAGTGATACCAGTGTTTCTTACAATATATCTCTTTTCATACTCTTCAACAGAAAATCCAGATAAAGATCTACGTCTGGAAGAGGTCATACCACCTTCGATATTATCTTCAAAGATAGTAGAGGTTTTATATTGTCTAGCAATATTTGCTGCTATTTGAGTTACTAAAGTAGATTTGCCACAACCTGTATTTCCTATAAATGCATTATAAGATCCATCCGTAATACCTAATACATAATAAGGATGTAATTCTCCATTTGATAGCCGTTCATCATTAATAAATCCATTTTGATAGTCGAAATTAAGAAAGCCACTAGGATACCCTGTATCTTCTTTGGCTTCTTGTTTCATACTAAAATCCATTCCAGCTGCTTTTTCTCTAAACATTTGTTCAAGCATGCTATCTGTTTCTGCCATTAGTTTATCCTCCGTCTCTCAAAAAAATAAACATTTTGATATAATAAATTGTTGATGTTTTTGTCAAAATTAATTACCCATACCTAATTAAAGGTATGGGTGTATTCTTACTTTAGATAAATATCATTTCTATACAAATTGTTTATAGATGCATTGATTTTTGGATATATAGATTTATCTAACTTCTTAAGACTAAATCTTAAATCCTCATACTCTAATCCTTCTATACTAATCATATTATGAACTTGCATTAAGATATTATCTATAACAGGTTCATCTTTTGATTCTATTATATTTAAAACAGCTTTGTTTATCATATTGGAAATATAGATAATATCGCTGGTTATCCAATCTTCATCAGATCTGTAGATATAATTGTCTTTTAATAAGTGTAAAAATACTTGGGAAATTTCCTTAGTATCAGGATATATAAGATTAAACAACTTCTCAATCTTATCGACAGATATACCGTTTGATACATCCAATCCTATACAGATAATAGATGAAATCAATCGTGTAATATTCTCATCAAAACTGAAAGATGATTTTCTAGCTACTGCAATATAAGAAGATGATACTTGATTGAATTCACAAATATTCATAATCTTATGTGTCATATTATTATTTACTATTGTACTTAAGAAAGTATAAAGTTTAGCTAGATATTGATTTACAGGAAACATGTTGTAGATCATAGAATTGCAATATATTCTATCTTCATAGCTTAACTCTTCTTCCATACATACTTGGATTAAGAATGTAATGAATCTTGTATTCTCTTTTAAAAAGTTTAATTCTTCAAATTTTTCGATATTATACAAAAAAGATTTGTACTCTTGTTTTACTAAACGATAAGCGAACTCGTCTGGCAAATAACTAACATTTGCCAGACATGTCGCTAACTTACTACCTACATTAGTTTCTACAAGAGATTCAATTTTTAAACTATTTTCATTTTCCATATTCAAATCTCCTATAGGTAAGAGGATTGATTATAATTCATCGGATGTTTTAGTAGGTTTTGCTTCTCCTTTACCTCTTACACCCATTTTACTAAAGAAATCAGATCTAGATGCAGCAAGTTTATTTGTATTCTTTTCTGCATAGACTTTTACTTTAGAATTCATATCCAATGCATCTGCATCAGATGTATCAAAGTTTTGTTTAAAGAATCTATCAGATTTCATATCAATAGATTCTAACTGTTTTTTATACTTATTATAAGTAGTTTTAACATCATCGAACGGAATCTTCATACCAGATACAATGATATCTACATATTCATCATCATGATAATTTTGAATATGCAAGAATAATTCATACGGTTCACCGTATTTATCTTTGATCACTTCAAAGCTTTGATCGATAAACTCTTGAGTCTTTTCTCCACAATTGATAATGATACCAATGCGTTTTGCAGAGCGTTCATTATCAAGGCTATGTGTTTCTCTCATCATATTTTCAAGAGCTGCATTAAAATCTTCTACACTGCGAATCTTATTAAGAATGCAATGTTCAATAGTCATAAATCCAGGAGTTGTATCAATTTTATAAAGATCAGTATCATCAATGTTGTTATCAGAAGCAATAATGTTCTGACCAAGCAATGTTGATACACGTTTTACAAATTCCTGATTTGCAAGATTTTCAGCTTTCTTTCTATTTCCTTTAGCTTCATCTAAGAAGGATTTATTAGAAATAGCTTGAACTACATATTCTTCAGAAAGATCATGGAACCAATCTACTGTATTCTTAAGACCTCTAACATCATCTTCGAACCCAGTAAATACAAACATTTGTACATTTGTATTGATTACTTCTTTCATATATTGAGCTATTACAGAAGAAGCACCGCATCCAGTACCACCTTCTGAAGAAGTAACAATGACTACCATCTTATCTTCAGGATCTAAGAATGCATCAAGATTTACAGTATGATTGGATAAAGCATCTACAATCATTTCTTTTGCAAGATTTCTTTCTTTACCGCATCCCTTTACATCTCCAAATTCAATCGCAAATTCTTTGTACTTTTCAGGTACATCTGTAAGTGTACTATTTAATAGCAAACAAGAGCTTGATTGAATTATCCCTTGTTCTAAGAGCTGTATCACAGCTTTATTACCAGCTGCACCAACCCCAATAAATTTTGCACTAAGCATTATAACATCTCCTCCATAATAGTATATTATATGGTAACCCCAAAAATTATTTATAATAAGACGATACTATTATTAGCAACGCCCAGTATAGAAATTACCCATGTATCAGATGTAGCATAACCAGCTTCTTTCATCTGACGTAATGTAGTATAACCTTGTGCATAATAATTTTTCTTAATCCATGCAGCACCATTGATTATACCTTCTTCCATGTTAGACCCCATAGCATAAGCTTGATTAGGATCAACATCGACAGCATTAATACCAAAATAATTAAATCTGTTTTTGGCTAAATAACTATTACCAAATCCAGATTCTACACATGCATGAGCAAAGATGTAGATAGGATTCAATCCTGTTACTTGAGAAGCCTTGATGAATATATCACCATGACCTTTGAATTCAGTTCCACCACATTTTATATCATACTTATCTATTATATTATTCATATCCTCTACTGTAATACCTCTGTTAGAACAAAGGTCAGTATCTGCTGTGAAACCTTCTTTTAAATTTGTAATTGCATTCATTCTAGTAACATGAATCTTTTCTAACTTTTCCTCTTGTTTTTTAATATTTTCTTTTTGTTCTTCATGCATGTTCTGCAAGGTGTTGATGATTGCTTGATTTTGTTCTTTTGCATCAGATAGATTTTTCGTCATTTCATCCATTTGTGTTTGCAGTGAGTGAACTCTGATTGTAGCATACATACTTTCAACAATTGAAATAGCTACAAAAACAATCAACAGAACTGTGAAAACATATCTCATCTTGTGTTTTGTATGAGATTGCTTTCTAACCACATTTGTTTTACTTTTACTAGAATTTTTCTGATGTACTATCATCTAACCATCCTTTCTTCTAAAAACTCAGTTTGAGTAAAAAAATGACACTCATAGCAACTAAGTGCTATGAGTGCTGAAAATTAAAAAATACAATATTTTATTTTTGTGTTTGTTGTTGCTGTTTTACTTTTTCTTTTTCTTCTTCTGTAAGCACGTGTACTCCGCAACCAAAGTCACCTTGTTCAGTTAAGCTTACAACTTGTTCTTCTTGTTTGTCGTTCATATTTATACCTCCTTTAAAATATTACCTGACAAGCTTAATTTATGTTCTTGCTTCATTAAACTTCATTTTTATAATATATAATTTCAGGATATTTTATTGTTCTCTCTTAATTCCTGATCTATCTAAGCTCTTCTTTTCAAGAGTTCTAGGTAAGTAATCATCTTTATTTACCAAGTTTGAATTTATATGAGCCCCAATAAGATATGCAGAAATAAGATTTCTAGCAATAGAATCATCATTTTCTACAGGAACATCTTTTTGACTAACCATTCCTGTCAAATTGATCTGATTATAGAATTTTGCTTTAGCTGTCATTGAATCTGCACGATAAGTAGCCAATTCTTTCATTGTTTCAGGAAGATCCAATGTAACTAAGGATTCAAATTCACGGTCAGTAGAGTTACCATTTTTATCAGTATCTATAAGCAGACCTGTTCTATAATCACGTTTAGAAATATTTACAGAATATCCAGTCTTCTTTTGTACCATCTGTTTTAATCTCTTAAGAGTCATATAGACAACCAATACAGGTTGAGATTTTACAGGTTTCCCTTCTCTATTTCTATTAATAAAAGGCATACTAACTTTTTCTTCAATAGGTACTTTTATAAAGTGTAAAGCATCCATAATCTGATCTATGGTAGGATCATTATCAAATACTTTAGATTGAAATTTAAGAGGGAAGTCTTGATTAAAGAAGTCTTTAAATTGAGCATCACTCATTTTAGCAAACTTTGCTTTATAGTATTCTGTATTCTGCCCAGTCTTGTCTACAATATCAAATACTTTATATATCCGCTCTTCTACTTTTTTTCTAGCTTCTTTGATATTCATAATTATCCCTTCTTAGGTTTGTTTATACCAAGTAAAGCTTGAAATGCTTGATTTATCATTGCTGTGCTTCCATGAGCTTCTATCGTTTTATCATTTATAATTTCACCCAGATTTAATTTTTCCAGATTTCTATTATAGAATTTAAACATTCTATCAGCAACGGTATCTTCATCTGCAACTGTTTCAAATTTATCGAGTTGTTCTTTACAACCTTCTAATTGAGCTTGCATTTCTTTCTTCATTTTAGGATTGATGTCTTTGGATTCTTTCAATTCCAATTCCATCTGTTCTACTTGATATCTAACTCTAGCAATATCTGTAGGATGAACGTCTCCCATAGTCCAGAACTTGTAATTGATATCATACATTATCTTTCCAAGGCCAACCACAATATTAAATATAGGGACTTGCTTTAATGTTTTTGTAAGAGAAGTTTCTTTATTTCCTAATTTATTAAAAGCAGAGCTTAATTCTGCACCATAACCATACATTCCAGCAAATTGGTCAGCAAATTTTTCATCTACCAATCCATACTTAGTGCCTTTATACATAATAAGCTTCGAAAAAGTATGACCAATTTCATGAAGAAGGAAAGACATAAGTTCAGGAATGGTAATAGCACTTCCAAAAACTGCACCAAGATTTAAACAAATCAAAATATTAAGAGGGAACTTTTTCTTATCAATCTTACAACCACGTTCAGTCATAATTACATAATTTTTAAAATTCTTTACATCATGTGCAGTATCATTAAAGTCATAAGCTTTCCCTGTTTTACGGTCTAGAATAAAAGGAATAGTATATGCATTTAATGTAGGATCAGGATTGATAGTAAGAATTACTCCATTAAACCCAAATGTATTTTCAATACATTGTTCAATATCTCTCAGTGTCTTATCTTTACTAAGTTTTATATAAGAATTAAAAGATTTCAAGGGCTTATCTTTTGCATATTTAGTTTTAAATTTTATAAAAAGATCTTCTATTTTGAGTACATCATTTGTTTTCCCAAAATAAACTTCATTTAAAGATATCATTATATATCATACTCCTATTTATTTGAATTGATTATAGTAAATGCAAAATATTTAGCAATAGCTTTATGATAAGAAAGCTTTGTAGCTATACGGTGTTTACGTTTTCTATATTGTACAGAGTTATCATCTAATAACTCTTCCATTATATCTTTAATCCTATTCAAACTAGGATCTTTAGTATTTGGTTTGGGTTGAATAGTGAATTTTAAGAATGCTACTGTAGCGATATCTTTATTATTAGCTTGTGCAAGATATGTAGCAATATATAAAGTTATAAGCTCTTTTATCTTATCTAAGTTTTCAGGATTGTTTAAAATAGTTTCCATCAAAGCAGATAATTCTTGAACCCCAACATTACCGTCTACACACATAGTACAAGTTCTATAATCTATCTTAGTAGTATTCAAAGTATTCATTGTATTTTCTACATATTGTTGCAATTTAAATGAATCATTTGTAGAAAGATTAAAAGTTGAATCTCCAGATCCTTCATCAGGTAACTGATCTTTTTCATATAAGATACCATCTTTATTCTTATATGCTTCATAATATAAAGAAGCAATATTTTTCATAAAAGATTTAATACGATTGAATAGCTGTTCATTTACATATACTGTATCTTCATCATCAAAAGATTTAAACATCTTTTCATAAGAAGCAATCCAAGTACTATTTATAGACTTAATAGCACCTAGTACACTTCCCTTAGATTTAAGATCAAACTTTTGAGATAGCATATGATTTACAACATATTCCATTATGTATCTATATTTAGATGGAGCTACTACTTTAAAAAATTCATAATGAATAATAGGATAAAATTTAGCTGAGAAAGCAAGATATATCATAGCTAGCTCTAGGTTTGTTTTATCTTTCTTTAAACAAAAATATCTTACAATACAAAGTGCTACAATAGTAACACTATCTTTAGCAGAAGCGGGTTTGAAATGAGCATGGTTTGCATAATATGTATTTCCAATACCAGCTTTAATTTGAGCCTCAGTTATTTTAAGAGCTTTGAATAATTCTTGCTTATCTTCATCTCTATAATAAATTCTATCTGCAGGGACAGTATCAAATAGATATTGAGATCGTTTTGAAATAAAATTAGACAAACATCTTTTCCAAGAAATAAGATTCTTTTTTAGGCTATCCTCAATGATTGGATAAACCTCTTTGAGAATAGCAGATGTATTAAAATTCTTCTTTTTTGGCATTGTAGGATTAACCTCCTATCAGATTATATGAATGTCTTAAAGTAAAAAAATATGGGGTTTACAAAAAAAAAGAATGAACCCCATGGATGGGGAATGGAGGCTGTTATAATACCTTGTAAGTAGTAACAGAATCCATGGGGTTCAATCCTGGAAAGGAAGTGGTAAGGAGTGTGATTGTTTGTAGTGTTTTGAGCTTTTGTGAGTGTCGTCCCATGGAATAATCAAACAGAGATTTAAACCTTTTACCAGAGGGGTTATAATCGATATACCAAGTAGTATTGTTGACTATTCTGTATTTAGTTTTAATGGTTGTCGAAGCCATTAAAATTATTAAAGTTTGAAAGAGGAGATTAGATTCTTTCATTTGAAACTTTCGTACACTCCTTACCACATTAATAATATATAACCAAAAAAAATAATCAGGTATGAGAGAAATTCTCTCATACCTAATGTATTATGATATATGAACTCTATTTGTAATATTAAATAATTTAGTACCACATCCTACTGTACTTCCTTCAGGAATGTCTGAAACTTTAATTTCGTCTTCTTTTCTTCCTTGTATAGAATGCAATACATTATCATTTCTTAGAGGAGCTATGAAGATAATACTATCATCTTTCTTAAGTTTAATAATTCTATCTCCAGCTTTTCCTCTATTGGATCTCTTAATAATATCAAGAGATATCTTATTTACATACCCATTCTTTGTAACAACAACGATATGAGTCATATTAGGTAATACAAAACTCATACCATCTATAACACTAGCTGCCGTTGATACTCTATTACCTTTTGTAGATCTTTTAAGATAAGGAATTTCTTTAGGATGGATTCTAAGAACTTTAGTTCCTGCATACACAAGAATATCCATCTTTTCAGGACCTACTAAGATTCCTTGCACATAATCATTTTCATCTAATTTACTATAGATGATGCCAGACGGAGGAGCAGTCAATACATCAGTGATATCAATCTTTTTGATATATCCTTTTCTACTAACTACAAATAGATAGCTATGAGCTTTAGATTCTACCATCTTATTTAAAGCAGATTCAGGAATAGCACAAGCTATATCAGGAGTAAGATACTTGTTCAATAAACGAATATCATTCCCATTTGAATTCTTGTCTGATAACGGGATTTTATGTACAGGAAGTTTAAATACTTTCCCTAAAGAAGAGAACAAGACTATATCTTCATCATTCTCAGCTTTAGTAATAAATTTAATTTCGTCTTTATTAAGGGTTGTAATATTTTCATTTTCTCCGATCTTCTTTACATACCCTTTCTTTGTGAAAATAAGCCTAAATGTACCAGGAGCTATACCAGAAGCTTCTGATTTAGAAATAAGATGACACATGCGTTTATTATTATATTTTCTCTTGATTTCCAACATTTCATCAATAATAACATGGTCAATCTTTTCAGGATGGATAAGGATATCCATAATTTCTTTTACTTTTACTTCTAATTCTTTTAATTCATTTTCATACTTAATACGATAACCTTCTGTAAGCTTCCCTAGATCATATTCTAATAATGATTTAGCTTGAAGATTTGTAATCTTTAATTGGCTAGATGTATAATCTATAAGTTCTTGTCTATCTGTAGTCTTTTGCTTGCGAATCATATTGATTACGTTGTCTAGTTCTTTCTTATGAGACAATACATACAACAAGAACTTTCGTTCATGAATAGAGGTCTTATACTTTTGAAGAATAGAGTTAAACTTTCTAGCAACGCTTGTTCTTCTAAAGTTAATAAAGTTTAATAAATATTCCCTATAGTTCATATAACAAAGTTTATTGTCTTTGATTACAATGATTCTAACCTGTCTAGTCTGTCTAATACTTGTATTAGCATATAAGAATTCTTTAGCATAGTTAGGATCAATATTGTCTTTAAGTTTGATTACTTCTTCAAATATAATTTCTCCAGTTTTCTTATCTCTAGTTGTTCTAGATACATGATCTTGAATAAAAGGAGCAGCTCCTGAAGTTACTAATTTTACAATAGATTTATAAACTGAATCAAAGTATACAAAATCAGGAAGAGATCTTATAAACAATGCAGGTTTCTTATCATAAGTTCCTGTTTCAATAATACCCTGAGATATATAGGTTCCATTACCTGTTTCATTGATTGTTTTCCAATCTGTATCAATAATTTCACAAGGCATACATTCATCAGGAATCAAACAGAATTTATGGTTAGGGTTCTTGATAAGACCTATAGTAGCATCTATTACTTCTCCAAGATTATGAGAGGGAATAGAAGTTTTTACACCTACCGCAATCCCTACCTGTCCTAATACAAGTAATGCAGGAATTCGTGCAGGTAAATATAACGGTTCCTTACAACGTTTATCATAATTATCTACCCAGTCTGTAGAATTGGGGTCTTCATAGATATCTTTGATAAATACATCTGTTGCAAATTTACTAATTTTACATTCAGTATATCTAGGTGCTGCTGCTTGATTATTTGCTTTACTACCCCAAGATCCAGATCCTTCCATAGTAGGATATTTGGTCGCAAAATCATTAATCATATTTCTAATTGCATCATTTACAGCTGTATCTCCATGAGGATTATATTTACGAATAACCTGACCCATAATATTAGAAGTCTTAATAAATCCTTGACCTCTAAAGTCATTCGCAGCACAAAATAGAATTCTTCTGATAACAGGCTTCAACCCATCAATCATATCAGGAATGGCTCTGTTTCTAATAACATAGATTGCATAGTCTCTCATATCTTGATTAGATTGAGTTGCTATATTTACATCTATAACTCTTTCTGCCATCAATAAATCTCCTCTCGGTGTTTTAAATTAAGCATACAAGGCTTAATCTATAATAGTAGTTTTTGGAATTTGTTATTATTCTCTATATTATAGTTATACCTCCAATACATTAGTATTTCAAATCTATAATATATCACTATATAAAGAATTAAACCCTAGAGCCTTTGTAGCTCTAGGGTAAAAAATTAATAGATCATTGTTTTTGTATCACTTGATAATTCAGGACCTACTTTATTATGGGATGGATTGATTCTTTCTTCTTTATATCTTCTCAAGATTGTAAGATTTTCATTGATGTAATTATTGTCTAAATAGATGATTAGATAGCATTTTGTAGACTTGATAGGTTGTTTGAATTTGATCTCAAACTTATTCCAATCTATCTCTGTTTTTATAAATTCAAATGAATTATAGATCTTCAAATCTATAAATACTTCAGGAGCAATAGCAATAGATTTTGTATAATCTACTATATCTCTGAGATCTCCTATCAAACCATCGAATTTGATAGACATCAATTTTCCATTTTTTATATCCTGTATTTCTTTTTCATCTGTAAATTCGTATTCAGATTTGATATTCCATTGCCATCCCTTTTCATTATGAGGAGGTATTCTAGAAGCATTCATAAGAGAAGTAATAGCAGACGCCTTGTCTAAGGTAGTACATTGTACATTATCTCTTACTTTAAGAGAATAATATGCATAGAATTTTGGAGATGGGAATCTTACATTAGTATCAAATGAAATACCATAGTCAGTCTTAGTTTGGCCAATATCAGACCCTTGATCTATATTGATTTCATTTGTCTTGATATGAATGATAGTCTGAGGTACTTTGAGGAAGTATTCCATATTATGTGTAGCTGCATTGAATTTATATAGTACAGGTAATCTGGAATGGGAGTTGATATAATGTAAGAATTTAGTTACTTCTAATATATCTCCATCTTTAATACATATACCAAGAGCATCTTCTGCTAATTGATTCATAAGTTCTTTAGGAAGCGGATAGTCTATATCGTTGTAATGTTTCTGTGTTCCTCCGGCTCTAAATGCCATTTGACACATTTTAGCAATATCTAATTGCATTCCTCTTCCATTGAACCTCATTCTATAATTAAAGTTCATAAGAAGCATTTCCATAGTCATAGATATGAATAGACTTTTATCTCTATCTATAAACCATGCATCTCTATAAGTACATCTATTCGTATATAGTAAAAGACCCATATTATGAAGATCTATATTTTCTCTATTAAACGAGAAGTCTAATTCAGGAGTGATAGTAACAGCAGGTTTGTTTACTGCTATCATATCTTTAGTTCTTCTTCGTCTAAATGGATTCAGCATATGTTCTGAATCTAACCATGTTGTCTTAAAAAATTTATCTCCAAATTTATCAAAGAACCAAGCTCTCATATATTCAATGCAACAAGAATATGCTTGATTTACAGAAGGAATTATAAGATTTGTTTTTAAATTGTGCTCATAACTTTTCTTGAGTTCAAGATTTACTAACTTACCACTATCTTTTAACTCTTCTAATTCTATATTAGATAATATTTTTACATTATCTTGATCCATTTATATTCACACCTCGTTTCCGTATTATAAAGATGTGACAAAAAATAAAAAACAACATAGCCTGCCCAACAGGGCAGGTTATTAAACCACTAATCACTGATATAATATACAATCATTTTTTGAAAGATTATCACTAACGCCATTAAGACGTTAGTGATAAAAAGTGACAATTATCAATATTAACAAAATCATGGAAAAACAAAATCTATATTTATCAGGTAACTATGAATGCAAGGATTAGTCGTTATAGGGTATGCAAAACAAACTATTTTGATATATATAGTTATACGTAATACTTGAAAAATAATAAAGATATTGCTAAGGGTAGCAACTATACCAGATAAACATTTGGCCTATTTAGATAGCCTAGTAACCACTCTTCGTGGAATCTTTTTGTGGTATAGATTTATTTAACTTTTATAAATTTAAATAATTATACTTTTATAAAGTTAGATGTTTAATAGCCTTCTATTTATATAATACTGTCGGATATAAACCCTAGAAGGAAAGAGGGCCATAAATATTTAAAAAGTTAAGTTTTTATAGAGTTATAAGTTTTTCAGTTTAGGTGATACGGATTACCTTTCGGCCACAACATAGTTCCATATCTGACTATGCGACAATAAAGTACAGTACTGTTATCGTCATCTCTTATTATCATCTAATTAAGTATAGAGAGTCTGTTGGATCATACCGCTAAGGTATGGAATCGATAAATTATAAAAGTAAAGTTTCTTGATATTTAAAGAGAAAAGAAACTTTAAAGAACCTCTCCTAAATAACTCTATGTTTAATGCTTCCCTAGCAATTTAAAACAAATTAATATGTAAATTCTACTTTAGTAGCAGCATTTACTTCAGATAAAGCAGAATCAATTGTTTCAATATAGTTGTTTACCATATCAATGAATTTACGAACCTTTACACCATCAGCTACTTTGAGAGGATCAAGGATTTTAACTTCATTATCTTTACGAGCTTTTTCTTTTGCTTCATCAATATCTTTAGCTGTAAAGTTTCTCTTCATTTCTACAGGGAACTTTCTATCAAGTTCTTTTTCTACTTCTTCTTCAGCCTTTTCATCAAATTCTTTTTTCTTAAGAATTTCTGTTCCATATTTAGAACCTAAAGAACGAGCAAGCGAACTAAGAACATCAACAAAATATTTCTTTCTAAGAATAGCTTCTGCAATAGTAATTTCTTCTTCTCCTACTTCTTTCCCACCAAATACGTCTTTAATAGAAATAAAAGCAGGTACACGTACCATTGTAGTAGCATTAGCTTTTACTCTAGCAGCATTTAATGCTTTAAAACGAATAAGGAGGGCATCAAATTCATCAAAGTATGCAAGAGTATTCTTTTCTGCATCTTCGATACTAAGAGGCCCAATAAACTTATTATAATCAAAATAATAAGAAATAAGGTTGAATTGTTTTGCGGAAACGATTTCATTAAGACGTTTTGCAACTAATTTTTGTTCAGAGATTAATTTAGCAATGCTCATTGTTTCAGTAGTAGCCATTATAATACCCTCCTATATAATAAATACTAAACGTTAAAAATAACTAATTATTTGTATACAGTATTTTTATTTATTATAATAAACAACTATGAGATTCTGCTAAATTTTCCCAAAGAATAACTTCATGATTCTTCTTAGCGTCAGTATCTTTTTTCCATAGATCAAATGTCTTTTTAAGATCTATTAATCTTTGATTAGATGATCCTCTAAACTTTAGAGAAATATCTTTTTGTTTGATTATAAACTCTCCATCTACTAACACATCACAATTATGGAGAAGACTTTCTGTTCCACTATACCCATAATTTACAAACTTTTCTTTCTTTATTCTAGTTCCAACCAATTCATCCAATTTATATCCAGAATAAACCCATATATTTTTTGCATCTTTAAATTCTTCTCTTATTTCTTCTACGAATCTTCCTAAACACTGTACATTCTTATGCTCAAATGGTTCTCCACCAAGAATAGATAGTCCAGATATATAATCTTTTCTTAAACAATCTTTGATAAGATCTTTTTCTTTAAAGGTAAATCTTTTACCAAAATCAAAATCCCATGCTTCTTTATTATGACATTCAGGACAATGTCTAGTACAACCAGATACAAATAAGGTAACTCTAACCCCTTCACCATTAGCTGTATCATATGTCTTTATTTCACCGTAATTCATATTTATCTCCCAATTAGAATATCTAGTGTATCATAAAGATACACTAGATATAGATTATTTAGTTTTATAAATGAAGAACTCTATCATGGATTTCATTTGTTCTACCATAATTCCACATATTGTTTCCTAAATATCCACAAGTTCTTCTTACAATACTCATTTCTTTAGGATCATGGTTTCCACAATTAGGACAACTCCAAATCATTTCACCAGTTTCTTCATTTTTATCTAGCTTAATTTCTCCTTCATAACCACACTTATAGCAATAATCGGATTTGGAGTTGATTTCTGCATACAGGATATGATCATAAATATGAGAAAGTACTTTCATAATAGCTTCAACATTATTAAGCATACTAGGGCTTTCTCCATATGAAATAGCCCCACCTGTACTAAGTTCTTGGAATTGAGATTCAAAGTTGAACTTATCGAAGATACTAATAGGTTCGGTTACATGAACGTGGTAAGAGTTTGTTACATACGGTTTATCAGTTACTCCTTCTATAATACCAAAACGTCTTTGATTTGCTTTAGCAAATTTATAAGTAGTAGATTCCAAAGGAGTTCCATAAATAGCATATCCTAAGTTTTCCTTTTCTTTCCATTCTTTACATTTTTCATTCATTCGTTTCATAATATCAAGAGCAAAAGGAGTAGCTTCAGGATCTGTATGAGATTTTCCAGTCATATATCTTACAGCTTCATATAAACCAGCATATCCAAGAGAAATAGTAGCATAGCCACCAACAAGAAGTTTATCTATTGTTTCACCAGGTTTTAATCTAGATAAAGCACCATGCTGCCAAAGAATAGGAGCATAATCAGAAGTGGTTCCTTTTAATCTATTATACCGAACCAACAATGCTTTATGAACTAATTCTAAAGCTTCATCAAACTTCTTCCAAAATACTTCTTTGTCTCCTTTAGACGATAATGCTACATAGGGAATATTAAGAGTTACTACACCCATATTAAATCTTCCCCAATATTTATAATTTCCATTTTCATCTTTCCAAGGAGAAAGCATTGAACGACAATTGTGCGAATTTATACCAGATACATCGAATCTATCGGATTCTGTTTCTACATCATATTCATATTCCCCAATATTTCCTAAAAATTCTACAGATTCTACAGTGTATTCCATTTTAATCGGTCTTACAGGTATATTCTTATTAGCGGTTATTTTTTTATTTGAAGCAAGATAATTTTCCAAAATAGAGTCCATATATAAATCTATTCTATATCGTATATTATCTTTATATTGTGATCCCTTATAAAAATTAGGATAAACATCTCCTGTTAAATTTAAAAGATTTCCTAGCAATAATTGTTGTATCGCTAATTCTTTATTTGTAGAACCAATATGCATCTTATTTTCTGTTCTATCTTTTCTAAAATATCCATCTGCATCCATCATTCCAGATAAAAATGCATATTTTTTATTGATATCAAAAGAGGAGAATACAATATTAGGAATGTGCCTATTTATTTTATTCCTACCTTCAAAAATAGATTCTAAATAATTACAGAATTTGGTATTGTAAGAAAACACTTCTAAATAGTTTCCTTTTTCTCCTCTATTCCATTCTTTTAAATTAGCTTTTAGTCCTAAATTTTTCTCTATAACAGTTATTGCTTTATCAGCAATATCTTTTTCATCTAACCCAAAAGTTATGCTTAATTTACCATTATCATAATTACCATCACAAAGAATAAGTCCAAGAAGCCAAGATAATTCTTCATTAATGCTTTGATTATCTTTTATTTCTCCATATTGATATATTGAAGCCAAAACTTTGTCTCCAGGTTTTAAATCTTCTACTGCTATTCTTCCTCTTTGAGTCGGTAACGGATGATCACTCGTAAGTGTTAATACTCTTCCATTAAACTTTACTCTATTCCAACGATTATAATCATCATTTCTTATAAACTTCTTAACTTTTACAAATCCATTTGAAGATGAATCAAAAATAAGCATATTTTCAGGAACAATGAATTCTGATTTGGCTCCTATCAATTTAATCATAGACCCACCATATATAGATACTAATCTATCCCATGCTCTTTCAAATGATTCTACAAATAATTGATTATTAAGCTTATAAGTGATTACTTCTTTTCCAAATACAGCTCCCATTGGGATTACAACAGTTCCTTCTTTTAATTCTTTCATCTTTTTTTCTGAAATATAATCAGGAACCATTCTTTTAGCTGTGCATTGAGCTGCCATTATTGTGAGATAGTAATATTCATCACCTTCATGAATATTATCATCTTGTAATACATAGATAAGTTTGGGGAATGTAGGGGTTACATATACACCTTGTTTATTCTTAGTACCCTTATATCTTTGACGAAGAGTTTCTTCTATAATCATAGCTAAATCATGTTTTTCTTGTTCATTCTTAGCTTCATTCAAATACATAGATTCTGTGATGAAAGGAGCTTGACCATTAGTGGTCATAAGAGTTACAATCTGATATTGTATAGTTTGAATACCAGATTTGATTTCTCTTTTAAGTCTTTCTTCAGCAATCTCTTTAATCTGCTCTTCAGTAAGAGTAGCACCAGAAATTTCTAATTCTTCTTTAATATTGTTTATAATCTTTTTGCGAGATACATCTACAAAGGGAGCTAAGTGAGCTAAGGAAATAGTCGCACCACCATATTGTGAAGATGCCACTTGTGCTATAATCTGAGTTGCAATATTACAAGCAGTTGTAAATGAATGAGGAGTATCAATCTTTGTTTCAGAAATTACTGTTCCATTCTGTAACATGTCTTCAAGGTTAATAAGACAGCAGTTATGCATCTTTTGAATGAAGTAATCCATATCATGGAAATGAATTAATCCTTCATTATGTGCTTTTTGAATATCTTCGGGAAGCAAAAGTCGGTTACTAATATCCTTACTATATTCTCCAGCAATATAATCACGTTGAGTAGAATTGATTGTCGGATTTTTATTTGAATTTTCTTGAAGAACTTCTTCATTCTTACAGTCGATAAGATTAAGAATTTTTCTATCAAGATCATTAGATTTTCTCATAAGAGCATGTTTATATCGGTAAGTAATATACTCTTTTGCTAATCTATACCTTCCAAGGCTCATAATACAATCTTCTACCATATCTTGAATTTCTTCTACAGATACGGCTCTATCTAATTTAGCACATTTGTAGTTAATCTTTTCAACGATTTCATCAATCATCTTAGGACTTAATTTATCTGAACCTTCATATGCATTGTTGGCTTTGTTAATAGCTTCACAAATCTTATAAGCATCAAAATGAACTTGCGACCCATCTCTTTTAATTACATACATAATTTATTTAGCCTCCTAATAGGATTTTTATTTTAGAACCATTTTGGTTATTCAAATGTATTTATTCCTGTACTAGATAAAAAAATATAACATGTGCAAAAATACTATATTTTGTATACAAAACTTATTTGATCTACATTGGGTAGATTATGAAATAAAGTTCATATTATTAATTAATAAAAAAATAAAGAGGACCATTTAAGTCCTCTTTATTTTATTTTTGTTATTTTTTCATTTCATTTGCTGCTTTTTCTGCCTTTTTCTTTTTGCTATACATCGTAATCATATAGGCAGTAAACAATATGATCAGCGTATGAAGTTGTGTAACATAATCTAATAGAGTATAGATAAGGCTACCAACCTTAGCAAGGCTACCAGGTTCTTTCTGATCTTCCATGATAAAGAACATGGGAGTACCATCTTTAGACATGCCTTCATATCTAACTTTCAGGCTGTCAATATGGCCTTCCTGATCAGATAAGAGTCTATGCATCAATGCTTCTTCTTCCTTTGTTTCAGCATGGATGATGACACTATAATCTAATCTTTTATAGTCTCTATCATTAAAGTATCTTTCTAATCCTTTATCAGAAAGAACGGCTGTGCAAACACCATTTTTATTTATAACCGCAGGTGCTGCAATGTATGCATCGTGGATATTATAATATTTTCCTTTATCATACTCTTTGTTAGCGGCATTCTTATCAGTACTGAAAGCCGTAATTATTCTTCCAGTTCTTTCGTACTCATAAGTATGAGCTATACCTGCACCTTCTAAAAAGCCCATTAAAAATGTGCCTACAATAGATATATAGATAACTAAAATAAATCCAGCAATTGTCTGGACTTTCATCGGGTTATTTTCAATACCAAGCTTACTTGCTATTTTCTTGGTAATGAATATTACCGGTTTAAAGAATAAATCTACAGCTTTATTAGCTGCCGTTTTTTCTTGCTGAACTTCTTCTTGACTTTCGACTTTCTTAGAACTTACCTTTCCGTACTGGACGTGCTTCTTTTCTTCCATGATCTTAATCTCCTTTTTTAAAAATGAAATAAAGTTTATAAAAAAATGATTTAATAAACAACATTGTTGGTGATAGTGGTTCACCATATGTTGTTTTCCGATGGGCTTGAACCCAACTCATGTAAATAAGTTTATTAACTTATTTATTCATTCACTACTATAATATATAATTATAAAAAAAATAGATTACAGTCCTAAGGCATTAAACCTTAGGACTAAATTTTAGTTATTATCATCAATTTGATCATCAGATAAGGTATCATCTTTTAATTCATTAGGGAGGTAAAGAAATACGCTTTTTAAATGATTATTATAATCATCATAACTAAAAGGCATTTCTTTAGCATAAATATCCATACGTTTATCAAAACCAGTAGAGCATTCAAATCTCATATTATCAAGAAGAAATACACTATTTCTTACAATAGCATATAACTTATTCTCTACATAATCTTCCATAAACATTTTTATATCTTTATATCTAAATATATGAACAAGTCTATCTTTTTCTTTTTCATATAAGAAGTATATAGTTGCTTGATCTTTCTTCATTTGTTTAACCCAATCAAGATGATTAGGGAATAAACTCATATAATCAAAAGGAAGAAGATTATCTAAAAAGAAATCAGTTAAAAAGTCTTGATCATCCGTAACTTTTCCATAATCCCTTTTAAATACACTACTAGTTTCATTAAAAGGAAGTTCTATAAGAGTTACTCCAAAATCTTTAATATAAACATCATAAAACTTACCAGTGCTTTTTAGTTTAACAGCATAAGAAGGAGAATAGTAGTCAGGTGTTCCTTCTTTCATGCAATAATAAATAGCACTTATATCAGAAATTCTAAATTTTATTTCATCATCTGTATCTGTTTCTAAAATTAGTTTATCATCTTTAGCTTTTGCTTTAACAAGTCTTAACCACTCTCTAAATTCTAGTTTTCTAGGTTTGTATTTCTTTATCTTATCTTCTTTCTTCATGTGTTTTATGCTCATATAATATACCCCATTATAAAAAATAAAGGGTGTATTAAAACACCCCAATTATTATTCGTAATCTTCTGAATCAGTATACTTATCATAATTCTCTTTGATAGAATCTCTAGCCCATCCATTAAGATTATTAGGCTTATCATCAAATACCATTATATCTGTGTATTTAAATTCAGGAACAAAATTAGGTGTTCCAGGATTACCAAAAGCAGGTTCTAATTTATCGTTTTTACTAGGATCGTTATCTACTATATATACAAAAGCAGTATTTTGATCTAACCATTCTATTTTGTGTGCAAACCCATGTCTTAATTCACCAGTAATGTCATCATTATATTGAACTTGGTTTTGTATTCCATCACCAACTTCAGGAAGCTGGCTAATGTGTCTATGTAACATTCTAATTCCTCCAAATAAAAATAAGGGTATTGGGAATTAACCCAATACCCATTAAATTAGATTACGTTTTTATATTTTTCTTTTAATGCTTTTATCTTGCTCATTTGATCAGCACTGTAGTTATCTCTAGATAATCCGATTAAACTATTTAAGTTTATAAGAATATCTTTAAATATATTGATAGAAGGATTCATCTTTCCATCATCTCTAGAAATACAAAATGCATTTCTAGGAGAATATACAGCTTCGCAAGCATCTTTAAATTCTTTATTATAAATCATAAGAATATTAAGTGTATCCCCATCAAACCTTTATGTTCAAGTGAGTCGCTAATTCACCCAGTTCTCTTATGAACTTCTCAATCGTTAAATTGAGAGCAGACTATATCACATCCATAATATATGGAGACAAGTACTTCGGGTATGCTTATACCCTACTTCCCGCTACGGAATAGTCGTTGAACCTCTTGATCTAAGATCAAGACAGCTGCTTATTAGACATTGTAATCAACCATTAGCACCTTATAAAGATGAAGATAATGGCAAAAATCAATCAATATAAGGCTTTTATTTCAGCATAGGTCATCTATAGATTTCTTTCAGAGTTTCCTCAGCATTCACACTTATGATTGCTCATTATGTTGTAGCATCTATAGCTTTAGCCGTTTCAAGCAATTCTCTTGTTATCCACACATGTTACCATATATGGGACCCAACCATTAATCAGCTGCTAATCCATCTAAAGTATACACATCAATACCCATTGTATAATCTTGTGTACATCCTACAACTCTTTTATATACAATCGATTGATAGAAAATTGTAGGATTTCTATTTATTAATACAGATACACGATTTGTTTTTATTAATTCATTTATAATTTGCAAAACTCTAGGATCTACTTTTAAAGATGCATAATACCAAATCTTATATGCTTGAGAATATGTGATATTATAAGACTTCTTTATGATATTTATAAGTCTTTGTTGCATTAAGATACATAAACCAAAATAAGGTAATGTAATTTCATCCATTCTTAATTTAGCATTAGGAACAATAACTGAACGTTCTGAAAATGCAGTTCTTCCTGAGATAATAGATCTTAAAGTACCTTTTTTACCAGATAAGATATCAATAATTTCTTTGGTAAGTTTTCCTATCTTAGTTTGCATATCCCAAAGTACTTGATTTTGATATTTCTTATTTCTATAAATAGAAAGATCATCTTTATTTACAATAGCTGCAAGCTTTGCTAATATATTAAAATCAGCATTGGTAGATTCAAATGTAAAGTTTGTATTTTCTTGTTTTGAAATTCGAAGTTGAGTAGTATATACAGGAATAGAGTGTATGAATACCTTATCTCTTTCTTTTACTATCTTATCATAGAATTCTTTTTTAGCAGGTTTCTTTTTTCTATAATATTCTATAATTTCATCAAATCTATCTCTAAGACCAAGCATTCCTATTCCATCAAAAGGACCAGTTGTTTCTTCTGATTTCTTTCTTCTTCCATGACTAACCCTTTTAGATTTTGCTTTTAATAAACGTTTATCATAATTCGTCATAGGAAGACCGTTTGAATCTAATTCTACTACAGGTTCTATAATTTTTTCTAATGTACTTTTACCTATAAAACTAGATAAGGTAAGATACATCAAAGGATGTATCAAACAAAACTTTTCTTTTAATTTGATCCATCCAAAATAAGTAAAATCTACACCCACAGGTTTTACTTCAGTGCCACATACAGGGCAAACCCAATTCTTATCTCCAGGTACAGAGTAAAATGCCCCTTGGGTACAACCATATTTACAAGAATATCGATCAGAATATGGATTAGGGTCTTGTAATGATTTACCATATCTAGAACTAAAAATAGAATCGATAGAATTTAAAGTTTGTGTTATCTTCATGGGCTCTTTAATAATAAACCCATGACCATTACTAAGATCTTTTCTACATTCTTCATCAAGATTAATCAATTCAAATTTTGTAAAATAATCAAATATCTCATTTCTAGGGTACTCATTTTCACTATTCCTCATTTTTCTCCTCCTAAAAACGCAAAAAAGATTAATATAAAGTTTTCCTAAATATAAAAAGTTATCAACCAATAGACTGTTATAGTCTATTGGTCATATTTATAATATATATCTAATTATATGATTACATGATTTTTAAACTTTTTATATCTTTCTACTATCCATTCAGCTTTTTCTAAGGTAAGTGTAGCAATTTTTACTCTAGAACTCATCTGTAAATAATCTTTTAAGAATAATATAAATTCATCTTCTGTAATATAACTAGTAAGAGAATCATATATCTTAAATACCCTATCTTTAATTTCTTTATATTTAGTATCTAAATTCAATTTTATATCCAAGCGATTTTCAGTTTCACTTTTAATAAGTTCAATATTTATGATATACGTATCTTCATATTGAATAGCTATAGTAAATATGTCTTTCACTATCGATCTTTCCTTTCATAAATAGCATTTAATGCATTGTTCAATTCTATTATAAATTCATCTCTTATACTCATAATCTCATTACTAATAAGAGTTATACCCTCATTATTATCACTTTGTTTTTCTAGATTAGATATATAAGTGCTATATAAGAATAGTAAATTCTTCAATGATTCAAGTAATTCTTTGTCAGTTATATTTACATCTTCCCCATATACATTTTTGTTAAAAATATTTACCATATCCATTATAATAGCTTTTTTAAAATAGTCTATATAATTAGATACTTTTTCTATATCTATAGCAACTTTAAGAGGTTCTTTCTTTTTTGGTATGATTAAGTTCTTTATAGCTTTAGCTTTGTTTGATAAGAAGTCATTAGCTTTCTTTACAGCTAATAATACTGTATTTCTTTTGATTTGCACATTAGATTTGAATTCTCCATTTTCATTTGTGAATTCATTAAAGCTGTTATAATAATTACTGAATCCATCATCAGTTAATTTATAAAATATAGCCATTTTTATTCCTACATCATTTAGTTTTTTGATATACATAATTTTTGCTTTGCTAAGATTTTCTAAATCTTCTTCTTTACCAAACGGTTCTAATGATTTAGGAAATAGAGTTGTATAAAGATTTAGATAAGAATCAAAAAAAGATACAGGAGTTTGTTCCTCATTAGCTACAGTTTGTACATTTCTATATATGATTTCCATTGTTTCTATATACTTATCTAAATTTATATTATTTAGATCAGCTTCTAGTTGATCTATAAAAAGGTCATCATTAAAAGAATTATTGTTTTCTTCCATTTAGTCAACCTCCTATAAAAATTGGTATTGGCGACATTTAAATAATTTCTTTAATTCGGAAGGGGTTTATAATGAAAATAGAAAAACGTTTTTCTAATAAAATAACAGATCCTAAAGATATTGAATATCTTGTTGGAATCAAAGAAGAAGAATGTACCAAACTTTCCTTTGCTATGGATATGTTTGGTGATTTCGATGATAAAAGAAGATTCAATACATATGATACAGTAACTATTCCCTCTGGATCCTATGGTCCAGAAGGAAATAAAAATATAAATCCTATCAATACCACAGTAGGTATATGGGTTTTTAATAAAGCTTTTATTGAAAAAGAACTATTTGATTTATTTGGGTATATAAACAAGCCTATTACTAGTAAAGTCTTTAAAGAAATAAATAAAAAAATGTCTTATGCTGTAATGGAAGATAAGTTACCTCTCGATGCTATCAAGAGATATATTATGAAGACAGAAAAATTTCAACCGTATTGTAATATCTTATCTACTTCTATTACAGAAAATATGCTTAGTATTCCTAAAGCTATTGCTAAGAAAAAACAAGAGCTTCTTAAGAAATATGAAAAAGAATTAGCTACAAATGACCCTATTGCGTCTCAGAAGATTGAAAAAGAACTTATTGAAGAATGCAAAGTGCTATTAAAAGATGATCCTTCTGTTGATATGATCAACTCTGGGGCTAAAATAGACTGGGGTAATAACTTCAAGAATATGTTTGTAATGAGAGGGGCTTCTAAGAATCCTGATCCTCTTAATCCTAATGGAGATTATACTATTATCAAATCTGATTTTATGACTGGTATAGCTCCTGACGAATATGCAGCGTTTGCTGATTCTCTTACTGCTGGTCCTTATGCTCGTGCTAAGAAAACAGCAGATGGTGGTGCTATGGAAAAGATTTTCGTTAAAGCCTTAGAACACTTATATATTCTTCCTGCTGGTAGTGATTGTGGTACTAAGAGAACTAAAACAGTTACACTAACAAAAGATAATATAGATGATTGGATGTATTCTTATATTGTAGAGTCTGGTAATAGATTAGTAGAACTTACTTCTGATAATAGAGATTCTTATTTAGGCAAAAAAGTAAAATTCAGATATTCTGGATTGTGTGAATCCGAAAAAGGAATCTGTAATAAATGTGCTGGTAATTTATTTACTAGATTAGGAATTAAGAATGTTGGTGTAGCTTCTTATGTAATTCCTGCTAGTATTAAATTAAAATCTATGAAAACCTTCCATGATAGTACAATAAAGATATTTGATATGGGAGATTATGGTTATAATAAAATATTTGGATATGAATAAAGATATTCTCCATACTCATTTCGAGTATGGAGTTATTCTTTTCATAAATATAAATATCCAAATAAGAGTAATAATATAGGAACAAAAACTATAATAGAACTTAGAATTCCTTCTATTTTACTATCTTTTATCTCTTGATCTATATCTAAAATCAACTGATCTATATATTCAGCAATTGGAATCATCTTTTCCTCTTCCTTTCCTCCCCTATTATTAATAAGTATATTACTTTTTAATTTTTTAATTTCGAGCAATTTATTTTTATTGTGTTGTTTCACATTTACATCAATCCTTTAATAAAAAATACCCATAGGAGATAGTATCTCCTATGGGATTATAATATACAATTTATATTATATGTTTTTTAGAAATAGATTCTATAAATAATATCCCAAGAAGCTCCTCTATCATTCAAGAACTTATTAGGGAAGTTGATTCTTGTAGCAGGTCTGATATCTTGGAAATAAGTAAATCCATCTTCACCTAATTTTTCCCAAGCTAAACAAAGACTGATACAATTGAATCTTGAATCATTAATACCTGTTGTATTAATAAAGTAATCACGACCATCATCTTTAGTTACTACTAAAGTATTTTCAATAATAACTTGAGCAGGAAATTCAGATTGATCATCATAAATAGAAGAATCAATAGGGGTCCCATCTTCTAATTGTTTTCTAATGGTAGGCTCACTATCAAACTTCTTAAAATAATAAGCAATAAACTTTTTATCTGTAAAAGTCTTTTTACCAAAATAAACTTGACGTTCATCTTGATCTAAATCTTTACCATCAGGAATATATTGGAAAGGAACCATATCTTCAGGTGCAATCCATTTCTTGCTATCTACTTCATATTTTAAAGCAGATTCTCTATTACAACCAGAAGTACCCATACAGAAAAGGGATACATAATAATTATTTAAATAATCATTGTTAGAAACATTTTCTGTATTGTCTAATTGTAATCTATTATTATAAGTAGGTGTAATAAATACTTTATCATGTATATCAAACATTTTCATTGCCATGAATTCAGATCCAGGAATCAGGGTTTTGTTACTCCCTCTAAACAATTCCAATCCAGTATCATGGTCTTTAATAATTACTTCTGTTTTAAGACCATTAGGATGGCCTTCTACTAAAGAAACTAGTTCATCTGACCCATTGGAAATTACTTCTTCTTTAGGGATATATTTTTCTTTAATATTCACTTTATATCCTCCAAACTAAATTTATTGAACAATTACATATTTGTCTTTGGGTAATCCGCTCTTATCATCAAAATCAAGAGGAGGATTCTTAATCTTAACAGCTTGAGTTAAGCCAGTGCAACCAACAAACATGTCTGTGCAAGTTAAGCAAGATTTCATATCAATTATACCATCTATCTTTTTAAGAGAGGTACAACCAGCAAACATCATGGAGAAATCTTCACACTTAGAAGTATTGAAAGTGGAAAGGTTTAAACTTGTTAATTTAACATCCATTGCAAACATTTCAGACAACGTTGTTGCCTCACTTGTATTAATACCACCAAGATCAACACTTTCTAAACCATTATTGTATGCAAACATACCATCCATCTTTAAAGCCTTACTTGTATCGAAACTAAGATTAGGAATGGTTTTTAATTTACTCATAGCAAACATGTATGTTGTACCAGAAGCTGCTTTTCCTCTTACTGCATTTATTAAATTATTATTTACTGTTTCAAGTTTAGAGTATTCTTCAGAAGAAGATACAAAATTCTTGAAGTTAATAAAGTTTGTATTAATAGTAAATCTAGCATTTAGTTCAAATTCAGTTGTATTTGCTGTTACTACAGTATACTGATGCTTAGTTAATCCACTATTTAAATCAAAATCTGCAGGAGGATTCATAATAGCAATATGTTTCAAAGCAGTACAACCATCAAACATTCCTGTGCAATTAGTACAAGATTTCATATTAATTATACCATCAATAATTGAGAGGCTTGAACAACCAGCAAACATTCTTGAGAAATTTGTTACATTGTTAAAGTTTAATCCACTAAAATCAAGATATGTCACCTTAGCACAGTTTTCAAACATAGATTCTGTTGTAGTTGCATTGTTTGTATTTAAGAATCTAACTATTGGAAGAGAGGTAGCTTTTTTACAATCTCTAAACATTTTTGAAAAATCAGCTACATACCTTGTATCAAATTGGATTAGAGGGAAATCTACTACTCCTTCCCAGCCATCAAACATACCAGATACATTACATGCCACTTTATCTTTGATAAGAACAATTCTAGGATAATTTGTTAAAGGCATTTTTAAATTAACACCAAAACTCTTAAGATAATCTTTGAAGTTTGTAAGTTTGGTAAATATAGAAGCTCTGCCATCAAAACTATACCCATCATAATCCAAACCAGTTATATTTAATAATCCGTCAAACAATGGTCGTTTATATTCAGAAGGAGAATAAGTAAACTTACCTTGGAAAGATTCTGCAGGATTGGTTTCGATGTTTGTTTTAGTAGATCCACTAATTACTGCATTTATTTCATTAATAAAAGGAGCAAGAGTACCAGCTAAAATAGATTTGTCTAATTGATTTTTTACAAATACAAAAGGATCAGGATTCAATACAATCTCATCGAATGTTTTATAAGCATCTCCAGTAGCTGTACCAGAAATAAGATCTTTATAAATAGGCTCTGACCAGATAGCAAAATTCCCTCTAAGATCTATAGTAATATATTTCTTAAAGTTATTATAATTAAATACAATATCTTCTCTCATCCAAGGACGAAGATCAAATCTATCTTCTATTGTATTTGTTTCTATATTATAGACTTTGTCTGATAATGAGAAATAATCTTGTCTATCATCTATTTCATTATCATAAGCAGCATCAATAACTCCAAATGTGGTATCCTCATCTCTAGATTTGCCCCACTCTATTTGAAGTGTGCTATTCTTAGTTAAGAATACTATTTTATATGATTTAAAGAATTCGATCATTCTCATGATATAATTCATTATATCTATTCCTGAATGACCAGCAAAGTCATTGAAGATATATTTACAATCACCCATATATTCATCTAAGATATAAATTATATCATCAATCATGTTTACTATAGTATCTATCTTTTCATCATTATTAGTAATACCTTTTACTCTATTAATAAATTCATAAAGATATTTGTCTTTATCTTGTAAGAACTCAGTATAAGTTTTAGCGATAGTCCCATTAGATAATTTAAAGTATTCCATATTGAGTTTATAATTCATCAATGCAGAATACATATCGCTCCATACTTTATATTCTTCCCAATCTTCAGCATCAAGCATATTTTGACAAATAGTTTGTCTTACATTCATATTTGTTTTAAATATATTCATGAATTCAGCTAAATCTTTTATTTGAGATTTAGGAGTAATAAAGTCCCAGATGGGGAATTCATCTTCGGTTCTATGCTTTTTACGAAGATATTCTTTAAGATCAGCTAATGAAGTTCTAAAATTAAATCCTTGAACTATCATAGTCTTAGCAGGATTATCTATTATGAAATCTTCTATACCATTGAAGACGTAAGTGAGTACACTCATAAATATAAATAAGTGAGCTAATTTAAATTGATGAGTTGTAGATAAAGAAGGAATCTTAACTAAAAGTTTTTCTTCATAGAATTGATCATCATACAACATGCTATAGAAATAACTCATTTGAGTAGAATATTCAGATAAATCCATAATCTGAGTAATTCCATAGTATTTGGTTCTAGCATAGTTCCATTGCTGTTTATAGATCTCATCTTTTACCAACTGATGATTATTCTGTTTATAATCTACACCATCCCACCAACCATCTCCTTTAACCATGATATCATAGTCACGATAGTTATTAGGATTCTTTAATTTATCACTTACATAAAGTTCATTGATAGGAACTTTACAGAATTTAAGATTTGTAGTGGATGCATAATCTTCTTCATATACATATCCTACAGAAGAAGTGCTTCCTCCATTTTCAGAATAGATATAATGAACAAGTATTCCACCACTATATTTTACTTTAGCCTCTTCAGGGTTAGTAAAATACATACTTCCATTAAATACATTATACTCTGATTCATCAATAAAGTTATTATTTGCATCTGTAACAAAATATAACCATTGATTTTCAAAATAATAATCAAAAGGAACCTTGATATCTAAGTATCCATCTTTACCAATATTTTCAATAGAAGTTAGTAAAGGTCTATTGGTTAATTTAAACTGAGAATTGAGTTCATAGAACTTATTATAGATAAACAAAATATTCTCTGTAGTATCTTCATTAGATACTTGAGATTTATTGAATCCAATATTGAAATTATCTATAACATTCAAATCTGAGTTGCTATGTACTGCACTTTCTGATATAGATAAGAATCCTTGTCCTGTTTGCAAATACGGGAAGAAAGGATATTTAATATTGAAATCTACTTTGTTTCTATTAAAAATAGTATAACTCTTTTCTGCTAATTGAAGAGTGTATTCAGTATCTCCATTATAGATATAAGTAATATTAACTTTCTGATTTTTCTTCAAATAGTGTTTAGATCTTAAGATACGTATATTTGATTTAAGCTTATTAATCTTAAAATCAGAATCTTCTAATAGAGTTCCATCTATATCAACTACTATCTTATTTCCCTTAGTAATAAAATTATCTATAGGAAATTCTATAGGAATGATATATTCTTTATCTCTAGAAGCGATGAAATGAGTCATAGCTACTTTGATATTGCTATTTTCTTCTAAGGTTCTATCTTTATCCATATAAACTAATTCTACTACAACGGAATCTCCCTTATGAAGAGCTAGTGTTTCATTTATAAGAGTAATTCCACTATTTGTAACAGAATACCAAGTTTCAGGAAGATACTTATCTAAGTATTTAAGATATACCTTATATCTAGTAGAGATATAATTCTTGAACGGGAATTCTACATTGAAAGTTGTTTGATAATTTTCATCTGCAACTATAACAATTTCTTTCTTCTTAAGTTCTATCTTAGTACAAATAGAATTAGATGAATAGATAAAATTAAAGTCTATTACTGTATCTTTAGGGTAAGATTCATTAAATACAATATAAGAAACACCAGATTCTATATCGATCTGCACTTCATATTTATTCTTAGATATGAATCTATTTCCAATAGTTACAAAGAATTTATTCTCATTAGCACAATAGTTTATAAAAGGTTCTTTTATAATAAACTTATTTTGATTTTCTTCAGTAGCAATAGTACTAAATTTATCAAATCTTGTACCTGTAAATTCTGAGTAAATAAAGATACAATTTACTTTCTTACCAAGTGTTTCTATCTTATCATTAATATGAAGAATATTGTTTTGATCAACTTCATAAGTATTAGGTGATAAGAATATAGAATCTACTGTTACAATCAACTGATTTCCTTTTAGGAAGAAATTATTAAAAGGAATAGGATTAAGATCTATAGAATTTGCTCCTTCAAAACTTTTAACCTTAGTCTTAAAGATATACCGTTTATCTATATTAAACTTAGTAGAGTCTGTAGTCTTATCATAATAGAAATCATACGTTAATTCTTTTTGCCCATCTAATACATTATTAAAGAATCTTACTTTGTTATAATCATAGATTTCATAATCTTCATTTTCTGTAAGAACTTTGTTATTTACTCTTATGAATAACAAATTTCCTTTTTGAAGATAATAATCAAACGGGAAAGGAATAATACCAGTATATTCAAAGGTAACTGTAGAATTTATAGTATGAACTTCTTGACCTTTGATTCCGTACATAACTTCAGAATTTAAATCATAAACTTTAATAGAATGGAAATAATTAGCAGAGCCTTTGATTTCCTTCATATCTAAGTTTACATAATCTGCTGTTTGTACATTTACTCTAGATCTAATATCTTTATTAGCAGAGTTTCCAGCCAAGTTTGTATAAGCACTAATATCATAAATACCAGCACCAGATACAGCTGTAGATCCTAGACCACCTGTTGTATGAAGGGGATCCAGATCCATCATATCTACATCTCCCCATAATATATCTCTCGAAATAGATGTATTTTCTTGAGGAGGATCTTGACCAAACAAAGTCAAATCGAACTTAATCTTATTGATAGATGCTATAGTAGAAGCAGCAGCCATTCTAGCTTCTAAGTTATTAGATGCTGCAGGTTTCTTACCTTCTACCATATATTTAATATTCTTATTATTGCTATAGATATTCGAATCGTATAATTCTATATCTTTAGGAACTGCATATTCTTTTGGTGGAGTAGTTATATCTACTGTAATATGCTGCTCTTCTAAATCCTTATTATAGTTTCCTTTTAAAACCTTTTTAGATTTCCATTCAAATTCATCATGAGAATTTAATAATCTTTGTTTTAAAAGATAATACTTAAAAATCTTAATATTATACTTATTCTTAGTATCAAATAACTTGATAAGATTAAGCATTTCTGTTGTAGAAGATTTGTATTTACAAAGATTATGAATATTTCTACAAAGAGACTTTTGGAAATTTATAGGAATTTCTCTATAATATGGAACCCCATACATAGAAAAGATATATTCTATACATCTTCTATCTAATAGATCTTTTTTAATAATATGAGCTTGTACATCTACAAGCATATCTATCATTACAGAGAGAACAAGATAAATTACCATCATATCATGGTAATTAGGCTCTTCTAATTCCATAGCATAAGAATATACAGTTTCTATAAGAAATCTTCTATTTTGTGCATATTTAATAAGAAACTCTTCCATTACATTAGAATCAACCATTGTTTCATTAGGATGCCATAATATCTGGAAGTCGAGTTTCTTTCTTATTTCATAAATATTTAAATCATAGATTTTATTTTTAAGATATTTATGCTCAGGATATGTAAGAAGAATAGAATCTAATATACCTAGATCATTTAACTCTTTAATAGATCCATTGGGTAATTCATGCATAAAAGTTAAAGATCTATCATAAGAGAATGAATCAGGAAACATAAATTCAAATTCAGATATAGGTAAACCCCATTCTCCAATAGCAGGCATACCCATAAGATTTCTATAATACTGATTTAATTCCTTATCATGCATATAGGTATCGATATACCATTTTCTAAGCAATTCAGTAAGCTTAGGAGCTATATTTTCAGGTACTCTATATGATTTTCCAAATTCTTCATAAATAAAAATTTGGTGGTTGGTCATTCCAGCTTCTATCATAATATCTCTAGGATATTTGATATTGTCAAACATAGGAAGTTCAACATGGTTTTCTATACAAGAAATATATAATGATGCATTATATAAAGAATCTTTTGTTTCATATTTATCTGCTTTGTTCTGCTCTTTTATAACGCAATTATATGCTAAAATCTTAAGATTATATAGCAATAAATCGATGAAAGGGTTTTGAGTAGATAATTTATCCTCAGAGAATTCAAAAGGCATAATTACTCTCCTTCCTGCCTGATTAAAGTATTTAATCTGATGTTTTCAAACAATAATTTTAAGGACTTATGCTCTAATTTAAGCGTGCAACATATAAATAAGTCACTTTATATATTAAAAAGAAGGGAAAATATAGAATGTATACCAATACTAATCTATTTCCTAATGTATTTGTAGAAAATAAAGAGAATAATCCAATTTTAACCTCTCCTAATGCTGAATTTGATATACAGTTTGCATTAACTAAAGAAGGTTCTTATAACTTAGAGGAGTATAAGGCTTTCTTAGATTCTGCTATAAAAGAATTCAGACATAGTAGAACTTATAAACATTATAAGGCTTACTTATACTCTATAGGATTAGATTGTTGCCAATTTCACCCAAATATAACTGCTGGTAGTGAAGAAGGAGAAGAAATGGCATCATTAGAAATGCATCATTGTATGCTAAATATATATGATATTGCAGTTATCATTACAGAGCATATTTTAAATACATATGGTGCTATAACAGAATTTGATTTATCTGATTTGCTTAGATATGAGCATACTCAAAATAGAATTCCAATCGTAATGCTTTGTAAAACTTGTCATCAAATGTATCATCATAAGTCCTTATATGTACATCCAAATATGATATTTGGTAAATGGTGGGAACTTATTGAAAAATATCATAATGGGTTAAATAGAGATATTGCTTACAAAATTTTAAACTATTTAAACAATAGTTTAGATGGTAAATTTAAATATAAAGAAGAACAAGCTAGTAAGTTATTAGAACTTAGAGACAAACTATACGATTGGTCTACTAAAATGGGAGGGTAAATCCACATGATTAATCTCTATGATAAATACACTTATATCAAATTATCTATTAAATCTTTTTTTGGTAAAATAGCTAATAAAATTTCTAGATTTAAATCTTTTATGATTTATTCTATAAAAAATAATAAGGGTATTACTATATTCCTTATTGCATTTGCACTAAGTGTTGTTCTTGATGATAAGGTGTTTCCTTTATTATGGGGAACTATTATCTATTTATTAACACTGTGTAGGGAAATATTGGATACAAAAAAAGAAAACAAAAAAATAGATTTGGTTTCTTTTGATGAATATACAAAATTAGATGAAATTTTAGATCAATATGTACAAGAGTGTTTTCTTAGAGATGTGGCACCTTTTAATTTAGAATCGATACAAAATGAAAAAATAACTAATTCTAAAGCAGAAAATAAACTTATCAATGAACTTAAAGACAGTTTAGCATCTAATATGTCTCCTTCTCTTAGAAGAAAGATTGAGCTTTATTATGGAGAAGGAAGAGTAGAATATATCTTATCTATTAAATGCTTAACGTATGTTACAAGTATTGCTGCCAACTCAAAACGAGCAATATATAATATCAAACCTTTAAATATACAATAAAAAATATACCCATAGGACTTACATCCTATGGGTTTACTTTCTCTTAAAATATTCATTCATAAATATTTTATATAATTCACGAACTATCTTCTCATTCTCAGATACATCAACAAAAGATATATCTGATTGCCTTAACGCATTAGCATAGAAAGAACTATATCCACTTTGTAAGAGTTTATATAGGGATCTAGAATTCATTTCTCGATAATATTCTATATCTAATGATTTATTTATATATTGAAGATAGAAGTCCTTTATGGTATTGATACAATCTTGTATAGATCCAAACTGTGCCATATAAGCAACGTATAATAAAAATTGTATCATATGATTCTTATGGATTATAGGAACTTGTTCACCCATTCCTTTTAACCTAAAGTATTCTAGCTTTTGATCAGAAAAATATAATAGATCCATATTAGGTAATTTATAAAAACTAGTATACTCTTTTTTCATCTTAAACTCTAGATGATCTGAAAACTTTGTATGCTTAATAACTCTATCTATTGTAGTTATAGAGTCTTTGTCTATATATAGAACTTCTTCTTCATTAAGATCATTCTCTTTAAAGAATTTTTCTCTTATGAGTTTAAATCCATCAGACAATCCTTTTGCTATTTCTTTATTATCTCTTTGAAGTATACCTACAGAGATTTCTCTCTCTTGTTTAGGCATATTAAAATATTTAGTATATTGATCTTTAGTTATAAATCCAGTATCTAATAAGATACTTATATTAGCTTTAGATAGATCATACTCCCTTATATGTTTATTTATAAGCCAACCATAAGGAGCCACATATCTATCCTTTAACCAAATTCCCATTATAATTCACCTTTTAGTTCTAATTGTCTTAGTTCCTTTTCTTGCTGATAGTTATGAAGAAGTTTGCTAGGATCTATAAAACTTTTGATCTTATTAATATCGATCATATAATTATTAAATCCTTCTTCTGTCTTAAAGTTAGAATTTGCAAAAGAATCTATATCCCCTATATCATTTATGATATAACTTTGAATAGAGTATCTTTGCTGAATAAATTTTATCAAAGAATCTACTACCACTTCTACATATGGATTTGAATGGTTTGTAATTACTATTACTTCATCCATTGTTTCTACTAACATCATAATCTTCATTAGCATAGTAAATGAATTTTGATTAGTCAATAATTGAAATGCATACTGCCTATCAAAGTCTAGGGTATATTGATCATCATTAAATGTAAATGCAAACGATAATCTTTCAAATACATTGGGCAGAGGTTCTAATGCTCTAGCCCATTCACCTATCTGTATAACAGAATAGAAATTGAATACAGGAACTACCCCAGATTCAGATTTGAGTTTTACATAATTTAACAGTTCTTGACTGTTTATATTTATAAATTCTAATTTCATAAATAATCACTCCTTTCATAATCATAATATATACTTAAATAAAAAAATAAAGAGAACTCTTTATGAGTTCTCTTATATCTTATTGTTTCTTATCGAAAATATCTTCGTTAATATCAAGCTCTAAATCAGCGTTGATCTTTTCATTTGCAACGATGATAGGGCTCTTGCACCTATAATTGGATCTTACTTCTTCTCTCAATTGTTCTAGATATTTCATAGAAGTTATAGCTGCATCATGCAAAGATCCAGGCTGATAATTTATATCTGATAATAAAATAGACATGGATTCAGCAGTAGGTTTTAGTTGTGCAGGCATCATCATTGCATATTCATATTTGTTTATCTTTCCATTAGAGAAAAGAACATTTGCAATTATGAAATCTGTAACATTATTTCTAATATTGTTTATAGATTTGCTCTTATACGGGTTAATTACGATACCAAAGGTGTTACAAAAGAACTCAGCAAGAGTATCCAAGATATGGAACTCAATATCAGGTTCATAATCGGTATATAAGAGAATATCATTTCTCTTTATAAATTCTCTATGCCCATATAATACTTGTAAAATATTTACAATTGATTGTTCTCTTCCTTTATCAGCAAGATAAGATAGATAGATTGATCTTCCCATAATAGAATTTCCATCTATATATGCAGTTATAGATGCAGGAGGAGGTAACAAATCTGACATTACAACAAGATTGGGAATATTCATAAACCTTGCAGAATCTTCTACATCTACAACTGCTATAACACAGTACCCCGATGCCAATGCAGCGGGGATAGCTCCTGCGTCATTACTAGCATTCAAACTACCTTCAAATAAACTATTATAATTCATCTGCTGTCGTTCCATTTGTATCATCCTTTTTGAAACCGAAATCTACATAACGATCTGTATATTCTTTACAAATTTCCATCATTCTAGCAGGTGTGTACTTATCCTTAAACTCATCTTTGAAAGAACCATATAAGGATGAAGCTACAGAACTTTTAGCTTCTTCTTCACTTTCATAATCTCCTTCTACATCTTTCAGTTTAGAATCCAAGAAAGTTAATACATCATCTGATAACATTGTTTTGTCTCCTTCAGTTTCTTTATTAGATTTTCCATTGCTAGGATATAAAGAGCATTCGATTACTGTTGTCGAATAATTCTTTACTACAATATCAAAACATTCATTATTTTTTACATCCACAGTCTTTGTTACAGAAACATTAACTCCTTCGAAATCACCATTATTGATTCTGGTTAAATCTTCTCTAACTAATTCTTTGATATCATTAGAGAGGGTAGATATTGTTTCATCTAAATTAGAATCGGTTGTAAAAGTACCATCAAATTTATTGATGATCTCTTCTTTTAATCTTTGATAGGTTTGTTTTTCTCTCATGGTGTCAACAAGACTTACACCAATGATTCCACTTACAACATTTTCTGTACTAGACTTATCTCTTAATGCTTCTTCCTCTTCCTTAGTTAATGCTTTTACAGGATAGAGGTTTTCTTTTTCTTTATCATCGTTATTGAACTTTTCTAACTCTTCTTTAGAAACTGATTCATTGATGATATTTTGGATACTAAGTTTTTCAAAATCAGAAAGTTCTTTCTTTTCTTCTACCATTACTTTAGGAAAGTTTTCTTCTTTCTTAGTATCAAGATCTACTTCATATTTTTCTTCTTCCTTATGACGTTTAGGATGAAGTGTTACGTTTGCTTTAATCTCTTTTTGTTCATACTGAGATTTGATACCATGTTCTTTTTTATATTCTTCATCCATCGGTTCATAATATATACCAAGGATTGCAGCAAGTCTTAATGTAGATTCAGTACCACATTTCTTTTCTTGCCTTTTTAAGAAATAAATGATATCATTTTTGATATCTTTAGGATAGTAGATAAAAGTTGTTGTTTCTAAAGGCTTTTCAGTAAATTTTTCATAAATTTTCTTTTTAGCACCATCATTATCAAAACTACTATCACTCTTTCTAGCTACTGTAGTATTCTGAGGATTATGCTTTCTTTCACTTAATACAAACTTATTTTCTACTTCATTTACTTCTGTTTCATTATAGAATCTCTTAACTATCTTGTCTCCTCTTTTAATGAAGACTTTCATTGTGTTATTAAATAACGGCATCTCATTATCCCTCTTTCTCGTATTAATAATAGATTCTTTATTATATTCTATAGCTAGACTTCTAGCAGAATATCTAGTACCACACTTAGTACAAACTATCTCTGACATACCTTTCGAATAATCATAATCTAAATACCCATCACATTTTTCTTTTGTAATAGGATCTACAAAAGAACATCTAAGCTTTGTATAATCAACTTCGAATACGTAAGGATAATCCAATATAACAGGACCAAACCCTACTCTTAACCCCCAATTCTTATGAAAGTTTCCTCCTATATCTTCCATAATATATCCTCTATCAAGTATCAACATGATAAAGTCAAATATATCACCAGTATAAACATATTTGAACTGATAAGAAGTCATAGTTTCAACACGTTCTACTAATGACATTACTCCATCAGGAGTTACATCAAAGGTTTTTGTACAAAAAGGTTTTACCACTTCTTGCAATCTAAACTCAGATAGATTGTCTCTTTTACCAACCCTATCTGATGCTATCTTTATAACAACAGAAGGATCATATTCAACATAAAATGTTCTTCTATTGGTACCAGAAGCCAATGGTTTTATTCCAAGAGGAGATAAGATCTCATTCACCATCTTATATTTCTTAGAAGGGGAATTCATCAATCTAACACTATCCACCACTTGTCTTACCTGTTCTATGACATTGGGAGGAACATATGATATCAATGGAGGTTTTGACATTTTATTCCAATCAGATATTGTGAACTTTAAGGATTCATTATAACTAGTTAGTCTATTTATAGTTTCTAATCTAGCTAATATCCCTTTTCTTTCTTTAACATTCATAATTCCTCACCACCTTATTTGTAAATAGGTTTCAAGGGAATGTTTCCTCTACTATTTTCACAATAATCCATGAACAGTTTCTTTCTCTTCTGGTACTCTTCGGAAGTACTTATATCCACATAGTTAGAAGGTAGTCCATATTTAGGATCCACAGGTTTAGCATCTTTAAAGATACTCTTACTCCTATCAAAGTTTCTATTTACCAATTGATTACCATTTCCAAGCTCTAATAAAGCTTTTCGATATTCAAAAGGATTTTGCATTATAGCTTCTCTTTGACCTTCTCTTTCTTGATCCTCAATATTCATCATAGATAATTCATATAATGCTTGAGGAACTACTTTGGTAAAGTACTCCCTTGTGTTATGAGCTTCTTGAAGAGAATTACCGAATATTCTTCCAAGGATTTCTTGTTGCTTTCTTCTAATAGCGTAGCAAATTTCTTCAGAGCTTATCGGTTTAAGACTATTAATCTTTTGAATATTAAGCTCTAGCATTCTATCCTTGTATTCTCTTTTTCTTGCTCTCATAGCTTCTTCAGGACTCATACGTTGTCTAACTTCATTTGAATTTTTACCGAACCACCATTCATCAAACTCTTTATCGGTTTTAGAGCTCTTAAAGATATGGCGATATAATTCATATTGCTGTTGTTGCCTCTTTTGTCTAACCCTAGCTTCGTGATAATAAACTTGGATAGGGTCATAAATATTGTATGACTCATTCTCAACTTCAGAGAGACGTTTCTTTTCTTCTCTCTGTCTCATAATTGTTTCTTCTGTAACTCCTTGCAACTTCTTATTATATTCAGCAAGTTGCTTTAATCTCAATTCTTTAACTGCTACTTCTAATTTTACGAATTCATATTCGCAAAATATCAATCTTTCTTCTTCACTCAGCTTACGACCTCTGTCATAAGCATACTCATATTCTTCCATCTCTTTATACTCTATTCTGGGAGTCGGATTCACTTTGCTTTCCTGATCAGCAAAATATTCCCTTCCACCTTCCTCTGTTTCATCAAATTCAGGAAGAGGTCTATTCCTATAAGGAACTCTATAATCTACATATCCATCTTCATCTTGATTCTTTTCTTCTAATTCTCTATACTCATTTAATTTACTCTTAATTACTTCTACATATCTTTCATATTCTTCTCTTGTAATATCAGGAATAAAGAACTTTATGTTATATAATACAGTGGCCATCATTGTATTATATACTGATATCTCTTCACAAAGCTTCTTTTGTTCATTTCTATCTCTCAATCTTAAAACTAAAGGATGTTCTTCAGGAACCTCTAATCGAGTGGTATCTATTCCTTCAAAATCAAGCATATTTGATAATTCATCATTTCGTTTCTTTAGTTCTTCTTGAGCTTTCTTTAATTCTTCATAATCACTAGATAATTTTTCTTGTTGTTTGTTGTCCTCCTCTTTTACTTCAGGTTCAATAGGAGTTCTTATTATATGAACTTGGAGTCTTTCTGCATAATTAGTAAAATTTCTCTCAAAGTAGTCTTTATAAGGTTTAGCTTCACGATCACGTTCTTGTGCTTCCTCATATTCTCTTCTTTGAGATTCTGTCATTATAAAAACTCTTACAGCTCTTCCTTCAGCATAATCTTCTTCATCAGGCTCCATAAAATCAGTGGAATCTGAATTATAATACATTCCACCTGTATAACCTGTAAATTGATTATCAAAAGGCATTTGATTTCCATACCATGTTCCATTCATCTGAGGATAAGTAGGAACAGGAGGAGGGGTATCAGGAACTGCAGGAACTATACCCATCTGACATTGTATGTTGGGATTATTGAAAGGATTATCATATCCATAAGGATTATATGCATTTCCTCTCATATAAGAAGCAGGATTACTAAAATCAACAATATTCCCAGGTTGTTCATACATAGTAGGATTTGCCCTTCTAGCTTCTAAATTTTGCTGCATAGCAGCATTAGCTTCCATTTGATCTTGCATTTTCTTTTGTTGGATAGCATCATTGAATAGTGTGAACATTAGTACCATCCCATCCCAGGATTGGGAATAAATGAACCAGTTCCTATATTATTAGGATACATATTAGGAATAGGTTGCTGATAATAATTATTGTAATTCGGATTAGTCATAGCAAGTGCAGGATTGATGTTTTGAAGTTCTTCTCCTTCTATCTCTCCATTTGCTTTTATGAACTTTCCATTTACCATATTAGGATGATAAGATCCTCTCTTTACTTCATTGAAAGAGATTGAATTTCCATAATCATCAAATAGCAGAATTCCATCATTTTCATCTTTCATAACAAGGTCTTCGGGATTCAAACAATAAGTTCCATTTTGTAAATCATCCGATGAGAAGTTAAACATTTGAGAAGATTCTAAGTTTTCTTCAGGTTTGGTATCTTGTTTAACTACATTATCATTATAGGATGCTGTTTGGAGCTGGTTGTATCCTTCTTGTTTAGGTTGTTCGATCGGATGTTCTGCATAATATTTTCTTTTGGCATCTAAAACTTTCTGTTGCTTTTCAATCATTCTCTTATTATATACAAGATGAAAGAAATTTGTTACTTTTGCATTGTATTTACAAGATTTATTTACAGGCACTAAGGTTCCTGTTATTTCATCAATCATCAATTGTTGGTACGGATACATTTTAACAATTTCATCTATACCACCACATTCTTCAATAAAATCGTTTATCCAAGGATCAGATTCAAGATCTATATCTAAGCAGATATAATTGATGGATCCATCTTCTAATACTTCTGAGATTGCTCTTTCTCTAAGTACTACATTACTCATCTCTACTTCACCTCTTAGTTATACATTTATCAAATATAAATAGTCTTTTACCTCTTTAGGATTAGGGTACCATATAACAGGATAGTTTTTCTTTCTGGTATCAAAATTTTTCAACTCTCCAAGATTGATGGTACGATTTAACTTAGATCTAGTATAATTATCAATGTAATCATTATACTTTGCGATATCGATCTCAATATCTAACGTAGTTGTTATCTTTTGAGTATCGGGAAAATTATTAGCATGAAATACTTCATGGAACTTATTCATGCTATCTATTTTGTTTGTTTTTATGTGTCCAGGTATATGGTATATAGATAACTTAGTGTTTGAATGTAATATCATTCGTACTATATCTAAAATTAGTTCTTGATTAGACACAGGTTTCTTCTTACTACCAATTCCGCTAGTCATTAACGTATAACCTTTAGCATTTTGATAATATTTAAAAAACCACTTTCTCAAACCAAATACAGAAATCTTTGAATCTGAAAAGATATTCAAAAATAAGTCTGTGTCTTTATATTTGAGTGCATCTTCTACACCCATTTTGATGGCATATAATTCTGCATAGTTTACGGTAGCTTCTACTATATTATATCCTTGATTAATAACAGTCCCATTTATTGTAGTTACGAATCCAGGACAGGTTAGAAACTGCTGATGAGGAGTTCCAGGATTTATTACTTTGGTAGATGCATCTGTAAAGATATTTACTGCATTTTTGTAAAATAGCATAGATCAAAATCCACCAGCTTTCTTATATCTATCTTTGTTTGATAAGATCTCTCTTATAAGATCATTCATCTTATCTTCATCATTTTTTAATACCATTAACCCTTGTATACCTTCCCTCTTCTCTATTTCTTTTACTTTTCTTTTTACAAACTCCAAGTAATAATAATAGGACTCTAAAACTATCTTCTTATCCTCGCAGGATCTCAGAAAATTTACGAATTCTCTGTCCTTATAATTAGGATCAGATTCCAATATAAGCTGGTGTAAGATAAATATACTTATTTCATGAATCATGTATTCATTTTTGTTTGTCTCCATTTTTATATTCTCCTTTTAGTTATTATTATATAAAACGATGCTTAAACTTTCATAATAATAATATATAATTTTAGACAAAATTAACCCAGAGCTCAATTAAGAGCTCTGGATTTTTAAATTATTTTTTAATTTTAGAATAGTTGAATTCCTTTTCACCAATCCTACCAGCCATTAATGGAGAATTAGGGTCTTTAGGATTGATAGTACAAGCATAAGCTATTGTATTTAAATTACCTCGTTTATCTAAAGCAAAGAATACAATATACTTTTTATCTATAATGCAAGGATATACATATTGAGTTCCTTCACTTGTGTTTATAGCATCCCCAATAATGAGCATATAAACCATAGCATAGAATTCTTCTCTATCTAAAGAGAATAAAGCACTACGATAAGGTGCTATACTTTTACTTTCATAAAAGTCTCTATATAAAATATCCAACCTACGTCTAATATTTAAATATCCTTCATGATAATCTACACGATACGGATAGTTATAAAAATCTTCCTGATACTCTTCTTTATCAGCTAAAAGATCAGAAAGAGATTTTTGAATTCCTGCATTCATCTTACATTTTCTATTAAATATAGATTTTGCAGCATTCATATCTTCAATACCAGCTTTGATTATTTCAGGACTATTAGCAAGGTCATTTATTGCAGAGAATAAACTATATCCTTCATTTATAGGTTTAGGTGAAATTTGTTTAAAATACATTTCTACACCTCATATTATGTTTTTATTAATGTACAACTTCGATTTGTTCTACAGGGATACCAAGAGATCTGTAATTTTCATTAACAAGCCATTCAGGAGGATTCTTAATTTGTACTTTTACATCATCAGCAAGGTTGAATCCGCTAAAGTCGATACATTCATAAGAATTATTTACACTGCTAAGATCGAATACACCCTTAAGAGAAGTCATCTTCATAACATTTCTCTGAATAAACAAACCAAAGTTTGATACTTTAGAAGTATCCCATCCAGTAAGGTCTAATTCTTTAATACCGCAACTTCTAAATGCACAACCCATATCTGTTACATTAGATACATCCCAGTTAGACAAATCTAATTTATTAACACGACAATCACCAAAGACATATCCAATGCTTGTTAACAAGCCACCCTTAGGAGGTCTATTAAACTTGAAGTCTTGGAGCCATTTATCAATGTAGTTATTATCACTAGAAGTTGATTTTCCTTCTGCAATTTCTCCAGTATAGAGATTGATGAACAAAGGAATATCATAGGTTTGTCCAAAATCATCAGGTTCTGTTTTCTTAAATCCATAAATTGCGGAATTGATACCGAGGCTATCAAATGCTCCATAAAGATCTACTGCATTGCTGAGATCAATATCTTCTAAACCTGTAATTTTACCAGCAAATACACCGCCATTTAATAAGCCTTTAATATTTTCACTGCTAGCAACAAGGTCACCAAGAATAATTTCCTTGAAATAGCTTCCACTGAAAAGTTCGCTAAGATTTCCAGCATTACTGAGATTCATATGTGTAAAATCAAGGGTAAATTCTTTATCAAACTTATCTTTCTTATTATATTTATTAAAGAATTCTAATGAGTTTACTGTACTAAATGCACCATTAATATCGGCACCTTTTTGTAACTTCATATGTTCTATGATATTTTGAATATCTTCTTGATTATTGAACAAACCTTTATATGCACCATAATAATCATAGCACATAAAATATCTGGCATTTTTGATAAGACGGTCTTTATTAAAGAAGTCTTTCATTACACTCTTAGCATTTTTAAGTCTATCAATAGAATCTCCGTCAGGGAAGTTCTTAGAGAACCAGTTATCATCTAATTCAAGACCTTCTTCTACTTCTGAAGGTTCGTCGTAAGAGAGAATGTATTTATTAGAATTGACAAAGGTAAAAGCTTTAGGATTTTCGGATTCTTGTTTAGCAAATAATTGCAAATCAAAGTTAATCATTATTATAACTCCTATTCTATAATTTCATACTGGGATTTTTCTAATCCACTAAGGAAGAATCCATTAGGAGGATTCTTTATTTTTAAGTTCCTTAATTCTTTACATCCAACAGATGTATTGATTCCAAACATTCCAGAATATTTGATACATGATTTCATATCTATTGTACCTTTAATCTTCTTTAAACTTTTACATCCATCAAAAAGTCTAGTAAAATCTTCTACTGAACTTGTATCCCAATTAGATATATCTATCTCTTCTAAAGATTCACATTCAGCAAACATAGAATTCACACTAGTTACTTTTTTATTTACTAAAGTAGATATTCCATATATAGATTTTAAGTTCTTATCTCCATAGAACAAACCATTCAAAAATTCTATAGGAGATCCTTTTTCCATATTCCATGGAGTTAGATCTAAAATAGTTATATTTTCTAATTTAGCAAAAGTTCTTGTAAAGGCATATTTATCCTTGATAAAATTGATATTGATCTTTGAAATAATATTGTTTATTTCTTTATTACTAAAATTTATACAAGGACTAAATAGATTGATCATACTGCTAGCATAAACAGTATTATCAAATAATCTTTTAGATTTACTTTTAGACTCTTCTAAAGAGGAGATAAAATTGATATCTTCAATATTATCAGAAAACCAGTTATCTAATTTGGTAAGATCAGGATTTTCTTCATCCTCTTTATAATACAAGAGTACATCTTTATCTATATTTGTAAAAAATCTAGGATTAGCTTGAGATATCATATCTTTATCTCCTCTATATTTTATCGTGCTTTATATTTATCTGTTGTAGAAAGGAGCTGAATTGCACTTTCTTTAGTATATCCATTATTCAAAAGATAATCGATATCATTTTTTTCATAATCCATACCATTAGGAGCAATCATAGATTTGTCATAAGCTTTTGTATACTTATCGCAACCAGCCAATGTTTCAATTGCTAATTGTTTTGTATATCCAAGGTTCATTAAATAATCAATATCATTTTTAGCATAAGGTCTTCCATTAGGACCTACTTCATCTGATTGCATTTCTGTTCCATTAAGTACAGATTCGGTAAATTTATGAGCTCTAAAGTAATTAGCTTTACCTCTAAGAATATCTCCACCACGATGACCTGTAGTATCCCAAGGATTATAAATAGGAGATTCTGCAGTTCCTAATACTTCAAGATCCCAACGTTCTACAGAATGTTTGGGTCCATACATATTATTTGTATAACCATTGTAATCAGGATAATATAAATCTAACCCATCTTCATTATCTGCTGCTTCACCATGAGTAAGAACATGTTCTTTGTCAATAGTTAAATCCAAAGCATCAGCTAATAAACAAATTACTTTAGACATAGAGTCTATTTGAGCATCCGTAGGAGGATAATCTCCAAGATCATCAGGGGTTGCATTATATGCACAGTTTAAAGTAATACCAATAGCACCAGTGTTTCTATAATAGGTATGATTCAATGTTTCAGAGAAATCATCAGTTGCAATATAAGTATCCCCTTCAGAGCTGATAGATATGGTGTACTCATTATAAGTTGTATGATACCCACCAGCAGTCCAGTGTAAATATAATTTTACATCTCTTCCAAATCGTTGAGCTTCAGACCAAAGATCATCTTTACAGTCTTTTGCAATATTATAAATTTCAAGATATGTAGCTGCTTTAGCCAAAATAACTTACCTCCTAATATTCAATATAAGTAGCTCGTCCATCTGCATACCAGAAAAGCTTCTTTAATCGATTGTTATAAATCATTATCCTTTCAGGTAATGTAGATCTTATTTGACTTTCAACTACCCAAGAATTAGAAACCATTGAGTATTTCAGAACATTACCAGATGTAAAATCATAAATATTTTCTCTCTGATATAGATTGTTTTCTAATTCAGTTTTTATCTTATTTAAATCTTCTTCATTATTTACTGCATATAAAACTCTAAAATTATCATCAGCAAATACTCTTCTAGTATCTGTATTTAGTTTAATAACTTGACCTTGTTTGGCTTTATCAAATAATGCATTATGGAATAAAGCTATTTCCTGATAATTACCTTCTCCATAGTAGAAATAGAATTCTCTTGTATTTTTATTATATAAAAATACTTTAGTTTCTAAGGATTCATCTAATTCTCCTTCAGCTACCCAAGTATTAGTATTATAATTATACGTATAACAAGTATTATTATCTATATCATAGATATTTTCATTATTCCTTAATCCCTTTTGATCAATAGGAATAAAATCTACTCCAGTATTTCTAAATACAATACCTACTCTACTAGGGCATAAAGCCATATCTTTTAGATTACTTAAAACTTCACTATCAGTTATTCCTCTTCTATTAAAAGAATATTCTCCAATATATTGAGATACAGAAGTAGCAGAAGTTTCTGAGAATATAGAGGTGTAGAATGCAAAATCATCTACATTTCTTTCAACTTTAAGAAATACATGATAATCATTTAGTGTTGTATTTGTAATATTATCAGTAACTTTATTTGTATAATCTTTTAAAACTAATTGAGTAGGATTGCCTAAATCATAAACTAAGGCAAAGTTAATAAGATTAGTATAACCACTAATCTTAGGAGATCTTATAACAGACAAGGTATGTTCTTTACCATGCTTATCAATAGTATAACCTATCAATATCCCTACAATAGAATCTGCTCTTTTTGTATTTATATTATAACTTACAGTATATTTACTATATTCTTTTGATGAATAAACACTTGCAACTAATGGAGATATAGTAGTACAAGTTATTTCTCCAGCATCACTTATTTGAATAGAGCTAGGACTTCCAGTAAATTCATTATAGGTTGGATTGTTTAGATTTTGACCTTCACTTATATTAGGGGAATTGGTTTGATTTGAATCTATATCAAGTAATTTTGCAGTATCGTAATGAGCAAATCTTTTCCAATTCGTATTAGCATCCTTATAAAAAGAAGGTTTAACTTTTTTAGCTAATTCTAAATCAGCTGGTCTAGAAAATACATTGAGAGTTAAGAACCCATCACTAGTATAAATTTTATTTCTTTTAGTATCAACTTTAATAACTTGCCCATCAAGTGCACTAGAAACTATATCTTCTAATCTATCAAAATCTTCTATTTCTTTGATCTTTTCTTCTACACTATCAAGGCTCATCTTATTCTTTACAATTCTATTATGATTATCTGAAATTTCTTCTTGTAAGTTCATAAATAGTTCTTGTAAAGAAGGAGCTATTTCATCCCAAGTTATCTTATATTCTTGATTAAACACAGGTTTCTCCTCCGATGACAAATTAATAATTCAATTACTTAATATGTCAAGGAATGATATTTTGGAGGGATTAAAATATGTCCTTTAATATGGAAGATAAAGTAAGCTACTCCGAACTTGCACCTAGTTTAAGGAAATTATTTAGATTATTACATGATAAAAACGAAGAACAAAAAAACCTTATCTTAAATGATGGATATAAAATAGCTAAATTCAATGATACTCTAAAAAATACTAGAGATAATAAGAGTTTAGAATATTTGTTTGAAGATTTAAATAAAGATGATGATGGATCTACCTTACGATATGAAGATGATATGTTCTACAAAGCATCTAGATTTTATACTATAGATAGAGACGATATTTTCAACTCTGGTATAAATAAAAAATATAGAGATTCATTTCTCTATAATACGGATACAACAACTTTTGTATTCCATAAAAGAGATGGGGAATATGAACAAATATCAAATCTCCCAGAAGATAAAAGATATATCTTAAATGCTAAAAAAGATCAACCTGTAAATATAAATAAATCTTTAGATGGTTATATTTACGATGATGATTATAGAGAATTAAATGCTATTGATGACGATTATGATTTAGACTCATTTAGAGATGAACCTATAAATTTAGAAAATATATTTAATACTGGAACTCATTTTTCGGAATGGTTTTCTACTTCATATCCAATAGTTGATGCTACAAGAAGTCAGAATAGAGTTAGTGAGCAATGGTTGAGAGATAAAACAATATATTCTTTCTATACAAAATCTTTAGTATTTCAACAAGCTAAGAATGGATGGACTCTTGGCGTTGTTTCTAATGAAGATATATATGAAAATCTGGATCTTACTGTAGAAACAGGATTATGGCAAACATATGATCCTTTAGTACGAGTAGATTATCAATCAAGAGATAGATATTGTTTGATTATTCTTGGATTTATGTATGATGAAAATGGTATTTTCCACGATGTATCTCTTTGCAGATTTCCTAGTGTTGGAAATGATCCGAACTTACCTAAATTTTTTATAATGTATGATGCATGTACTTATGCAGAAAAAGGCTTAAGAGATACAGACATTTGGAAAATATTATTAACCAAAGCAGACAATGCCACCATTCCTGGATGTAATTTTGATATGAGAAATAATAGAAGTGATAAATTAACCATTCATATCAAAAGAAGAAATGGTTCTATAGAAGCATGGACTTCTGATCTAAATCAACCTATAAATTTCTTAGATGAAACTCATCATATAAAATACGTAGTCCCTGATACTTGCCCAGATGTCATGGATAATAAGGTATATCAAAATATTAAGAAGATGCTAAATGGTCCTAGTAAGATCGGGTTTGCCGTACATGATATGGGTGCTATGTTTAGAATCGTAGACCAAAAGAACTTTGTTCATTATAATAACTATTATGATATCAGATCTGGTAAAGATTATAAACTAAATACAGATACTCAAGAATGGGAATTAGATACAGATAATCCTAGCAAAGGAATTATAGGTAGAAGTTATATTTACAATCCTACTCTAAAGAAATTTTTCTTCTTTTTTGATTATGATGAAAATGGGAAACCTATCTATCAACGAATAGGTGGTAAAGAAGAAACTATAGATTTGAAATCTTTTGTAAAGAATTCATATACTTATATTAATTTCTGGGATGGCAAATTCCCAACTACCCATCTCTATGAAAATAGTAAAAATGGACCAACCACTCCCTATTATTACTCAGATATTTATAAAGCCTTTGTATCTCCTGTAATATTAAAACAGAGTAGAGAATCTCAAGATAGATTATCAGATTGGACTTCAGCTAGATTATCTAATAAGAAATATAGAAATCTAATGGTAAAATATACCATAGATATGATAACAGCTAATGGAAAAGCCTCTACTTCTACTGATAAAAGAGATAGAGATTTAGTAACTTTAGATTCATCTTATCAAAACGATGATGATCCGGTATTATTTGTAGTAGCTACTATGCTAGATGAAGATGGTCACTTACATGATATATCCGTAGTAAGAGTTGGCGGAAATCCGAATGGTGGCAATATGCAACATCAAGCTGGTCCATTCTATATTGCTTATGATGCATTACAATATCTAAATCCATATCCTAATTATATTTCTGGATATGATGGTGTTAGTAAATCTCTTAATGGTAGTTCTCCAACAGATCCAATATATCAATATTGTATCTTAGATGCAAAACCATATGGAACTGGATTAGATAATATAAATCCTATATTCTGGGGAGATAAACTTATTAGAATGGAAGTAATTAAAAGAAATGGTATAATAGATGCATGGACTTCCAATGCTGATGAAAATATAGATTATACTAAACCTAATTTCCATTTACATTTTGAACTTCCTTCTACCAAACCATCTGATTGGCCTTTGGAAAAATATAGTAATATCAAAAGAATGCTCACAGAACCTAGTAGTTTTGGATTTGGTCAATCCTCAGCAATGTTCTTAGTTCGTGTACAAGATTCTTATTTACAATCATAAAAAATATAGGGTAAGGGATTTAATCCCTTACCCAACTTATTATTCTTCATGATAAATATCGATATTTCTCATAACAGGATTTATAGAATCATATTCTATAGAGCTTATAGGATTATTTTCTATTTCTTCATTCCAGAATATGAAATCACAATACTGTCTCCCTTTACCATATCCATCTGTAGCAAAGAAAAAATCATAAGTAATAGATGGATCTATTTTCATTATATGATAATACATTGGATATATATTGGTTGCCATTCTTTCTACAACGTCTTTTTGAACAGGAGTATTATCTGGATATGTGACACGTATATCATTAAATGGGAATTGATATACAGCTTTATTATAATCTAGATCGTCCCACAATTTCATTTGAGTAAGTTCAAAGAACTTTGTACCCCCAAGCAATGATGCAGACGTTATTTCTTGATCAAAATTATTATCCCCACCACTTATATGAAGAATAGATTTTTTAAATACTACTTTAGGATCAGAATTTAGATCTTTTACAGAATCTAAAGTCTTTTTAAAAGAGATAGTGTGTACTTTTTCAGAATTGTAAGCATAAGGATATACGAATCCCTTTATTAATCCATCTCCAGAATATCCTCTAGAATAATATTGGTCTGAATCATTGCCATGATGGTGACCAATATGAAGATGACCTCCACGACCTCCAGCCCAAATAGCAGATGTATTACAAGCACATACAGCAACCTTAGTCATAAAATCAGGAAACTTTACTTTTTTTCTAACAAATTTTATATTTTCATTATGACCAAAATATTTCTTATTCCATCTTGATCCTAAGAATTCTCTATTTAAATTAGCAAATCCAATAAAATAGAAAGATTGATTTACATTAGAAGGGGTAGCAGATATAGTTGTATCTTCTGTTATAATACCACCTTTAAAATTCAATTCCCCAGTGGTAATAAACCATCCATCTTCTTGATGAAATCTAGGAACTAATTCAACTTTTATTTCTTCTCCAGCTATAATCCTAAAGTCATGTGTATATACTTTACCTTTATAAGTAACTCTTATTTCTTGATACTTATCATCATTTTTTATAAATATATTACAATATGGGATATAATAGAAATTGAATGTGATAATATCTTGAGAAAATTGAGCGGCTCTTAGATTTAATGAGTTTCTTATAAGAATATCATTGGTAGTACTGGTTTCTTCTTTTTCTTGATATTCTATAAAGTTCCACATAAAAGGTCTATTTACTTCTTTATCTTTATCTGATTCATCATTCTTTTCTAACACATGAAGTTGTGCATTTGTATGATGAATTACGTCATCATTGTCTAAATTTTCTTCTACTACATATCCATTCTTAACCGTATCTTCTAATTTTTTATGAGAGAAACTGGCATAAGGATCTTCATTATATGGAAATGATGTTCTATAATCATTTTCTTTATCTTTTGTAGTTATAATAGAATGATATATATCCTTACTTTCAGATTTCTCTACTGTTTTATTTAGCATTTCTTTATAAGCTATAGAATAATTGTTTTTAAAATTATCTATATCTTCATTCATTAAAGGATAAAGATTGGAATCTAAGAAATTATCATTATCCATATATGATATCCTCCTAAGAATATAAGTTTATAATTAATTGTATATTATAAATATGAAGTCAATTTAAAATTGAGGATAGGAATTTCATCCTATCCTCTATATTAAAAAGATTAATATAAGAAACATAATAGGTTTTTAAAAGTAAAATGAAATAATATTAATAATTTTAGATTGCTTTAATAATATCTATAATTAATTATATTAATCTTTATTAATTAATAGTCCATCTTAGTACTTAATTTTAGGAGGTTAGTTCAAATGGTAATTGGGGAAGGATTTAGGAGACTGAAAGGAGATTTTGAAAACTCAAAGATTCGTGAAAAAATGTATTCTATTGGAAAGTTTAATTCATTAGCTTTCCAAGCAATCAGAAAGAAAGATATGAAACTTTTTTTAAACTCTGATTATTATAAGAATAATAAGAGAACTATTTTAGTCACCTGGGGAATATGTTGGTTTTTATTAGTTAGTACTGGAATACATTGTTTTGTTCATGTCTATGATAGTAGGTTTCGGCACTATTCAATAGAAAGCTATTTGAAATTAAATGAAAATGTTGATACAACCAAGAATGGATACATATCTGAATTGTATAAGCTTGGTTCTTTTGAAGGTTATAATTATACTATCAATAATGAAGTTGGTTTTCATTCTACAAACGTATCAAATAATAATGGGATCTATAGTTCTATCTTAGTTATAACGATAAATAGAGATTATAAGAATGATAAAGATGGATACAATATTCAAAGAAGACAAATAGGAATTCTTCTTGAAAAAGATGAAAATAAAAATATGATTACTTTTAAGATTCCTAAATATAATAATACTTCTTTTGACACTTTGTTTGGATTTCAACAACAAACTGTGAGTATTAATAAATCAGATTATGATACAGTCTTATTAGGAACTAGTTCATCTAATGAAAGTAGAATGTATGTAAAGGCTGCTATAGTAGCAGCATATGATCTTGGTTTGATTGATCTTGAAAAGGATCATTTTAATATAATTTAAAAAAGGAGATGGATTTAAAATGATTAGCACATTTGCTAAAGTCGGAATCGCTATGTGTGCAACATTATTAGTTGCCTATGTATCTCAAAAAAGAGAGAAGCAAGAAGTTAAAAAGTATTATATTATAGAAGCTAAAAAAGAAAAGAAAGATGATGAAATTCCTAAATTTAATTTAGAAAAGTTTAAAGAATGGTTGTAGGAGGTATTATATACAATGGAACCCAATTATGAAGAATTAGAGAATATATCTGAAGAAGAATTACAAGAGATGCAAGAACAATTATTCAAAGCAAATCCTATGTTAAAAGCTATTACCTACGCATTTAATACAGTAGGTACTAGCAAAGAAGAAGAAAATAAATTTAAAGATATTATTAATGAAGGAGATTATGGAGTAATAAATCCTGAAGTAGAATTGGATGATATCATGGCAGTAAAAGATGATATTATTACTACCACAAAATCAGATTCTAAATTAAATGAATCTAAAGATGGAACTACAGATCAGATTTTAAATATCTTAGCAGGGTCTGTAGCGACTGCTGGAGTTATCTTAGAAAAAAGTGATAAGGTAGCAGAATTATATCCCTTGCTTTATAAAACAAGAGATGGATTATTTAACTTGGTAAATGATATGATGGATAGAGTTAAAGAATATAAAGAAAATCTTAAATGTATTGAAGAGATCTTAGAAAAAGTAGACAGTGAAGATCTTACAGAAGATGAAAAAATAACAAAAGTTTACAATTTAGTAGAATCTTATATAGCAGAACATGAGTTAGGAATGACTAAAGAAAATGTATTTAAAACATTCTTCTTATTAGCCTATAGAAATAAACCTGCTGTTGAGATTCCTTTTGATTTTATTTCTAGTGATGCAATAAATCCTTTATTAAAAGATATCATTGAAGAGTATGCTAAAGAAAAATTTAGTATTATAGACTATCTTAAGATTCTTAGAGTATATTATACTTCTATGATTTTCAATATCTTATTCTCTCTTACTAAAGGATTAGAACCTGATAATTTTGGTCATTCTCATCATGATCATAAATGTAGCTGTGGAGGAAATTGCCACAATCATAAACATGAAGAAGAATAAAAAAATAAATTAAGCATAGGACCAAGTCCTATGCTTTTTTTTTTGGTTATTTTTCTTTGATCCAGAGAGGGCAAGGTCCAAATACTTTAACTGTTTCATATTCATTAAGATAAATATCCTTAGATTTGTAAATAGGATTTCCATCTTTATCTTTCCCAATAATCACAGGATATTTAATATTCCCACCAGGAATAGTTTTCTTAATAATAGAAACATTGGATTTATCTCTTCCGCCAAGGGGAAGCTTTCTACCAGTCTTTAAATATGTATTAATAAACTCTTTACTAAACTCAATCATACCTTTTGCTTCATTAGGTTTGAATTCATATTTATCTATCAATCTATCTGCTTCTTGGGAACTAATACCTGTTGTATTTGTCAATACTGAACTCATCGTAGATCTAATAACTTCAGAGGGATTAAAACTATAACTGATTCCTTGACCACGATATACATCTACTTTATAATCTCTATCATTCATCATAGCTCTCATAATAAGAAGTTCATCTTTCTGAGATTTTGTGTCATAAGTTTTTTTATCTTCAGAATTTCTCTTCTCATTAATTTCTTTAATTAGTTCTTCTACCTTCATTTTCTTTTCTCTCCTTTTCTTTTTTATCATATCCTTTAAGAATAATAATAGGATATATTTTCTTAACTCTCTTACAATTTCTCATAAGATAATTATTTATCTCTTCTCTATTCATAGAAGAGATCTCCTTAAGAAATTCACTTCTACCCATACATTTTTCTCCTTGTTTAGGGTTGCTTCTTTTAAGCAACCCCCATTAAATTATAATTAAGTCTTTAATATAATAATTTATTATTCTATACCAAAATTATTGTATATGACTGTGAGATTTCTTACTATTATTACATCAAGATAATGAAAAAGCTAATGAGGAGGACCTTACTGTGGCTATTTATTTAGATGAAACTATACCCTATAGATTATATAGAGGGCAGTTTTATTATCCTATTGATTTATCCAACAGAATGAAGAATTCTGTTGTTTATTTATTGACTCCTAATACCGATTCGAGTGTAAATTTATTAAGTAACAAATTAGCTAGATTAAATCATACTGTATATCAATCGTACTTTATTGAAAAGAATATAAATCTTGTTATTAATAGCAACTTAAATAAAGAAAAAGAGATTACTATAAACAATGAATCTGTAGATAGCTCTATATTAAGAGATTTAGTAATAAATGAATCTCTTAAGAAAGATGATTTTATTTTAAATGAAGAAGGATTAGAATATCCTACAGATTCTGGATGCGTAAAAGAATTATTTCCTGACTTTGTAGATTCAGTTCTCAAAGAAGAGACAGAGACTACAAAATTTGGATCTTATAATTATACTAATATCTTTAGACAGCTTTTATATAGTAGCCGAATGAGAAGCCAATCTGACTGTCTTCATCATTATGAAAGAATAAGAAAAGAACTTTCTTTTATCAAATATGCTTTTGCAGATTATAGGCTGTATAAAGGAAAGAACTTGTATTATGATTTTGCTTATTATACAGAAGCATTCTTAAAGAATAATGAAAAGTTTATAGCTGATAGAGGAATCGATGTATTCTTTACTTTCATAAATAGATTTATTATGGATTCCAGATTCTCTTCCTATGTAAAGAAAACTATTGTTATTCCTGTAATGGATTGGAAGAAGACTGTTGATGAAGGAAGTATCTTTGATTTTAGAAAATCAGTAAATCCTTTCTCTATGATTCATAGGGTTATTAGAATCAATCCTAGTAAATTAGATCCGTGGAAAGATTTCAATATTGTATTCATGGGAGAACATGGTTACTTTAGAATTGATTTGAATACATTAGACGTTGGTAAACTGAATAAGTTTGTAGGTCTTACTAGATCTATTATAAAGAACGATTACAAAGATTCTATAGATGTACAAGAAACAGATTCTCGTCAAGTTATTATTACTCAATTAGCAGATAAAATTGCTGATGGTGGTATTAAGATCCATAATTTCACTGGTGGTACTGATACTATATCAAAAGAAGATTTAGAGAAAACTGGCGTATTAGATGATCCTAGTCTTACCAAGGACCCTGAAATTAAGAAGGCTGCTCTTGTAAATAAGATCACAAAACTAGCTGATAAGCCTGATACCAAATCAGCTGATGATGTGCTTGAAAAAATAGATAAAGCTGATAAAAAAGAAAATGATAAAGAAGTAGAAGACGATTTTGCTGACATCGACAATATCGACAAAGAAGCAGAATGGATGAAGAATATTCTGATGGATTTACAATCTGATGAATCTATTAGAATGAATAATGCTAGAAAATCCAGAATGGAAAAGAGTAAAAAGGATTTGATGAATAAGCAAGTAAATGGCAAATCAGTTTCTACTCTTCTTAAAGATTTTAAGAAAGATGATGATATCAAACCTAAAGATATTAAAATAGACTCTTTGGATGAATCTTGGAAGAAAGTAAAATTTGCTAATTTCAATTCTCAATATGAAATGGATCCTGATATTGTAGCAATGTTTACTCATTTTACAAATGTTCGTCATCCTATGAATATTGTAGATATTAAATCTGAAGATACATCTACCTCTGAAGATTATGTAAATACTTGGACAGTTCATTATGAAGATGCTGAAACTGGTAAACGGTTTACTATGAAATTAGATATTCCTAAATTAATTGGTAATCGTTTTATGAAATTAAGAGGTAATGAAAAATCTCTTATTGGTCAATTGATGCTTCTTCCTGTTGTAAAAACAGATAATGATGCTGTTCAGGTTGTATCTAATTATTCAAAAATATTCATTTATAGAAAATCTCCCAATGGGTCTGCTAAATCTTCTCCTGTAATCAATAAGATTTGTAAGGTTCTTTTATCTAATAATTTTAAAGAATTCAAAGTTATTGAAGGTAATAATAGTAAGGTATGTATTAGATACGAACTTCCTATGGAATTTGTAGATATTGCTTCCCTTATTTCCAGAATAGAATTCAAAGATAAGTCTTATATCAATTTCAATATGGATGATTTATCTAAGATTCCTTTTGATAAGAGTTATTTCAAAAAAGGATCTCCTGAATCTAAAGCGACAGATGAGATGCTAGCTAATAAATACTTAGCATTTTATGTAAAAGATGGAAAGAAGATCCCTGTTATTGATCAAACATTTGAAGAGGCTTTAATTAATATTCTTATAAATCAAGACTCTACAGATAAATTTAAGAAAGCATATCAAGAAGCATCAGTAGCTAAGAAATTAATGTACTCTGAAGCTTCTATCATGAATACAAAGATTCCTACTATTATACTATTATCTTATAATATTGGATTGCAAAAAGTTTTAGAACGGGCTAAGATAGATTATAAATTCCAAGAAAAGAGACCTGATAGATCTAAGACTTATATAAAATTTAAAGATGGGTACTTGGTATACGATAGTAAATCTCCTGAAAATAATATTCTTGTAAATGGTCTTATGCAATGTGATTTCCAAGAATATTCTATTGGTCAGATTAATAGTAAAGACTTGTGGTTGGATATATTAGATGACTTTGGTGGTAGAATTAAAGCAGATGGTTTTGATAACTTCTATGATCTTATGATAGATCCTATTACAGAAGAAGTATGTAAGACTATAAATATCCCTAGTAATTATATCGATATTATGATATATGCTAGTAATCTTCTTGCTGATAATAAATTTAATAGGCATACAGATATTACTGAAAATAGATTACGTACAAATGAAATTATTGTAGGTCATTTATATCAAGTACTTTCACATGCTTATGGTGATTATAGAAATATGATTAAGAGAAATAAAGGTAAAGCTTTATTCTCTGCAAAGCAATCAGCTGTTATTGATTCTATATTAACTCATGACCAAACTTCTTCTGATTTATCTACTTTGACTCCTTTGCTTGAAGCAGAAACAGCTTCTAAAGTTACATTCAAAGGGTTATCAGGTATGAACTCTGAACGTTCATTTGGTTTGGATAAACGTGGATATGATAAATCAATGCTTGGTGTATTAGGCATTTCTACAGGTTCTTCTGCAACAGTTGGTATTAATAGACAAACAACAATTGATGCTGGGGTTAAAAATAAACGTGGGTTTATTACACCTAGAAAACCTGAAGAATTGAATAATTTAAATACCTTTACAGTAATGGAAGCTTTATCTCCTTTGGCTATTAATCATGATGACCCTTTCCGTACAGCAATGGCATTCACTCAAACATCTCAACATCAAATGTTGGTTAAAAAGTCTATGCCTTCTTTAATTACAACTGGTGCAGATGAAGCCCTTCCTTATCTAACTTCTAATAAATTCTCTTATAAGAATCCTTTTGAAAAAGCAGTAGTAAAAGAAATTACTTCTGATTATATGATTCTTGAAGATACAAAAACAAAAAAGAAAGATTATGTAGATTTAAGACCTACTACACAAAAGAACTCTGATGGTGGTTTCTATATTACTACTAAACTTGATCCTACTGTAAAAGTAGGTCAAAAGATAACAGCTAATGATGTAGTTGCTTATGATAAGCAATCTTATTCTAATGCTATTGGTAATGGTAATAAAAATAATAATCCTTTCAATCTTTCTTATAATATGGGGACATTAGCCAAAGTTGCTATTATGAATACCGATTTAGGATATGAAGATTCTTGTGTTGTAGATAACTCTATTTCAGAAGCTCTTGAATCTAAGATCGATGTTCAAAAAGATATCTCTTTAGATAAGAAAGCCAATGTATATAATGTATTAGAAATTGGTGATGTAGTTCAAGAAGGAGAACCTCTTTTAATCTTCCAAGATTCTTTTGATGATGAAGATGCAAATGAGCTTCTTAAGAGTGTTACAAAAGACAATGAATCTGATTTATCAGATATTGGACGTAAGCAAGTTAGAGCTAAAGTAACAGGAAGAATCAGTAATATTAAGATTTATCGTACTTGTGATGATAGTGAATTATCTCCTACTCTTCTTAAGATTGTAAAAAAATATGATTCCAGAATAAATAAATTTAGAAAGATTATGAAACAAAATGGAATAGATAAACAGCATGAATTAGAAGCTACTTATAAGCTTCCTGCTGAAGGTAAACTTAAGAATTTAGATGGAGTACGATTCGAATTCTATATTGAAGTAGATGATAAGTTTGGTGTTGGTGATAAACTGGTATTCTCTCAAGCTCTTAAAGGTGTAAACTCTTATATTATTCCTAAAGGGGATGAAGCCTTTTCTGATTATAGACCTAAAGAATATGTAAATGCATTTCTTACTATTAGTGGAGTAATGGGACGTATGGTTCCTTCTGCTATGCTACAAGGTCTTATGAATAAATTATTAATCGAAACATCTAGACAATGCCAAGAAGATCTTGGTATTAAATCTAGAATGCTAAATGAAATATTAGCTGATTTTAAATAAAAAAAAAGAAACCCCATACTCAAAAGAGTATGGGGTGATTTTTTACATTTCTGTATCAATAAGAAATAACTACGTTTTACTTCTGGCATAGACAGAAGATATGATGATAAAAAACTCCTAGTGGATACCAGACACCAGAAATTCTTTATCTATATAAAAGTATGTATAAATACATACTAAGGTAAATCAATTTTTGTTTTACTTCAGGCATGCTCAAAGTCCTGAAGAACCACTCAGTTTATGAGGGTAGATATTTTTGTTTTACTTCAGGCATGCTCAAAGTCCTGAAGAACCACTCAGTTTATGAGGGTAGAAATAAATGAATCTATGATGCTTTCTTTTACTTCGGCTATGCTCAGGAAACCGAAGAACCACTCAGTTTATGAGGGTAGGGGGCTTTACTTCAGACATGCTCAAAGTTCTGAAGAACCACGTAGTTTATACGGGTAGAGGACCATCATATTTTATTCATTCACTATAATAATATATAAATGATTTTACTTTTTATCTATAGTAATATCCATATTATAGATATCTGTAGATTTTTTCTTTGTTACAACACCATTGGTTGTAAATATTTTATATTCTGTATCCAATGTATCTTCAATAGGAATTTGTTTTTCATAATAAGAAGGATATTTATGAGTTGCTAATTCTTTAGTAAAATCATCTGTAGAGATTTCTTCTCCATTATAGATTATCTTTGTAATAGAAATATCATCTTCTCCAGGAAATAAAGATCCCATTTTATCTAAAATCATATCTAATTCATTTACATAATTTTCAGTATTATCCTTGGTTTCTTCTTCTATTTCTTTAGACTTTTTAACTGTTTCTTTATCTAAAATGATATAGCAGGTAGTAAGAATTACAAGATTTATCATTTCATTCAAAATATTGATTTGATTTGATTTTTTATTTAATTCTGCTTCTGCATCTTTTCTAAATTGAGTTACATCTTCTTCAATATGTTTTATACCTGCTTCTCTGATTAAATCTTTATTTATCATAATTTTATGGTAATCTTTCATACTATAAATCTTACCATCTGTATTTATAAGAAGCCAGTTAATTTGTACTTCTGCTTTTTGAAAGAATAATTCTTCAATCTCTGCTTCCAGCTTCAATAACCCTTCAGTAGATAATTCTACTTCATCTATAAATTTAAAAGCTTCTATTTTTCTATCTTCATCAAAGTCAATAAGATTATCTACTTGAACAGATAAAAATCTTAATAATTCTGTTTCATTTCTATTTATATAATTATTTTTAACTCCATCAGATAATTCATCAAAGATATTATAGATATTTACGGTGATCATATTCTTTTCTTCCTCCCTATATATTCTTTATTATAAAGTTTTACAAATAATAATTTTATATTCTGTACTATTAGGTAATATATTAATCTTCTTTCAAAGAAAGGTAATGGGATATGGAAAATTATTTTGTAATCACTTCTGATACTTTCGATGTAACAGATAGTAAGATTTATGATGATTCTACTTTAGCAGTAAACCTGTTTTTTAAGACTGCAGAATCTGCAGAAGATTATGCTAAGAGTATTGTAGAAGAATATGTTTCTGATGATGAAGCTACTACTGAAGTTCCTTCTGAAGATCTTAAGAAATTTATTACAACTCTTGGTTTAGATGAAGAAGATGCAGAAGGATATTATTGCACTACTTATAAATACCAAGAAGATGGAAAAGAATTTGTTGTTGGATACCGTGTTGAAGTTATTGATGAAGCAGATTAATTTGTATCTCCATAGCGATTTGCTATGGAGATATTTTTTGGTCTAAAACCCCAAAATACCCCATCTAGTATAAGTATTTTAGAGTAGTATCTAGTTAATATTGTTCATTATTTTATTTATGTAGATTTATCGACTTCGAGGAAAGACGTAATATTTATTTGATATTGATTATATTATCAAATTAAGATTTTTAATATAGTCTTTTCTTCTAAAATACGCAATTGAAAATAAGTTTAACACAATAGTGAATTTTTAAAAAACCTTTATGGTTGGCTTAACCATGCCATTCATAAGCATTTTAAAAAATACACATTTTTATAAATTTTGGGATATTTAACGCCACATTATTATAATACGGATTTTTATGTGATTAAATCAATAAGATTGGGAGGATTATAAGATGCCGGAATCTGTTTCGTCCAATAGAAATAATCAGGTTATTTCTAATCTTATTAATGGTGATCTACGACTATATGGCAGATATGATAATAAAGAGTTTGGTGCATCTGTCGAAGTTTATAATAATGCTTATGTAGAGTATATTGCTATTGTAGAGGGCAGAACTTCTATGGTTCCAGCTAATAAAGCAAAACATATAACTGCTGTATTAGACTTAGAACCTGAATATATAGAAGATGAAAATAATCTTATAGAAATAAAGGGAACTGATCTTGTATTAGAAAATACATCTTACAAGCTATTTCCTGAATTAAAAGGTAAAGTTAAACTAGAAGAAAGTGAATTCGAAGATTTAGATATTATCAAAGCTGATTTCGAATTAGAAGATGAAGAACAAAGCACTGATTTACTGTCTGGTGAATTAGACTTTGCATATGGTATTGATAAAGATTTACCTGTATCTTTTAAATACGAAAAAGCAAATATAGAAGAAAATGATTTGAATTCATTTGAAGCTAAATTGACTGTAAAAGATTTTTGGAATAAAACTGATCTTTTGAATTCTACTGTAAATATTAATGCTAAGAATTTTAGTAGCAATATGATTTACGGTGGAAATCTGAACTATTTATCTACTATCGAAAACTATGACTTAGATTCTAAATTAGAACTTGGTAATAGAACTAAACAATTATATCTATACGGAATAACCAATATTCAACCTAATCGAGCTATCTATTCTATATTCTCAAAAGTATTGGTAGGTTGCACTTCTAATACAGAATTTAAGGCAACTATAAAAGTTGATGATTATATTAGAGAAATTCTATCTGATTTGGAAATAGAACCTGAATATCAAGATATTGATCTTATGGATTGTGTAGTTCATATGCATGATTATAAGATAAATGAACTTGATTGCACGGTTGATTTAGATAGAGTGGATACGTTAAAACAATTTAGTGGTGTAGTAGATATAATCATTCCTGTAACTAAAGATATAGAATCTTCTGTTATTGTTCCTGTGATAGTATCTAATAAAGATATAGATATTATAGATGGTAGTTTATCATTTGGGGAAAGACAAGTATCTGACTTGTATTCTGTAATACATGTATTGAATGATAGATATATCAAACCTGAACCCACAGATGAATTTTTAATTGTAGATACCATAGAAGATCTTATGGATCTTCCTAAAGATATGCTTATTCCTGGTATGAAAGTATTCGTTAAATCTCTTAAAAAGGAATATAGGTTAAATGGATCTAGAAAGGGGAATAAGAATAATGGGTAATTGTAATTGTTGTCATGGAGATAAATTAGATAAACAAGATCAATTTATCTTAAACTGGTCAGATGTAACTGCTGAAGCAGAATTTGCTTGCTCTTTTGAAGTAAAATATGATCAGAATCAGATATATAATAATTGGACAAACTGCAACTGTTCTAAAGATACAGCAAGTCAATATGTTAGACCTTATGGAAGAGTTGCTATTGTTGTAGATCCTTTATGGAATTATGAGCCTTATTTGGTTACTAGAACATTGATTACTTTCTTTGAAAGATTCCATAATAGAATGAATTTAGAAGTAGTCTATGGTGGCTCTCCTAGATCCGATTATGATGTAGAACATATAGCTCATATGTATGGAGTAGATTATAAGAATATGTGTTCTTCTCCTATTGTTAGAAACTTTAGAGATCATACAGAAGTCAAATATTCTGTAGATAGATTTATTGATAATATGATAAATTTCCATCCATTCTCTAATTCGACCAATATCAATAGAGTTATAATCTTTGCTGATTGCAATGCTTCATACAGAGCTAATTCT